GGGGGGGGGGGGGGGGCGGTTCAATTCCGCCCGGTGCCACGCGAGGGAACTACCGGAAAATGACTCCGGAAAGCCACGAGAAATGAGCACAAGGGTGCTGACGTAGATGAACGAGCTGCCATCATAGCCGACGTCAGCACCGGGCAAACGGTAACCACTCCGGACTTGACCCGAACGGCTGAAAAGAGAAAGCCGTCCAGCTTGAATGCTGGCAGTCACAGGCAGGCGATTCTTCCTGTCCGTGGCTGCGAGGATTCAACAGGAATCCAAGAAAGGAAAGGACTGTCATGAGCATCGCGCAGATCGTCACGCACCGGAAATCCCCATGGGCCTATGGCGTCATCCGCCGCCAGCACCCCAACGGGCTCTACGCCGTGGAATGGTCAGACGGCAGTACCGGCAACTACTTCAGCAGTGACCTGAGGCCGTTGTCGTAAGCCACCGGTGACGAGAAAGGAAAACTGTCATGAACGCCGAAACGGGCGAGACCACCTACCAGGTCAAGGTCCTGGACGATAACGGGACACAGCAGGGCGAGGCAATCCTGCTGACAGACGCGCAGCTTGACGAGCTTGAAGCGGCCCTGCCTGACGGCTGGGTTGCCGAGTACATCTGAGCATCCATGGTCGCGCGCGGGAAAACGCTCCCGCGTGCGGCCACGGGCACTCAGCCCGGTACTGGCAACGCAGGAACCAAGGAAATGAGGTGAATCACGATGGCGGCAATGCCGGACTTCCTGGCGAGCATGGGAGCGACCCTCGTCACCGGGACGACGCCAGAACCACGCGGCGTCCGCGAGATGGCAGAGCCACTCATGATCGTGCACGACATCGGCGACTGGACGCTGGCGTTTGACGAGAGCAAGCAGCGGGCCGGCGTGTGCCGCCGGGAAATCCCGGTGATCGGACTGAGCGCGCCAATCATGACGAAATGGCAGCGTGCCGGAAACTACGCCATGATCAAGGACGTCATCCTGCACGAGATCGCGCACGCGCTCACCACCGGCGGCCATGACCAGGAATGGCGGCACATGTGCGTGCTGATCGGCGCGAACCCGGAGCGGTGCTTTGATGATGAGCTCGCCATCGCGGGCACGTACCGGGGCACCTGCCCTAACGGCCACGTCCTGCGACGCCACCGGCTAACGCGAGCAGCCAAGACCATGAGCTGCGCGGAATGCAGCAGGCACTATGACCCGCGCTACCTGTTCACGTGGACAATCGTTGCCGAGGAGTCGTGGTGAGGCTGCCGCTTCACCGATGACCAGCAGCGCCGGCTCATGGCCAGTGATCTCCCAAGGACAGCACAGGGAAATCGCTGGCCATGACCTTACGCCGCAGGAAACAAGGCACGCAAGGAACACGAGAAAGGAGAAAACACCATGAGCACGCTCTCAGAAGATGTCGTCCGGCGCTGGCTGCTGTGCTATGCCTGGACGGGCACCGATGACGAGAAAGCCCGCACCGTCGAGTGCATCATCAGCCAGGGTAACTGGCGCCACCTTGACGCCATCGCTGACCGGTACGCAGGCGCGCAAGCGCAGCCAGGACCTGAAGCGTTCAGCAGGGGAATGCACGACGCGCTCTCAGGACTGTACGAGTGCCACAGCAGGCCGCACATCGCCAGCTGCCCTGACGTCACGGTCAGCGAACTGCACGCGCTCGCGTGGCTGACTGGCTACATCAAGGTCACGTTCCCGCAGGCGTGGGCGCAAGCCATCGCGGAATTCCAGGAACTGGAACGGCGCGAAGGGCAGGCCACGTCATGAAGTTGCTGATCATCCTGCTCAGGAAACGGGTCATCAAGCGCAGCAAGCACGCCAAGCCCAATCCCCTGCGCCGCTGGCGTCATAGCTGTGATTACTGTTTCAAGAAAGCACGCTTCATGGCATTCGAAGCATTCGATGGCGAAAACCTGCCCATCGGCCAGTCCTGCTACTGGGATTACGGTGCCCTGCTGCGCGACTTCGCCCTGCACGCCACCGAGATCAGGACAGTCACGCGGTGATGCCAGAACGCGAGTACGAGGTGTACGTGCAGCCATTCCTGGTCACGGAATGGCGAGACGGCTGCGTGTTCCGCACTAAGCCACAAGAGCACTGCTGGCTCCCGGAATCAGCAGTCAAGGGCAACCGGCCACAGGAATCCGGGACCGTCTACGCCGCGCCGAGTGATGAATTCTCCCGGTCGCACATGACGATCAGGATCAGGAAAAGCTAGCAGTAACGGCACCGGGGGAAAGCACGCGCAGCGGTTCGACTCCGCTGGGTGCCACGCACGGACGCCCGCGAAAATGAAAGCTCGGCAGAGTCCGCCCTGGCAGCGGAGAAGACCGGAAAGCGGGACAGAGTAGCAAAGGGACCGCGCATATGCAGGGAAACGGCACGAGCCAGGCAAGGCTTGCAGGCTACAGCCCGCACGAGGGTTCAATCCCCTCGCGTGCCACGGCAGCGGGAGAAAGGCTCCCGCTCACGGGAAAGGACAAGGCCATGACCGAGCCCTTCACGCAGGGCCGCTCCAACCACAGCAGCGCGCCCAAGCTCAGCTCCGCCAGCGCGCGCCGCCGCCGTGCCGCCCGCCGCGTGGCGCGCGCCTCCCGCAAGGGCTGCCGGCGATGACGCGCCGTTCCCTGAACGCAGCCATGCTGATCGCCATTGCCAGCGTGCTGGCTGCCGTCATCGTGACGGTCATGCTGGTGCGCGCCTCTGCCCCTGCAGCCTGCTACCAGGTCACGCAGCCGGTGTACGCCACCGATAACCGGAACGTCGGCACCTGGGACGTAGACCTGAGCACCGGCGAGTCCGTGCTGCTGCCTGATGGCGACACGGCCACCTGCACCAGCAGCGGCCTGTCCGTGCACTAGCGCATCAAGCGCCGGGCTCATGGCGAGTGATTCCGCTGGTACCGGAGTCACTCGCCATGTCCCTTACGCAAGAAAGCGCACAGCCACCCACGAGGAAAGGACTCCGGCAATGCCCGACCAGGCATGGGCTGACCAGCACGCCAGTGAGCCAGCCATCATCACGTACGGAACAGGCTATTCCCTGAACATGTACGCAACGACCATCCGGGAAGCGTTTGCCCTCCTCGGCAGCGCGCGCTTCGCCTATTACTCCACCAAGGACGGGGCCGCGCACTTCATCGAGGTAGCAAGCCACTGACCCGGCAATCCGAGCGCTCCGCTCTCCCTGAGCAGGAAAGCGGAGCGCTTCATTGCCTGATCACGGGCATCAGGAGAAGAGAAAAGAGAGCGTCCATGAAGAAAGCCATCCTCGGATGGAGCGCAGCTGCCGCCCTCATGGCAGGAATGTGCTCATGCTCCAGCACGAACCACGACGCGCCCAACCCGCAGCAGGACATCGTGGTCCACTGGCACCGCCTGGAAACTCCGCCATCGGTCGTCACGCTGTACTTCGCGTGCTTCGGCACGGACGGCCTGCTGCTGGACCAGGGGGACGGCAACACGACCGTCACGCCCGATGACCCGCAGTGCCCGAAGAACGGCACGCCTTACCAGTGGGTCACCCGCTCCGGCAAGGACCCTGCCGTCGTGATCCAGACGACGAACGGGCCAGTCAGCGTCACCCATCCCTGACCCGGCAATCCGAGCGCTCCGCTTCCCTAGCCGTGGGATGCGGAGCGCTTCATTGCCCAGTCAGGGCATGCACGCAAGGAAAGGATCACTGCCCATGAACATCCTGGCACCACGAGAGATCCCGGCCACCTTCACGCCGCGCACGCTGGCGCGGTTCATCGCCACACTGATACGGGAGGACGAGCGCTGGCTGAACCAGGAAAGCTGGACCGGCACGGCTTTCCTCCACGTCCCTGCCGAGCACATCCGGGTACGCCTGACTCGCAATGAGTGGAGCACTTCGTCCACTGCCTGCATCGGCGGCTGGGCGGCCATCCTCACGCTGCCCAATGACGCCATTATCCTGTCCGGGGCAGACCGCATCAGGATGCCAGACGGCACGCTCACCTCAGTCCTGGACCATGCCCAGCACGCTCTGGACCTCACGTACTCACGCGCCTGCTGGCTGTTCAACTGGGCACGCACCGAAGCCCAGGTCCTGGCGGCGCTGGACGCCATCGCGGAAACGGGAACCTTTGAAATCCCGTCACTCCTGGAGCCCAGCTGGTAATCCCGGGCCCGGCAATCCGAGCGCTCCGCTCTCCCTGAGCAGGAAAGCGGAGCGCTTCATTGCCTGATCACGGGCGAAACCAGATGGGCTAAGAAAAGGGGCACAACGCCATGATTGACCCGCGCGCTGGCACGACCATTTTCGTGCAGGAGCTTGAGGAGATAGACGCCGTCGCGAAGCAGGAATTCAGCAAGCTGTACACCATGCTGACGGACACAGAAGCCAGCCACGTGCTGGACATCCTGGAATCCCGCCAGGGCTGACCGGAAACCGCAACGCACGCACAAGAAGAAAGGAGAGCGGCATGGACCATCACAAGCCTCCCAGCACGCGGGAGGAATTCGACCGCTGGAGGGGCGGCCGGGAAGCAGACGTGAACCGGGCGTACTGGCCCCTGATCGTGAACACGTACCACGACGAGCTGACCGTCCACGAGGTGACGCTCGCCATCCTGGAAGACTTCGTGAACGACAGCGGCGAGCTGATTGCGGCAGAAGCGACAGCAGCATGGCTGCGCAGCACGCCGGATGTGCACTGAGGAGAAGAAAAGGTGGAAACGCACCTTATCCTGGCAGGCATCGCCTTCCTGGGAACAAGCGGGCTAGCGAGCTGCCTGCTCATCCGCGCCTACGTGAGGCACACGCTCTGGGCAAGCGAAGAAAAGCCCCTGTGGAAGAAATGCGGGCCCTGCGAGGGCTGCGGTGCCGTCATGATCGACGGGTCTCCCATCCCCCTGGAGCACAGGTCGTTCTACAGGACGCGATCGAACACGGCCAAGGCCCACGGCATCATCCAAGGGCCGCTCGCCAACGCGAGGACATGCACGTCCTGCCTGGGCATGGGCTCAGCCTGGCACTACAGGGGCAGCACTCGCACAAGCATCCCGTCAGTGAAGCCCTGACCGCACGCCCTCGCCTGACCAGCCAGTCCGAGCGCTCCGCTCCCCGTCCACGGGAACGGAGCGCTTCACTGCCCGGTCAGGGCAAGCACCCAAAGGGAAAGAAGAAACGATCATGCCCGGCAACCGGATCACGCTGCCCGCTGAAGAGGAGATGGTCGCACGGCTGCGCAGCGTCTTCGAGGAGCAACGCGCCGTCTGCTGCCTGTACCCGAAGATTGCAGCACACGCAGGAGAGCAGATAGCTCCCGAAGGGCTGTCCGTCATGCTCCTGCTGGCCATTGCTGACTACGCAGACGGCAACCCGTCCGTCGAGATCACCCTGTCATTCTTCATCCCTGCCTTCATCACCGCGCTGACGGCACCGCCAGGCGGCTCCTGACCCCCGGGCACCTGCCCGGTCACGGCCACGCACGAAACCGAGAAAGGTCATCACCATGATCCGCAAGCTCACCACGGCCATCATCACCACTGCCATGCTCGGCGGGCTGGCCACGGCCGCCAGCGCCAGCACCGCGCAAGCCGCCGCGTGCACGTCCAGCACTGCCCACAGCCACAGCGTCACCAGCCGCGGGACCGTCAGCGACCGCTGGACGACCAAGGTCAGCTGCGGGACTGGCACCTACGACGAGTGGGAGCACGGCTGGACGCACAGCTACACCGGGGCCAGCAGCACGTTCCACAGCTACAAGGACGACGACGCGGGCTGCTGGAACGAGGTCAAGGTCACCCACAGCGTCAGCGCCCGGGGCACCGTCAGCAACCGGACCACGTACACCAGCGGCGGCACCTGCTAGCCGTGACAGCCTGCCTGCTGGAGCCAGCGCACGGAGAGGAGGTGGCGACCATGACGGAATACGGTCCTGAAGAGGGCGAGGAGGAAGAAGACGAATAGCCAGGGTACTGGCGGTCGCGCACGGGCAATTCCCGTGCACGGCCGCAGGCACCCAGCCTGCACAGGAGAAAGGAAACGCCATGCACGACAACGACAGCACCCACCGGACAGGATGGCCCGAGGCGCTGGTGAAGATCACCGGGCTGCTCATCCTCGGCCTGTTCTTCTGGCTGGTCGCCGGCGCCCCCGGGCTGTCCTGAGAATACTGAAACCACCAGGAAAAGGAAGTCACCCATGCGAAACACCGACTTGGCTACCAGGGTCGCGGACTATGCCGAAGCGCACCCCGAGGAGTACAACGCCAACGACTGGACGCGCTGCCTGGCCGCCATCACGCTCGTGCTCTCCGGCTACAGCTGCGATCACGCAGAGTACCACCCCACGTTCACCCGGCCAGACGGCAGCATGCTGTTGTGCTGGGAAGCCGGAACGGAAGCGGAAGCCTTGCTCGGCTTCACGGAGCAAGACAAGGAAAGGCTTCCCTTCGGCGACACGTTCGGCAACGCGGCCACGCTCCGGAATTTCCGGGAGCTGATCGCCAGCGCACCATCGGCCATTTAACCAGCCCGGATACTGGCGGTCGTGCACGGGGGCAACTCCCCGTGCACGGCCGCAGGCACCCAGCCTGGATAACGGGAAAAGAAAGGAGAGCGTCATGACCCTGGACGAGCGCGTGTCTGAGCTGGAAGGAATCACCTCCCGGCTGCGCCACGGCGCGGCAGCGATAGCCAGCCAGCAAGAGCAATTTGCTACCGTCCTCAAGCGCGAGCAGCAGCGCATCGCAGCGCTAGAGGCCACAGTCACGCAGCTGCGAGAAGAACTCGCACGCCAGGCTGTCGTGGAGGAGCTCGCGAGGCTGGCCCTGGAGCAGGACCTGGACCGGGTGCGGCTGACTGCTGACGCAACGGCCGCTGTAGCCGGCGAAGCGATGTACAAGGCAGCAAACCACTATCACTACGCCAGCGACATCCGCTAACCACGGAAAACGAGAGGGAAAGAAAGGGCTCAGCATGAGCTGGATCAATACCGGGGCACGCGTCAACGGCGCGCGCCCGAGGACCAAGGCAGCCCTGAAGCGAGCGCTGGAGCACGAGCCTGAGGCCGTCACCTTCGACGTCACCAGCGCGCTCGGCCCGCGCGGCAGCGAGGTCATCACGCCGGCCACCATCGGCACGAGCACGCTCAGCGTATGCGGGCCTGACCCGTATGCCACCCGGACCTGGTACGCCACCGTCGCCATCAGCGGCCGGACCGGGAAGGTGACGCTGACATGAGCTACGACAACTACCCGCCGCTCATGATCACGCAGGCAACCCTGCTGGCAGACATCCTGCACGCCGCGCAGCGCAACGCGCCCGTAGCGTGGCTGCGCGGCCCGCTGGTGACCTACGGGAACCTGGTATCCGTCACCGGCACGCGGAACGCGGACATCCGGGACTGCTACGCCACCATCACGGTCACCGGCACGCGAAAGGTCGCGCTGCATGCCAGCGCAAGCAGCACGTGGGCCGGCGAGCTGCGCCCCGCCACCGGAGAGACGAACATGACGGTATCGGCAATCCTGGCCCTGATGAGCGACAGCCTGTTCATCACCGACCCCGCCGCGGAAGAGGGCACGCAGCCAGCTAGCGAGGAATGGGCCGCCATCTCAGCCGTGAATAAGGAGGACAGCCTGCCCGCCGGCGAGGAATGGGTGACCATCTCCGTTCACGTGCCGTCCGCCGCACTCGCCCGGAAGATCATCGCGCCAGAAGACATCGCCCTGGCTGCGCAAGAGTACGTCAACGAAGCTCGTTAACGCTAGCCTCCTGATGAGCAGCCCTAGCGCTCCGCTCCCGCCTGCCGGGAACGGAGCGCTTTGCTGTCCAGCAGGGCAACGCGCAAGGAAGGAAAAAGCACAATGAACCAGGACATCAAGGCCGGGTGGGGCGAATGGCTGCTCGCCAACGCCGGCAAGCAAGGGGGCGGCGCACTGCATCGTGCAGGCGCAGCCCCAGACGGCAGCGATGACACCTTCTGCTGCCTCGGCGGCCTGTGCGAGCTAGGCGCGGCTGCCGGCATCGTGCGGCGTGAGCTCATCCCGGGCAGCCGCCTCTACCAGTACACCAGCGTCACGGACGCCACCGACGTCAGCACGGTCAGGCTGCCCCGGGCAATCGTGGAATGGGCTGAGCTGCCCTCCGTCAACCCCCTGACATCCTCGGGTTACACGCTCACCGTGATGAACGATAACACGATCCCCTTCCCGGTCATCTGGGACAGGATCAACGCCGCTTTCTGACGCGCTGCCCTAGCCGTCAAAGCAATGCGCAAGAAAGGAAAACAGGAAATGAACCCGGAAATCAAGGCTGACTGGGGTGAATGGCTGCTCGCCAACGCCCACAGGCAAGGAAAGAGAATGCTGCGCCGCGCCGGCGCTGCCCCGGATGGCAGCGAGGACACATTCTGCTGCCTCGGCGGCCTGTGCGAACTGGGAATGCTGGCAGGAATTGTGCGCCGTGAGCTGATCCCCGGCCACAACCGCTACAGGTACACCAGCGTCACGGACGCCACCGACTTCAGCATGGCCACGCTGCCTCGGGCCATCGTGGAATGGGCGGAACTGCCCAACGACGACCCCTGTGTCAGAGTGGGCACGCTCGCCGGGATGAACGACAACGAGACCCCCTTCCCGGTCATCTGGGACGCGATCAACAGCACGTTCTGACTCGCAGCCCCGGCTGCCTGGCACGGCAAACAAGAAAGGAAAACCGGAAATGAACCCGGAAATCAAGGCCGAGTGGGGCGAATGGCTGCTCGCCAACGCCAACCGGCAAGGAGGCGGCGCGCTGCGCCATGCAGGCGCTGCCACCGATGGCAGCAATGACACATTTTGCTGCCTCGGCGGCCTGTGCGAACGGGGAGTGCTGGCAGGAATCGTGCGGCGTGAGCTCATCCCGGGCAGCAACATCTACCAGTATGTCAGCGTCACGGACGCCACCGATGCCGACAGCGAGGTACTGCCCCAGGCCATCGTGGAATGGGCGCAGCTGCCTTCCCCCAACCCCCGGATCTGGATGAGCAGCAGCCGTCCGGAATACACCACGCTCGCCACGCTGAACGACCAGGCTACGCCATTCCCCGCCATCTGGAAGAAAATCAGCGCTGCTTTCTGACCCCAGAAGCTAAGCGCCCGCTTTCCCGGCAAGGGGAAACGGGCGCTTTCCTTGTCCCGGTCAGGGACGCACCCGCACGGCAACCAAGAAAGGAAGCGCCTGTCATGGCAGAAGAAGGTGAAGAGGCAGCCGTCACCCGGGTACCGGCCAGCGAACTGGACCTGCCCGCACTGTGGGCCCCCTTCTGGGGCACCTCATGGGTATCGTACGCAAGGTCGCTCGCGGAATTCCAGCTGTACCTGAAGACGCTGGTCAGCGACCCGGATGCGGTGGACACCCTCGTGTCCTGCAGTAACTGCACCATTCCCGCATGGGGGTACTCACTGCTCGCGTACGGTAATGGCCGGCTGGCATGCCCGGCCTGCTGGAATGCCTGGCGTGAGTGCTCCCGGTGCGCCAGCCGGCTCCCGGGGTTCACCCAGGTGCTGGACGGCAACCACGTCTGCCTGGACTGCCTGGGCCGCCACTACCAGCACTGCGCTGACTGTGGCGGCTACTACGACGCAGGCGACACCCACCACCACGAGCACGGTGACGACCTCGGTTCCTGCTGCTATTCCCCCCTGCGCGCGTTCAGCATCCGCAATGACGGCGACGCGACGCTGGCCAATAACGTGCGAACCACGGTCGCGCTGCCCGGCGGCGTCATCTCCGCCGAGGGGCTCGAAGACATCCGCGCTTACCTGGACTACGCCGGGCGCCGGCTCCTCAGCAGGGACCTGCCGGCACTGGGCAACCAGTGGCAGACCCCGGCGGGAAACTTCGCCAAGCGACTGAGCAGCCTCGCCTACAAGAAGTTCGGCGACAAGCTCGCGCCTGCTGACTTGTCGCACGTCGGCAGCATCGCACGCGACCACAGCAACCCCGTGACCGTCACGATCGACGTCACCCGGGACCTGAACCGCCCGCCCGGGGATTTCTACCACAGGGATTCCTGCTGGTGGAGCAACTACCGGGAAAGCCGGTGCGTGCTGAAGACCAACGGCGGCTTCGGCTTGCGGACGTTCGACCAATGGGGATCGGTCTCCGGCCGGGCCTGGGTCATGCCACTGCGCCGGGCCGGGAACGGGAGGCTAGCGCCGACATTCGAGACCCTGGCACCGGACGCCTTCGCGGTGTTCAACGGGTACGGCGAGCTGGAAGGCTACGCGGCGCCCCGGGTCATGGCGCACCTGGCGGGCTGGACCTACCGCAAGATCGGGTTCAGCTGCAGCTCCATGTACGTGAACAACGACAGTGGCTACCTCGTCGCGCCTGAAGACCTCGCCACGCAGTACAGCGGCAGCAGGTCCCTGATCCTGAGCACGCGGCAGCACGCGAGCCTCTTCGCCCAGGAGCAGGCTGAGAAAAGAGACAGGGCAGCAGCATGAAGAACGGGATCCACTGGCTGGCGCCTGACGGTACTTGCACCGCATGCGGGACCGCGCACGCCCACCACCTGTGGGTGCACGCGCAGCTCGCTGGCATCGGGACCAGGCCCCTAACTGACTGGCAGGCCGCCATGAAGGCCAAGATCGATGCCGCAAGAACCGGGCAGGCCCTGCCAGCCACCTGACCAGGCAGCCCGAGCGGCCCGCTTTTCCTGCACCACGGGGGGAAGCGGGCCGTTTCGCTGCCTGCCGTCAGCAGGCGATGCAAGCGCAACCAAGAAAGGAAGCCAGCAGTCATGAATTACTGCTGCCGGTCACCGCAAAAGGAATTCGCGGTCCGCCATGACGGCCATCCGCCACTGGCCAACGACGCCCTGACCACGATCACCCTCCCTGAGGGCCTCATCACCCGGGACGGCCTGGGCAAGATCAGGGAATACCTAGTCGGGCTGGCCCGGGTGATGCCGTACCGCTCAGAAGAGAGCTACCAGCTCCAGGTAATGGCCGTCACCCTGGAAGACACGCTGGGCAACCAGTGGCAGACACCCCAGGGAAACTACGCCAAGCGGCTGGGCAGCCACGCGTACAAAACCCGCCAGGTCAAGCTCGCGCCGGAAGTCCTGGCGCACGTCGGCAGCATCGCGCGCGACCACAGCAAGCCGGTCGACGTCGCCATCGCGGTCACCCGGCAGCTGAACCAGCCCTCCGTGAACTTCGGCAACCCCGGCTCGTGCTGGTGGAGCAACTACAGCTACAGTCGGTGCGCGCTGAAGACCAATGGCGGCTTCGGGCTGCGGGCCTTCACCGAAATGGCCGTGGCAGCTGCGCCCAGCCTGCGCAACCCGCTGGGGCGGGACAAGCATGAGCAGGCCGTGTCCGGCCGTGCCTGGGTGATGCCGCTACGCCGGCGCATGACCGGGAGCAGGCAGCTAGTCCCGACATTCGAGACCGTGACGCCAGACGCCTTCGTGGTGTTCAACGGGTACGGCAGCCTGAAGGACTACGCCGCGCCCCGGGTCATGGCCCACCTGGCGGGCTGGACCTACCGCAAGATCGAGTTCAGCTGCGACCCGATGTACGTGAACCCCGGGGGCAGCTACCTCGTCGCGCCTGAAGAGCTCACGGAAGCCTACGCAGGAGGCTGGGCGCTCCGGCTGTCCGTCCTGCAGCACTCTGCCCTATTCGATGACGAGCACCCGGCAGCCCGGCGGGAAGCCCGGTCAGCAGCTGCCAAGAAGGCTGCCGCCACGCGCAAGGCCCGAGCCGCGGAAGCTGCCCTGCGAGCCGCGGAAGCTGCCCTGCAGGCAGGGGCAACGGCGCCATGACCCGCAACCCCCATGAAGAAGAACCACGCCCGAGAAGGAAGAGAAGGAAGCCAGCCATGACCCGTAAGAGGGACTCCCTCACCCGCCAGGCCCGGTTCGCCTACAACCAAGGCGAACTGGCCAGGATCTGCACGCTGCCAGAAGCCAGCTTCGGCACGGCCTTCGGGATGCAGACCACCTACGTGGAGCAGCGCTCCCGGTGGGCGCCCAAGGACGCGCAGCCCGACTACTACCACTTCCGCGACAACGGCTCGCGCGTGCTGGCCGTCGCGCACCTGGACACCGTGGTGACGGACGACCGCCGCACGCCGCACTTCCGGATGACCCAGATGGGCCCGGTCGTCACCGGCGGCTCCCTGGATGACCGGCTCGGCGCGTACGTCATCTTGCGCATGCTGCCACGGCTCGGCATCACCTGCGACTGGCTGCTCAGCGTGGGCGAGGAATCGTGTGAGTCCACGGCTGCCTACTTCACGCCGGGCAAGGACTACGACTGGATCATCGAGTTCGACCGCATGGGCACGGACGTGGTGATGTACCAGTACGAGAACGAGGCCAGCCGGAGGGCGGTGCGGGCCAGCGGCGCCACCGTGGGCAAGGGCAGCTTCTCCGACATCGCCGTGCTGGACCACCTGGGCGTCAAGGGCTTCAACTGGGGCGTGGGCTACCGGGGGAACTACCACTCGCCGCAGGGCTACGCCTACCTCAATGACACGCTCGCCATGGTGGGGCGGTTCCAGCGGTTCCACGCGCAGAACGCGGACGTGACGATGCCGCACGAGCCAGAGTGGCGCATCCCGGGCTACCACCGCTTCGGCAGTGCTGACCAGGACGAGTGCGAGGTCTGCCGAACCCAGGCGGCCGTCGACCCCGACTCGAACTCCTGCACCGTGTGCGGGTGCTGCCAGGACTGCTACCTGAGCCTCAGGAACTGCCCGTGCTACACCGAGCGCGCACTGTCCAGCGCGCCGGTCATGCTGCTGCCCGCGGCAGGTGGCAGTGACGAGGAGGACGAGGAAGGCTCGCTCAGCAAGGACTAGCCCCCGCCTGGCCGCAGAAGGCGAGCGCCCGTTTCCTGTCACGGAAACGGGCGCTCGCCTTGTCCTGGCCAGTCACCTCACCCGAGAAAGGCCCTGCCATGACGCAAGAAGCGCAAGACCCCGTCCCCAAGGTCGCTGCAGGCGACCTGGACCTAGAAGGGCTGTGGACCGGGTTCACGCACGACCCGTTCCTGGGCAGCCGCAATGCCCAGTTCCGCCAGTACCTGGAGACGATCACCAGCGAGCCCACCGCCATCGATGACGTCGATTTCTGTGACGGCTGCGGCATTCCCGCCTGGGAACACGCGCTCACCTCCGTGCGCACCTACGCCAGCGTGCACGTCTGCGACTCGTGCCGGGATTCCTGGGGAGCGTGCTCCCTCTGTGACGACCGGTACCCGGTCAGCCGCGGTCACTTCACCCGGACGCTGGACGCCGAGGACGTCTGTGATCAGTGCCTTGCCGCTGACTACAGCTACTGCGAGCCCTGCGAGGGGCACTACCACGACAATGACCAAGCCAACCATGACCACGAGGACGAGGACGAGGACGAGGACGATGGCTCCTGCTGCTCCTCACCGCAACCCGCGTTCACCCTCCGCAATAACGGCTGCGCACTGCTGGCGAATGACGTGCAGGCCACGATCACGCTGGCGGCGGGCGCCATCTCACCCGAAGGGCTGAAGGAGATCCAGGCTTACCTGATGGCCAAGGCGCGCGCGCAGGAAAGCGCCCTCCTCTGCGAACTAGCCTGGTCCCTGGACGAGCTGGGTAACCAGTGGCAGGCCAGGACCGGAAACTTCACCAAGCGGCTGAGCAGCCTCGCCTACAAGAAATACAGCCTCAAGCTCGCGCCCGCCGACTTGTCGGGCATCGGCAGCATCGCCCGCGACCACAGCAACCCCGTGGACGTCACGATCATCGTCACGCGGGACCTGAACCGGCCGCCCGGGGACTTTTACCATGAGGGATCCTGCTGGTGGACGAGCTACCGGGACAGCCGCTGCGCACTGAAGACCAACGGCGGCTTCGGGCTGCTGACGTTCGGCTCCTACGGAGACGTCAGCGGGCGCGCCTGGGTACTGCCCCTGCAGTACAACGCGCCAGGAAAGCTGGTGCCGACATTCGAGACCCTGGCACCAAGCGCCTTCGTCGTGTTCAACGGGTACGGCGAGCTGGAAGGCTACGCGGCGCCCCGGGTCATGGCCCACCTGGCGGGCTGGACCTACCGCAAGATCGCGTTCAGCTGCGACCCGATGTACGTGAACCCCGGAGGCAGCTACCTCATCGCGCCCGAAGAGCTCACGGCGCGCTACGACGGCCGGCCGCTGGAGCTGAGCGTCAGCCAGCATGCTGCGTGGCCCGCTGGCGAGCAGGCCGCATAAGGCACCCTGCATACTCGGTGATACTGGGTACTGGCGGTCGCGGACGGGCACTCCCCGCCCACGGCCGCAGGCGCTCAGCCTGGACTGACATCGAGCAAGAAAGGAGGCTGCCATGAGCACCAGCGCATTCGTCTGCTGGCGAGACGGCCTGCCCGTGCACAGCATGCGCAATGGCTGGCGGCACAGCCTCGGCGGCGGAACGGGAGCGATCCCGGCCAGCCGGAAGCACTACCCCGTGCCCGTCGCCCGGTCCCTGTATGACGAGGCATTCAGCATCAGCGTCACGCGCGCCCGGTTCCTGGAGATCAAGGCCGCCGCGCAGGCCCTGGATGACGAGATGCAGGCCGCGCACGGCTACGAACCGCGCCGCAGCCCGCAGCCGCTGCAGGACCTGCCCGCCGACCCGGCGCGGATGACACCGCAGGCCATCGCGGCAGCGCCGCCGAGCACGCAGCTGATGGCACCTGCCACGGACCCTGAGCTGTTCATCGCGTCCAGCATCTGGTGGCACCCGCTGATCTTCCCCACCCGGACAGACGTGCTGCACCACCTGCTGCTCATCGGCGGCAACGGCTACGAATGGGGTGACGACGGGAACATCCGGTCGGTGTTCAGCCACATCGAGCCGGACTACCGGACGCTGGAGTCGAGGTACCAGAAATGCCAGGAAAAAGCGAAGGCACAGCCGTTCCTCCAGGACATGGCCGATAGCGAACGGGCCGAGCTGGCCAGGCTGCTAGTGATCCGCGCCCAGTACGGCGAGCGGGCCAGGACCTACGGGCCCACCGCGGACTGGGAGAAGCCGGATGGCAAGTACAGCCAGCACTACTGGTACAGCCAGGATTCCTTCACCCACTACACGCTGCTCGGGCGTGCCCCAGCGAACGTGGCGCCCGCATGGCAGGAAATCCTGGAGGAGGCGCGGCTGCTGTTCGCCGTCGTGCTGTCGCAAGTCCCTGATGAGTAACGCAACCGCGCCAGGAACGAGGAAAAAGCATGACAGGCCCGGAACTGCTGTCCGCCATCACGGACGTAGTCAGCTACGCCTGGGACGACGAGCTCCGCGACTGGCTGGAATGCCTGGACAATGACAACGAAAACGGGATCCTCGAAGTCCTGTACAGGCTCGCCCAGTTCGCCGGAATGGACGATCACGTACGCCAGTATGAGCGCCTCGTTACACCGCACTTGCAGAAAGGAAAAAGTGAATGAGCATCGCTGACACCGCCGATTACCAGCTGGGGGTACTAGCCGAAACGCTCACGCGGCTGAACCGCGCCGTCCTCACCACACCCGAGTCAACTACCTACAAGGAAACCTACCAGGCAGCCCTAGCCGACGTCGGCAAGGCAATGGCGCTGACGTCCAGCACGGAATGGCATTACTGACAACTGGGCACTGGCGGTCGTGCACGGGCCTTCCCGTGCACGGCCGCAGGCGCCCAGCCTGAGGCAAGGACCAAGAAAGGACCGCTCATGAAGATCATCACCAGGGCCAGCAGCGCCATCACGGCTGCCGTGCTCGCGGCGAGCCTGGCAGCCTGTACTGACGGCCAGTACTACGCGCCCTACGTCGTCGGCACCTACACCTGCGCCAGCCCGCTGACCGGGCAGCCCGATTACTGCGTGGAGTACAGCGACGGCACGTCAGCCCTCGTGCCGTTCAGCATCTACAGCACCGTGTACTACGGATCGGTGCTCACCTACTCCGGCAGCCGGTACTCCTACACCCGCCCGGCCGTGCTGCGCCGGGCACCGGACGTCTACCACGTGGTATACCACGCCCATTCCTTCACCACGAACAGCAGCCGTGGCAGCTACCAGGGCATGAGCTACGTGAACAAGGGCCGCGTGATCTACCGCGCCCCCGGCAGCTCCTACCACAGCACCTTCCGCAGTTCCTATTCCGGCCGTTCCTGACGCGAGCGCCGGCTGATGGCGAGCGGCTCCCTCATCGCGGGGCCGCTGGCCACGGGCTTACGCCACGCACCGGAAAGAAAAGAGAAAGGGAAAGTCATGGGATTCATGTACCTGCACTTGCACGCAGGCAAGGACGGGACTGTTCACGCAGAAGTAAGGAATGACGGGACGCTGGAATTCAGCACGCTCGGCACGGAATCCTCGCAGCTCACCCGGGCGCCATTGGCGGTATTCCGGATCGGGGAGTTCACCGGGCTGGACTGCATCAGCACCCGGGACCTGGAACGGGAAGTCACCCGGCGGATCGGCCCGCGCGGCCTGGTCAAGCGGCTGGCGCTCCTGCTCAGCACCCGCGAGCTAGTGGACATGCTGGCCGAGCGCATCCCGCGAGAGACGGCTGGCTAGACCATGGACATCACCGGGCTGAGCCTCGGCGAGTTCCGCGCCTGCACGCGAGATGCCTCTTACTCCCGCTACGGCGCGAACCTCATCACGCACCAGGACCGCGCCGGGGACGTGCTGCGCGTGCCGGGGCATGTCCCGCACTGCCGGGCACGGCTGGCCGTGCGGGACCCGCGCGGTCCTGGATCGCGCACCGCCGCCGCCCTCACCAGCCGAGGAAGCCGGCGGCACGGGCCCTGGGCCTGCTGGCACGCCTACCGGGATGTGCTGGCCCTGGCCTTCCAGCGCTTCCCGGACGCGGTCATCAAGGCCGGGTCCTCCTGGCGGGTCACCTACCGGGGACAGGAAGGCTTCCTGGAGGCATACTCGCGCACTGGCCACGCAGGCATGGGATCCGCCGCCTGCCCGGTGACGATGCCGGAACTGTGCCAGTGCCCTGACACGGTCAGGGACACCATCCTAGTCAGGGTGCCCTTGCTCACCTGCCCCTCATGCGGCGCAGCAGCTGGCCAGTTCACCTCAGCCCGCACGCTGGCAGCCCACGCATCCCGGCAGCACCAGCAAGACGGCTACGGCTGGGCGCGCACCGCGCGGGACAAGGAGCGCCATGAGCAGGCAGCCGCGATAGAAGAACTGCTGAGCGACCCGGTCTTCGGGCCGCGCGTGACCAGAGGCTCTCATTTCGGCTGCTGACAAGAAAGCAGCACTGGCCCGTCAGCCCGGAAGCCCCTTTCCTGACCGCAGGAAAGGGGCTTCTTGCTGTCCGGCCAGGACAAGCGGACACGACAAGAAAGGAACACGGCAATGGCAGAGCCTGAACTGGCCCCGGTCATCCGGGACGTGATCGAGCAGTGCCTGGACAAGAAGCGGCTGTCGGAGGGGATCACCCTGTGCGCGTCCCGCGCCGCCGACTTCGCCAGCATGACGGAAATGCAGCTGGCCGGGATCGCCATGGTCCCCGAAGCGCGCCAGCTGATGACGGCAGCGCTCACGCAGTACTGGTCGCGCCCGCCAGCAGCTGCCTTCACGAACCTGGCTGGCCGGGAGGTCATCATCGGCGGCGGCTACCACGCGGCCGTCTACGCAGCCAGCCGCGTCATGGCCGGCTTCCCCAAGCCCGTCGTCCTGGAGCGCAATGAGCCAGAGAGCGTCGGGGGCGCCTTCGCGATGAGCATGCAGCCCGTGTTCTGGCTGAACTCCCGCAACCGGCCCGGCCCGTCCGGGCTGCCTGACCAGGACAAGGGGCTGAACTTCTTCCCGGCCGGGACGGGCTTCCCGCCGCTGGCCATGCTCACCTCACAGGAGTACGCGGACAACGCCCTGGTGGCCTGGCTGGTCCGGCTGCTGCTGGCGCAATTCGCGGACGTGACCCCGGGCGTCACCGTCACCAGCATCAGCGGCAGGGTCAGCAGCCCCAGCGGCAAGTCCATAACGCTGGCCACCAATGAAGGCACCCTCTCCTGCGCCCGGGTGCTGGACGCGCGCGGCCTGGGCAACCCGGCCAGCAAGGGCGACGGCGAGCGGATACTGAGCTTCCCGCAGTTCATGGCCCGGATGGGCACCCCGTTCCCGCTGCGCGGGCTGGCTCAGGTGGCGATCATCGGCGGCGGCAACAGCGGGCTGTGCGCTGCCGAGTCCCTGCTGGGCCTCGCCCCTGGCCACACCTCCACCATCGGACTGGACTGCGTGCAGCGCGTGGACGTCTACGCGCCGGCCCTGAGCGGCCTGACGTGCTCCGAATTCCGGGAGGGCAAGCGCGGCCGGTACCTGCGGCTGGCCCAGTACCTGGAAGGCAACGCCAGCAGCCCGAGCACCCGGCTGCGGCTGGCCGGGCAGTCCGGCTACCCGGTGCCGGTGCCCGGTGGCGTGCTGGTCAATGACCGCACCTACGACCTGGCCATCCAGTGCACAGGCTACATGCTGCCCGCGCTGACCGACTCGCTCAGCTATGGCCCCCGGCGCGGGCGCGGGCGCAGCAGCAGTAATGGCCCGGTGCTGGCAGCGCAAGCATCACCCATCGAGTCCTACCGGATCGGGCCTGCCGCCGGCATCGGGTTCACCGACGCCGAGCGCGCCGCGGGCCTCGCGGCAGAAGACGCCAGCAGCGTGGCGATGTTCCGGCTCGGCCCCCGGACCGCGGCCCTGGCCACCATGCTGAGCGCGGTCAGCAGCTGACGGCTGGCGGTCACGGACGGGATGCCCCGCCCGTGGCCGCAGGCACCCAGCCTGGGAAGAAGAGACAACGAAAGGGCACGCACATGCCTTATGAACCAGGAGACGTGATCCGCGTCGCGTTCACCGGAAAGATCACCGACAGCACGGGCAATCTCATCAATGCCACCTACGCGGTCAAGGACCCTGACGGCTTCACGCAATACCTGTACCTGGATGACTTCGAGGCCCGGGACGATGTCCTGAACCGCTGGCCGCTGTCTCGCGAGCCACGGGACGGCGAGCGCGTCACGGTGTCCTTCACGGCTACCATCCCCCGCGCTGACGCCCCCAAGGGAACCACGGAAACCCCGCCCGCCGGGACCACGGAAGTGGAGTCCAAGGGTTACTTCCACTACCTGAACCTGGCAAGCTCGTTCATCACGGCTGTCGCCAGCAAGCCGGACGCAGAAGAACCGGACAGCACGGGCACCGAGACGGCACCGACCAGGGAACAGGCAGCAGCCCTCCTGGCTGCACTGACAACGGACAGCCCGGCCATGGTGGCCACGCAAGCCCTCCTGGACGCCCGCCGGGCCGCTGGCAGCACGAGCACGGTGACGGCGACCCCACCCGGGTACACCACGGCAGCGAGCCTCCCCATCACCAATGAAGACACCGAAGTCACCAGCACGGGCGTCAGCGCCCGGATCGGCGTGCTGACTGCCGTCTCGCGGTACGAGGTCGTCAGGCTCCGCACGGGCGAGGTGCTCTTCGCCGGCAGCAGCCAGGAAGCATGCCGCTCGTTCATCACGGACGAGGACTGGAACCCCGAGCGCGTCGTCGTCCGCGAGAACCTGGACGAGGACACGGTCGCGGAACTGGGATCGCTGCTGGCACTGCAGGAGAGCGCCCTCGCCCGGCTGGGCACGCGCTCGTGGATCTTGCGCGAGGACGATTACTTCGACGCGAGCTGGGCCCGGGGGCTGGCCCTCCCCATCCTGGGCGCGGGCGCCGACCTGAACGCATGGCCGCTGTCGGTCATCGACTGGGAGCGCGCCGCCTTCGAGCTGCGGGACGCAAGCTGGACGCCCGTGCCCTTTGACGGCCTTTCCTACTACGGCCAGCCTGCCTGAGCACTGGCGGTCGCGGGCGGGCTTTCCCGCCCGTGGCCGCAGGCGCCCAGCCTGAAAGAGAAGAAAGGGAAAAACGTCATGGCATATGCAGCTGGCCAGGACATCGAGGTGGCCTTCACGGCCATGGTCCTGAGCGAGACAGCTGGTCCCCTGTCCACAACCCGGGTCCGGGAAGAAGGAGGCCCTGGCAACGGCACCATCCACTGCCTGTACCTCGGCACCGCTGATTCCCGGAAGCAGGTCCTGGGAGACCCCCTGTCAGGAAAGCCCGGCGAGCTCATCAAGGTCCGCTTCCTCACCACGATCCCGGGCACGCCCGTCATCATCCGGGACGGCCTCACGAAGGTGGAGGTACGCGACAGTCCCGCCGGGCAGCAGTACTACCACTACCTGAACCTTGACTCGCCGTCCATCACGCCCGTGCCAGCGCCAGGCACCCGGGACTTCCCGCCCGGCACCACAGTGCGCGCCGCGTTCACAGGGGTCATCACCGACGCCTCGTTCGGGCAGCCACTGGGCACCTGGCAGGTCAAGGACGACCAGGGCTTCACGCACCGCCTGTACCTGAGCGCGGACTCATCCTACAAAGGGCTCACCGGCATGCCGAAGCCATTCAAGCTGGCTGAAGGCGACACGATCACCGTAAACTTCACGGCCACCCTCCTCCAGCAGGGCGAACGGGGGTTCACCACGCCCAAGCTGACCGCCGGGAACGGCACGGCCGTCCGGTCGGAAGGCAGCAACGGCGTCCCGGGCTTCAATCACTACCTGGACCTGGCAAGCCCGAACATCACGCTTGCCAGCAAGCCGGCCACGCCCGAGCCAGCCACTAGCACTACAGCAATCCTTCCCGTCCGCGCCATTGAGCCGGACAGCGAGAGCGGAGCCGCCATCGGCATCACCCCCCGCAGCGTGCTGATCACCAGCGCTGCCGTGAACGCCCGGATCGCGGACCTGGAAAACCTGGAAGGGTTCGAGATCGTCCGCAACCGTGACGGAGAGGCCGTCCTCACCGAGGCAGGCAGCGAGCAAGAGTGCACGCGGTACCTCGATGACGAGGACCTCAACCCGGCCCGCTTCACCATCCGCCACGTCATGCTAGGGGCTGAGCTGGACCGGGAACTGCGGCTGCTGCGCGACCTGGCCAGCCGTGCCGCCAGCGAGCTCGGCGGCAGCACCTGGACCCTGCGCGAGGAAGGCTTCTTCACCGAGAGCTGGGCACAGGACGAGGCCCTGGAAGCGCTCGGCAACCGCGCGGACCTGACCGCGTGGCCACTGAACCTGATCGACTGGGACGGCGCGGCCGAAGAGCTGCGAGACGCGGACTGGACAGCCATCAGCTTCGATGGCGCCGGCTTCTACGGCAAGGCCAGCTAACCCGCCTCCTGGGCACTGGCGGTCACGAGCGGGCACTCCCGTTCGTGGCCGCAGGCGCCCAGCCTGGAATGACACGGCACCACGAAAAGGAAGACCGCCATGCATGACGATGAGAAGTTCACGTACGAGGACCTGGAGGCCGCTGACCGGGCACGGAACGCTGGCACGAGCATAGAGCTGATGTCGGCTTTCATGTACGCCAGGCACGAGGGCATCTCCACGCCGGAGTACATCATCAAGGTCCTGCGCGCCGAGCGTGACCGGAAGCAGGACATCGATGCCGTGATCCGGGACCGGGAACTGGCCGACAAGGTCATTGACGAGGCTGGCGAGGCAGGCATGACGATCGTGGCGTACGTCATGTCCGGCCAGCTGTTCGGTGACCCGGAGCTGCACCGCATGACCCGCACCTGGGACATCAGCCCGGACTTCCTGGCCACGCTGCTGACCCGGATGGAGGAAAGGGCAGCCGGGCGATGACGCGCCCGCTTCGCGTGATCGCCAGCGAGATCATCCAGTGGTGGCCCTACCCGGACCCGCGCGCGGTGCCGTTCGTGGACCGCATGCTGGCCACGACCTGCGCGGACTGGCCAGCGGACCCGGCCAGCAGGGCTGCCGTCACGGCTTTCCTGCGCTACGCCGCGGGCTGGAAGGGGCAGCACAAGAAGGGACGAAGAGCGCGGGCCGTCAAGGCCGAGCTGGCCCTGGCCCTGCAGGAGGCGCAGCAGGAAGCACGGCCGTCATGAGCATCCCGGACGTGCCGGGCTTCCCGCCGTTCACCGTGATCAGCGGCGATGCCACGGCACCGGAGGCAGCCAGCCCCCACTGGGATGACGGGCAGCTCGCCGTCCCGTTCAGCGAGATCCCCGCGCTCCCGGCTCGCTACCTGTGGCCGGGAGTCATCCCCTACCGCACGCCGGTGATGATCGCGGCGCCAGGAGGAACAGGCAAGGGCCTGCTGCTGGCAGCGATCACCGGGATCACCACCCGCGGGCAGCCGTTCCCGGGTGAGGCCGCTGGCCGCGAGCCGCAGTCGGTGATCATTATCGCGCCAGAGGATGACGCTAATGAAGACCTGGCCTTCCGGCTGGCGGCCGCGGGCGCGGACCTGTCCCTGGTGCACGACCTGACCCTGCTGCCGGACGGCTCATCGTTCCTGCTGCCGGACAACATCCCGGAGCTGAAGCGGGCCATCACGGAGGTGAATGCTGCCGGGCCGCCCGCGGGACTGGTGATCCTGGACCCGCTGCTGGCGATGTGCAGCAGCACGCTCAGCTCCGCGCGCGCCGCCAGGACCGTCATTGACGGACTGCAGGCGGTAACCCGGGAGACCGGGGTGGCGATGATCATCAGTCACCACACTGTGAAATCTGGCGAGATCGCCGGCAACAAGTCACTGACCGATGCCCTGCGCATCGTGTACGTGCTCGGGGCCGCCAGCGAGAGCGAACGGCGGATGACGTCCTGGAAAACCAACCGTGCGGCAGCGGCACCCGTCAGGTTCTCGATCACCGGAACCGGAGCGGGCGTGCACGCCGTGCTCCTGACCCAGGACGCCGTGCTGCCCGGCAGCAGGTCGGCGCGGTTGCGGCTGCGCGAGCCAGGCATCACGCCCGTGCCCGTGCCGGAAAAAGAAAAGGAGGAAGAAGCCGCGTCATCACCCCGGTCGTTGTTCGTCATCGCCGGCGACATCATCCGCGCGCAGCCTGCGCCGCCAGCAGGAGCCGCGCCGTTCGCGGAGAAGCTGATGCTCGTGAGCCGGATCACGGACCCGGGAGCAGCCAGTGCCGCCCGCCAGTTCCTGGAGGCCACCGCATGCTGGGATTCCCCGCAGGCACGCGCCATCAAGGCGGAGCTTGCTGTAATACTGGGAGAGACTGAAAGGAAAGAACCGTCATGACGGAACTGTGGCACCGCCTGCGCGCGGCCACCACGTGCCGCCTGCAGTGGCACTGCCGGCCCAGCGCGCGCATCCGCAAGTACGACGGCGGCCAGCTCCCTGCGCTGTGCTGCCACTGTTACCGGATCACCGGTCACGGGAGAAAGGAACCGTCATGAGCGCACTGCCCCCGCACGCGTGGCCGAAAGGCCAGAAGTCACCGGAAAAAGGGACGTCCTTCCGGCACGCGAAGGACCGCGCGCAGCTACTGCTGGACACCGCCAGCGAGCACCAGCTCCGCACGGCGCTGTCCCTGCTGCTGGCAACCCGGCCAGACCTGGCGCTGACCCTGCTGAGCCAAGCCTGCGACCCGGACCGGGAGCCATCGTGACCAGGGACCCGGCACCAGGCGCGCGTGAATGGCGCGTGCATGGCAACGCCACCGGAGACGGCTCCTACGCCGTCAGCGAGCTGACCGGTGACCGCGGGCTGGTGCCAGCGATCACCGGGCTGCACCGCTGGCAGGCGCTGGCGATCGTGGCCATCTTGCACCATCCGCACGGTGAATGAAGAGAAAGGAGGAACGGCCATGGAATTCCTGTTCTACCACGAGCACAGCCCGTATGACCCCCAGCACCTGTACAGCAGCGGCTGCGCAGCCTGCGTCATGCTGGCGAGCAAGGAGAAGGTAAACAAGGAAAGGGCCCGCGCACGGGAAGTGGCCGCCAGCGCGCCAGCGCATCACGGCTCGCCCTGCGGCTGCGCGGCCTGCGTGAAGCTGGCGAACAAGGAGAAGGGGCGCGCGCTCGCCCGGGAGAGGGCGCAGGCTCTAGAAGAGCACGCGCGGGCCCGGGAAGCAGCTGCCCGCAAGCCAGACCATGACGATCACCAGCGTGCCTTGCGCGTCCGGGAGCGCGCCCTGATCGCAGCCGTGCCCGATGACGACAGCGCCTTCGCCACGAAGCTCGGCGCGCAGTCACCCAAATGGCACAAGGAATGGCTAGCTGCCCGCGTCCAGTTCACGGAAACCGGCGCGGCTGCTGACCTGGACGAGCTGGCCAGCTACGTCACCCTGAGCTCACCACCCCTGCGCAAGGACGTGCAGCCACGCCCTCCGGCCGCCCCGCGGCGCGATGCGGGACCACGCGCCGTCGGCGGCAACCTGCTCCCGGCAGGGGTGCTGCTCACCGGGCTGTCCGCTCATCTCCTCTTCACGGCACCCATCACTGTCTTCACCGTGCTCACCTTGTTCCCCGGGCTGATCCTGACCGCACTCGCCATCCGGCTCATGATGAAGGGGAGGGCCTCATGAACGGCAAGCCCCTGGCCACCAGAAGCCGGCTGCTCGTGGAGTTCTGCGGCATGGTGTCCGTCCCTGCCGGGACAAAGGGCACGGAGGTCATCACCGTGCTGCGGGACTGCATTGACGAGAACCTGGGTCCATCAGGGTCGTGGCAGCTGGAGGACATCGGCCTGCACGGCCTGGACGCGGTATCACCGCTGCCTGAAAAAGAGGACTAGCCAGTGCGCCCTGCTGAGCACTGGCGGTCACGAGCGGGCATTCCCGTTCGTGGCCGCAGGCACTCAGCCTGAACGAAAAAAGGAAAGAGCAAGCACCCCATGAGCACGCCACCCGTCGTCATCACCCGCAAGGACAAGAAGATCCGCCATAAGGCCGCGCACGCCGCTGCCTTCGCTGTCACCGGTGGCCTGAGCGGCATCGTCACCGCCGCCGAGGCAGCCAGCCACGCCAGCTACAACGCGCGGACCCGGCAGCTTCAGCAGCGCTCCGGAAACGGCCAGCCTGCAGCGCAGCAGCCCCCTAAGGGCGTCCTCATCATGGCGCTCGTCATCCTGGCCGTGCTCGCGGTCCTCATCGTGATCGCAACAGCATAAGGGCCGCATTCCGGCAACACGTGAAAGGAAAAGAACCGTGAGCAGGGAATTCATCGTCCGGGTCAACTGCGAGTACAGCGAAAGGGTCACCGTGCGCGATGACCAGGACGCAGAAGACGCCATCCGGGCCGTCGAGAACACAGACCTGGCCGGCTGGGACAAGGCCTGGTCGGACTTCACGGCAGAAGAGGAGTAAAAGGCAATGGCCATGGAATTCACCCAATGGCAGCGCGCGCACCCGGACGGCACGCGCGATCAATGGAAAGGTTATCTTCACGAGCTCGCGGAACGCGCCCGGGAGGCGAATGAGAGCACGCTGCCCCGTAACCCGGAAGACGTCATAGCGCACGCGCTCCTGGAAGACGACCGGGCTGAAATGACGGTACAGGAGGCGGCCGGCTTCATCACCCTCCAGCTGGACGCTGCCGGCTACGCGGTCGTGGACGTCAGCCCCAGTGGCCCCGGGCACTACACCCGCGACCAGGTTTCCGCAGCCGTGAACGGCGGAGCTGACCTGCTGCCCGACCACGAGTACGAGAACGAGGACACCATCGCGCAAGACGACGTCGTCAACCTGGTCGTCAACGCCGCGCTCTACCTGCTGGACCACCCGGGTGCTGACGTGAACGAGGTCATCGCCGCCCAGTACACCGACGTCGAAGTGGACGACAGTGACCTGGACGAGGGCGAAGGACTGCCGGACAAGGGCAGCCCGCGGTGGAACGAACTGGTCACCACCAGGGTGCTGGGGTGGCTGCCATGAAGGTCACCTATGACCTGTACCACTGGGAGCACCCGGACGCGGCTGCCGTCATCGTCAGCTCGCACCCGTCCGTCGCCCTGGCCGCCTACGTCAGCGGGCACCCGGACAGCCCGGCCTGGCAGCCCGTCCCGCACGAGGACGGCTGGCTGCTGAACCCTGCGCAAACCGGGGGCGTGCGCACGTGGGCCATCTACGCCCGGCACCTCGGCGAGACGGATGCCGAGCGCGTCCAGCTCGCCCTCGGCCTCATCAGTGAATACGGCCAGGATGACGGCGCGCACCACAAGGCCTGGGTCATTGACCAGGCCGTCCGGGCCCTGACCGGAGACGGCTACGGCGCGTGAGTCGCCCGCTACCAGGCAGGCGCAGACGGGCCGGAAACCTATTCCTGGGACACGGGGATCGCGCCATGAGGATCTACGCCGATGCCCAATGGGAAGTCCATGAAGGCGACACCGTCCGCTACGTCCGCCGGGGGCACCCGAACGGCAAGTTCTCCGGGAAGGCCGGGACCGTCGTGGACGCAGGCCCGCGCCGCCCGGGTGCCGTGGGCGTGCACTTCCCGCACTACCCGCGCGGCATCAACGTGCTCGCCATCGCCGATGACCTCCGGCTGGTGGCCTGCCCGCACGAGGACAGGAGGCACTTCGCGCCATGACCAGCTACGGCAAGCGGCTCACCATCTGGCTCGGCGATGACGACGGGAACACCGAGGACGTCGAGGTCAGCCGCGAGGACAATTCCGTTCTCATCAGCTGCCCTGGCAGTGACCAGGACCTGGAAGTCTTCATCCCGCCGGGCCTTTTCCCGGCTGTCCGCGCGGCCATGGACGCCGCGGAAAGGAAGTGAGGAATGGCGATGAAGCCGAACCCGGCAGAGGCGCTAGCCCTGCCCGCGAAAATCGGTGACCCGCGCGAGCGCGCCCTGGTAGAACAGGTCATCGCCACCATCCAGGCAGGCGGGAAGCTCCCGTCCTGGGCATCCATGACGCCGCTCATGCGGGTTGCCGCGCGCTTCCTCCTCGGTGGCCTTGACGCCTACACCGTCACCGTCATCCGGGATGATGCCCCGGAAACGCCCTCCGTCTTCCAGGTAACGGGCATCAACTCCGTCCAGGAAGCCCTCACAGGCGCGCAAGCCCAGCTATCTGAAGCCCTCGCAGGCGCGCAAGCCCCGCTATCGGAAGCCTGGACGCGCCAGCAGGTCATGGCCGCCTGGGAACAGGTCGCTAACCGTTACTACGAGGACTGCGACCTCAATGACGGCACGGGCTCGGCCTACGACTACCGGATGACCACTCTGATCCAGGCACTGCTCGCGGAGCTGGAAAAGGGGCGCTGAGCACTGGCGGTCACGCGCGGGAATTACCTTCCGCCCGTGGCCGCAGGCACTCAGCCTGGAAAAAGAAAGAGGAAAAGGGAGAAGGCCCGTGAACCTGAATGAGCTGCACGCCTGGAACCTGAGCGCCAATGACCTGCGCTTCCTGCGGATGGCCCAAGGGTCATCAGGCGCGAACGTGACGCTGCCGTCTGGCATCACGATCACTGACAACGCGGCCTGGCAACGCCTGCTGCGCGAGGCCGCCGGGATGAACGACTAGAAAGAGAAGGGGAATAGATTAGCATGACGAGCGAAAACGACGAAAATGCCACCCCAGGAGCACGCGCAGAAGAAAACGCGCAGGCGGACGAAGACAGGGAAAGGGCACTGCAAGAACTTCGCGCGTTCCTCGCCATCGCCTACCCGGCCAGGGAACCGCAGAACTGGAAGCCTTTCGTCATGTGGTACCTCACGATCATGACCATCATCCCCCTCGGGCTCCTCGGCTGGTGGTTCCTGTCCGGGCCTGTCAGGTAACTGCACCTGAAAGAGAAAGAGAGCGCAATCATGCCTTATGCCAGCCGGCGCAGGCCGCACTTTGAATATGCCCGCAGGAACCTCCTGGCAGTTGCCAGGTACGCGCCAGCGCGAGTAGGCGACCGCCAGCGGGACGCCGTGACAAGCTTCCTGGCACTCGCGCACGCGGAAGGCTTCCTCAGCCTGGCCGAGCACGAGCACCGGGCCGCTAAGGCGCTGGCCGCCCGGACAGAAGACCACCTCTGGGTGCTGATACACGACCTGCCGACCAGCATCCGCCAGTGGGAACCGGAACCGCGCCCAGAGGCAAGCAGCTGGAACGGCACCCACCTGGTGGTCATCATCGCGGCCTGCTTCCTCGCCGTCCTCCTGCTCCTGCTGCTCGCGCCCTAGGAAGAGAAAAAGAGAAAACCCATGACAACGCCCTTCAGCCACTGGCGAAAGCGGTGGCAATTCGCCGTCGCGCAGGGCCAGATAGAAGTCAGCTGGCATCACCATCACCAGCCACGGCCGTCATCACGTCGCCGTCGAGGTCAGCACCGTGCGAAAGTACCCGCAATTGCTCTGCTACAGCGGGACAGAAATCCTCCTCCAGCCATCGCAGGTACGGCTCTTGGGGCATGTGCGTCCGGGACGCGACCCAGCACTTCACCCGCAACCACCCGCGAGCAATGCGGCCTGCCATGGATGACTGGCCGATCGTCCTTTCACCACGTACCCCAGCACCTGAACACGAAAAAGAAGGCCCGCCATGATCCCCGTCGATGACAGCCCGCTAGCGTTTCCCCTTACCTACCCGGGAATTCCCCCGCAAGCGCCGTTCACCCTCATCACCCCGGGCGCCGTGATCCCGGTCCCGGACGCGGGCGCGCTGCCGCTATACGGCAGGTGCCCCGTGCTGGCCGTCGGCTCCAACGCGTGCGCGGCGCAGCTGCGGCGCAAGTTCCGCGGCACCGCGCACGCCATCCCGCTCACGCGGGTGCTCGTCACAGGGCTGATCTCCGGGCACTGCGCGCACGTCGGCCGCACCGGCATCGTGCCCGCCACCCCGGTCCTGGTGCCAGGAGCAGCCTGCACCCTGCACATCACCTGGCTCACCCCTACTGAAGTGGTCCTCATGGACGCCACCGAGCCAGGCTACGACCGGGTGCCGGTGCCCGCTGCCTGCCCGGTGCTGCTGGACGGCCAGCCCGTGACCGGGTGCCAGGCATACGCCAGCCAGTCCGGCGCCCTGGCGGCGAAAGACGGGATGCCCCTGGCGCTCATGCCCCAGCCGGCCCTCATGGCGCTGCTGCGCGATGCCGTCCCGGGACTGCACGAGCTGACCGGAAGCACCCCGCAAGGCTGGCTGCGCGCCATGGCCGACCCGGCTGCCCGGGACGCCGCTCGCATCCTGCTCGCCGGCGCCGGCCTGCGCACCCCCACCGGGATGGAGGCTGGCGGATGACCGTCGAGGAAGGGCTGGCCGCCCTGCGCGCCGCGCACGTCAAGTCCCCGCGCCGCCGGGAGGAAATCTGGCGGGGCATCCTGGAGGCCATCCGGCAGTCCGGGTACGAGGAGGCCACGTTCCAGTTCCGGAATGCGCGTCAGTTATACTGCATGAGACTAAGAAAGGAAGGCCCTCGTGGCCCTTACAGAGCACGAAACGAGCCAGCTGGCCATGAAGATCGCCGGGCTGGCGCTGGCCTGGGCCGGGCATGACCCCCAGCGGCTCGCTGAGGCCATCACGGTCATCGAGACACTGGCCTGCCTGGACGGCCCGCGCCACCTCCCGGAGGTCATCGACTTCGAGCGCGACCGCACGGGCCTGCGCGGCAGCGTGCCGGGCGAGGTGTGCCTGGCCTGCTCGGACCACCGCACCGGACGCTGGGTGCCTGCCAGCCTGTGCCCGCAGGCCAGGTCCGTCATGGACGCGGAGGCCGCAGCATGACTGCCCGCGAGCTGTCCTTCACGGCCAACGGGCACGACACCGCCCTTCCGGACGCCACGATGGCCACCGTCGCCACGGACGCCTTCGGGCGGCTGTTCATCCCGGAGCTGGCCTTCCCGTGCCGCACGTGCGGCCAGGACCTGAAGCTCCAGGTCACTGGCGATACCGTCACGGCAGCGACTCCGTGCCCGTACCCCGATGGCATCACCACCACGATCACGCTGGCAGTGCCATCCGGGACAATCCTGGTCACCGATGACCTGCGGCCCCTATACGACTGGCGTGACAAGGGCCGTCATGATCCCCCCGGCATGGCCTCCTACAACAGCGTGCTCGGCCAGCACCAGGCCATCGCGGCCATGGCAGCGCAAGGCTGCGCCTACGGCCCGGTCGGCAACACCTGCCCCCGGCTGTACCGCACCAGGGACGGCGCGTACGTGATCGCCAGCCCGGACTATGACGAGGACGCTGGCCAGGAAGTCGTGCCCGCAGGCTGGGAACTGCTGGCCGGCATCATCACCGACTTGTGGGCGTACTCCATCGCCGACTACGAGGACTGGAAGGCCAAGGGCGGCAACCCTGACGACCTCGGCTTCACGGAAACCCTCGTGGAGGTCCCGCCCGGCACCTACGAGTTCACCTGCCACACCGGGGAGCGGTCCTTCAATGACGCTCACGGCACCGTGATTTACGCGGGCATCCAGTACCTGGGAGATAACGAGGACAAGAAAGGCCGATCGTGAGAAAGCCAGCGGCAATGACCGGCATGAGCGAGCTGGTGGAAGGCGGCATTTACGAGGTCAGGTCCCGCAACCTGGACCTTGCCGTTTATGACGGTAACGGCGGCTTCACCGGCATCCGGGAGAAACTCGGCAGCCGTTACCTGTTCACCGAGTACCTGCGCGATGGCGGCCCTGCGGGCACCGTCACGCCAGGGCGCCAGGTCGCGTCACTGCTACCGGGAGTCCCCGCCTGGGAACGCGATCCTGACTGCCCTGTGCAGTGCCTGGAATGCGGGAAGAAAGCGTGGTGGACAGGACCGCCCGCACCCGCGCCGTGGGCCTGCGAAGGAAGGTGCGCACCCGTGCGCCCCGCCGGGGCCGGCTTCAACGGGCCGCTGTACGACATCCTGGCCGCCATCGGGAACCTGTCCCCGCTGGGCAACGGGCTGGAAGGCTACAGCCCCGCCGGGCTTCACCAGAGCCTGCTCACCAAAAAGAAGGAGAAAGGCAATCCCTCATGATCACCGAGAAGAACGCGCAGGACGCTGCCGATGCCCTCGCCCTCCGGCAGGCGGCAGAAGTCCTGCAACGGCGCAGCACCAAGCCGGCCTTCCTGCTGAAGATCGTCGCTCAGTTCCTGACCGCCACCGCCGACGGCATCAGGAAGGGAAAAGGCTCATGCGGCTGAGCCTGCGGCCGTTCTCCCGGCACGAGAGGAAGCCGGGCATTGCCCTCACCGTCCTGGCCCGCGGCACGACCCGGGATGAACTGGAACAGGACGCGCTGCGCCAGGGCCGTGAATTCTACGGCCATGACCACGTGGAGATCGCCATGTCGTATGGCGCCCTCGTCATCACCGGTGAATTCCACGCCAGCGTGGTCGTGCAGGAAAAGAAAAGGCAAAGGTGACGTGCCGTGAATAACCGGACCGTTCCGGCCCCGGTTCCGGATGACCTGCTGGTCCTGCTGTACACCACGAGCCAGGGCGGCCGCATCACGCTGGCCGTCTACGCCTGCACGCAATGCGGGGCCATGGTCCCCGAAGCGGGAACCGGGCAGCACCGCCGCTGGCATGCCGCCCTGCGGGAATGGGTCACTGACCTGCAAGCCGACGCTGACCGGCTGTCCGCGGCAGCTCAGCCGGAAAGAAAGGACGGGCGCTCCCATGGCAGCCTGGTGGACGTCGAGTGACGGCCAGTGGCGCGTCCGGGTGGTGTCGGTGGACGGGACGGCCCGGTTCCGGGTCGATGCGCGCACGCCCGATGGCTGGGCCTGGCGCGCCGATACCCGGTCACTGGACAAGCTAGCGTCCTTCGTGCCGCTGGACCAGCTCACCGAAACAGCACCACCGCCACCGCGCGCGCCGCGCTGACCACTGGCGGTCGCGGACGGGGCCCGTGCCCCGCCCGTGGCCGCAGGCGACCAGCCTGGAAAGGAAGAAACGCCCAAGGAGAAGGGACCCTGCCATGAGCAGGCTCGCGAATGAGGTGACGAGGCAGCCGCGGTTCTGCTGGCTGTGCTACCGGGAATCGGTGCTGCGCGCGGCCGCCGGCCTGCCACGGGCTGCCCGGGAAGCCCTGCTGGCTGAAGCGGGGCGGCACCGGCTGGATGGCGGCCCGGTCATCCCCACGCCATTCGAGCACGCCCGGCACGCCGGCGCGCGCCCCGTCCCGGGGAATCCGGGCCTGCGGGGGGACGGCCCAGCCGCAGGGCAGGAGAACGCCGGTGAGTAACTCCAGGCGGCCTGACCTGCCGCCAGGGCTGGACGTGCACTGCGAGCGGCCGGGCCAGTGGCTCATCGGCGGCTGGAAGGCCGAGCGAGTGCGGCCTGGCGCGTGCCAGGACGGGCACGGGGCGGGCGCGCACTGGCATGCCTGCTTCCCCGGCGAGCCCGTCCTGGTCCAGCCGTCGCTGCCGGCCCTGTGCACGGCCATCGCGGCCTGGAAGAAGGACCGGTGAGCCACGCCGAGCCAGAAGCCCTGTGGGAGCAGGCCCTGGACGAGCCCGCGCCCGGCAGCGCCTTCACCAAGGCCGAGTGGAGCATCATCCAGCAGTGCCTGAAGGCCTGCGAGGCTAACCTGCGCGCCCGCGCCGCCCGGCCTGGCGTCAGCGAGCCGCACCGGCAGCAGCTGCTCACCGCCGCGCAACGGCGCTTTGACCTGACCGGGCGCGTGATAGCCGCCCGGAAGGCCGCCGCAGGCGGTGCATCATCATCGCCACCAGGAAAAGGGAAGGGAACGCCATGAACGAGGAAGCCGCGCCCGGGGGACTGCCCGCGATCACGCTCACGGAGAGAGGTACCCGCTACCCGTGGTCACTGACCGCCGAGCCGGACATGCCCGATGATGACGACTGCGTGCTGGTCTCCATCAAGGGACCGCGCGGCAAGCGGCACGCCAGCATCTACGCCACGCGCGAGGCGCTCACGGCCTGGGCGCGCGAGGTCATCGCGTCCCTGGACGGGAGGGCCCCGTGAACGAGGAAGCCAGGATCGAGGATTACGCCGGGCTGTGGACGCGGCTGAACGTGGTCAACGCCCTGATCAGCGAGCTGGAGGCGGAACGGGCAGCCATCAAGGCCCGGCAGCGGGCGCTGGCCAACGGCCTGGTCAACGGCCGGCTGGAGCTGCTGCGGCAGGCTCAGCAGGAAGAAGGAGGCTCACCACCATGACCGCGAACAAGAAGGTAACCCTGAAGGCCAGGACATCCCGCGAGCGCTTCACTGCCCCGCCCGCCAGGCTGCTGCCACCGCCCGCTTCCCGCAATGGCCCGCAAGTTACCAGGGAGCAAGTGGAAGCCGCCCTGGCCTGGGAACGCGAGAGGCAGCTCCGCGAGGAGGCTGCCGTTACCGAGGAAACGAAAGGAGCCGGCCATGACCGCACTGCGGAAGCGAACGGCCAGTAACCGTGAGGGGCCACCGGGCATGACCGACGTCAAGTACTACGACGAGCTGCTGCGCGAGCTGCCCGCCAGCGTGCTGGCCACCGCCGTGGAAGCCGCCCTGGACCAGCACAAGCCCGAGCGCTACCACGACTGGGGCGGCGGCTACCTGTGCTCATGCTGGCACCGGGGCGGCGGGAAGAACACATGGCCCTGCCCGGAAGTGCTCGCCATCGTCGCCGCGCTCGGCAATGACCTGCCGTCACTCACCGGATGAAACGAAAGGAAGAAAGTAATCATGAGCATGAGCGGAAGGACACCCGAGGACGTCATCACGCACGCGCTCGCGCCCCTGGCGATAGCGCCTGCCGGGAATAGCCGGGCGCTCGCCGGCCCGGTGATGAGCGCGCTGTCAGAAAGCGGGTACGCCGTGGTGGACACGCTGCACCTGTCCGCAGAGCTGGAAAGCGCCCGCGCGGCACTGGACGGCGACAGCAACGACGCCGAGCACGAGGCGCTCTCCAGCCTCGTGGAGATCATGGAGGGCTTCCTCCGGTAAAGGAAAGCCAGGAACAAGAAGGGAAAAACGTGTACGTAGCCACCATGGGCCAGGCAGCAGTGTTCATCCAGCACCATGACGAGCCCTGGCCCGTTCTCTACCTGAGTGACACCCTCATCCGCGAACGGCCCGTCACGCTGACGAAGCCGCCGTCCTTCCAGGGAATGGGAATGCACCTTGTCGGAGAGAACACTCTCGTCAACGACGAGGAAGCCCGCTGGGTGCTCTTGTGCTGGAGCGCCAGCCAGTTCGTCAGGGATGAATTCCTTGACGAACTGAAGAAGCTGAAAGCGGACGACGACATCACCCCCGAAGGCCTCCGCATCCTCCGTGCGATAACGAAAGGAACCAGCTCATGCACCGGATGATTGACCTGGACCAGGTCCGGGTCGTCCAGGCAGACGACTACAAGGGCAATTCCCGGGTGTACCTGGAGGTCCTGGACGAGCGCATCCTGTACAGCTCCCCCGGCGAGCTGGCCGCCGATGAGCACATGGCGCACTACGTGACCGAAGGCCCATACCGGAACCTCATCGTGGACACCGAGGGGCTGGCCAGCCTGTTCCGGGCCCGGCTCGGGCACCTGCTGGCCACCATGCTGCTCAGCGACTCCCCGGCCCTGCTCAGCGCCTGGAACCGGAATGCCGACCGGGAAATCGGTTACGTCAAGCCGCGGCTGGCTGAGGAGGAGGCGCAGTGACCACGTTCACCCCAGCCGGGACCCGGGACGGCATCGCGCTCGTCCAGCATGAGTGCCCGGCCTTCGGCGGCGTCCGCTACCTCAGCGAGGCGCCCTTCACCGCTGCCGATGGCAGCCCGGTGCCCATCTGCGGCTGCCAGCCCGGCAGCGAGGAGGAATCATGACCCTGGGCCCCGTCTACGACGACACGCTGGCGATGCTCATCGCCGATGCCCTGGACGCCTACTCCACGATGCTGGCCCTGGAGCGCGGCCGTCGCGGCGAGCACATGCTGGAGCTGGCCCGGGACGCCAGTGAGCTGGCTGCGCAGGTGAAGGCCTGTGATGCCAGCGAACTGGCCCGCGTGGTCCGCACGCCAGCCTGCAACCCCGCCAGCAGCGTGGCCCTGCACTACCAGGCCGCTCCCGTCACGCTCACCAGTGACAGCAGCCTGAGCGTGAAGGCCGCCCTCGCCGCCATCGAAGCGGACGCCGGGCCGGACCCCGAAAAGGTCCTGGACCTTGCCCTGGCCCTGGCCAGGGACGACGCTGAAACCGCCACGCTCACCCAGGAGCAAGTAGACGAGTGCAACGCCTGGGCCGCCTCCTTCACCCGCGACCACGTCATCCAGCCTCCCGCGCCTGAGAAGGGCACTGCACCATGACAGGCACCGAAGACGCCAGCCCGCGCGCTGACGGCATCGAGATCACCATCGAGCTGGCACGGCTCGTCGCCGGCGAGCTGGCCGACATCGTGCGCCAGCGGCTGGCCGACTACACGCCGGTCACCAATGGCCACCAGGCCGTCGTGCTGGCCTACACGCAGCGGGTATACGAGGCGCTGGCCGAGCTCGCGGACCTGACGGGCACCAGCATCTCCGCCATCACCGCCAAGCTGGACGCGGAGGTGAACGCCGCCCGGGACGCCGGATTCTGGGTGGACGTGTCCATCGCGCGGCCACCAGTCCAGCCGGACCGGGCAGCATGACGCGCCGCCAGCCGCTGGCCGCCCGCGTGTGGGGAGGCCTGTACCGGACCTGGTGGCCCGACGACGCCGCGCGCCAGCGCAAGAAGGCCAAGCGGCGCTCCGCCCGGCGCGAGCGGCAGCGCGCGAAGGACGAGATCCTGCAAGAAGCCACGGAAGAAAGGACGCAGCCATGATCGTGATCGCCCTGGCCCTCGCCGGCCTGGGCGCGGGCCTCCTCCTGGTAACGGCGGGACTGCGGCGCCGGCCCGCGCGCGTCGATTACCGGGAGCGCTGGCTGCAGGCGGTCAGCCTGCTCGGCGAGGAAGGGCGGCTGACGGATGAGCAAGTCACCCAGATCACGGGCACGGATGAGCAAGTCGCCCAGATCGCGGGCGCAACTGCCACGCCTCCGGCTGCGCCACCCGCCAGGGCCATCGCTGCGCCTGCCAGCCAGGCGGTGCTGCGGCGCATGGAGTCCTGGGACCGGCGGGACCTGGAAGTCACCCGGGCAAAGCGCGGCCTGCCCCCTGCGGACGACCTTGCCGGCATGGAAAGCTGGGACCAGAGGGACGTCCTGCAGGCCCGTGCCAGGTACGGAAAAAGGCAGTGAGCGCGCCCGGCGAGCAGTTCCGGGAATGGCTGCAGGCCGAGCACGGCCATTCCTGGCATGCCTGGGACCAGAGCGCGCTCACTGCCGTCAAGGGCGCCTGGAATGCAGGGCATGACAGCGCCGCAGCCGCCGAGCGAGAGCGCATCACCGCACTGTTCAATGAGTGGATCACGCTCATCATGGCCGAGCCGAACGCGCACCCGCCGCAGTCCTGGATAACGGCCTTCACGATCCTGGTCGAGCCCGTCAGGAAACTGCCCGCCAGCCGTTAGCACCGTTAAAGGCCCCGCCCCGGGAAACCGGGACGGGGCCTTTTTTATTTGCCTTCCGCCAGCTTTCCGAACGCGTCACCACGGCCGCCCTGAAATGGCGTCCGGCGCCTTTTCCGGCACCTGCGCGGCAGGCTTGCGAGCGGCCATGAGCCCCTCAAATTTCCGCCGGGCCCGCTCCAGGGAATAGCCGCCCTTGATCCCGTTGCAGTTCCCGGACAGCCCCATCGCCACGCACACCGGGCAGCGATTGTACGGCGCCGAGTGGATCGGGCGGCAGTTGCCCAGCGCCCAGGTGAGGTCAGGCCGCTCGGTCACGGAGACCAGGTGGTCTACCGTCCGCGCGCCACCGTGAAGGCACAAGATGCACACGGTCCCGTGCGTCGCGAAGACGAGCCTGCGGAACTTGTCCCACCGGCCGCCCCTTGGATGGGCGCTGGTCACGTGCGCTTCCGCAGTGACCGCGCAAGCTTACGGCCCTCCATCGCGCCCAGTCGCCAGGCCGCGCTGCGCAGGCCCAGCAGGTACCCGAGCCGGATGCCGCCCAGCAGCGCCAGGCAGCTGATCACCAGGGAGGTCATGACCGCTCCGCTGCCGCGGACAGCTCCGCCAGCTCCACGGCGAACGACGGGTGCAGCGGCAGCCGCATGGCCTCCTCCAGGCTCGCCCACTGCCAGTTGCTGACCACGCCCGGATCGGGCGGCTGCGGCTGGTAGCGCCGCGCCGCGCGGGCCAGGAACGCCGTGTGCCGCCGGGACGGGCTCCCGCTGCCCCGCGCCCGCAGCCAGGTCACGCTCGCGGTCACCAGCAGCTCCGGCGGCTCGCCCATCTCCAGCCAGTGCTTGCGCAGCGCGCCGTCAAGCGCGTCCTCGCCCGGCTCCAGCACGCCGCCCGCCGTCAGCTCCCACAGGCCCTGGTGGCTGCGCGCTGCCGGGCCGCGCTGCTGCACCAGGTACGCCACGCCGGCGGCGTCCATGGTGAACGCCAGCAGCCCGGCGCCTGCGGGACGAGGGTCCGCCAGCCGCTGCACCTCAGCCGTCGCCTCCAGAAGCCTGCCGGGCTTCCATCATGGTGACGCGCACCTCCGTGACCACCACCTGGTGGCGTGCCTCCAGGGCATGCCGCGCTGCCGCGGGCCACGTGTCGCGCCCGTACTCAGACCCGTTGAGCGTGCACTCAGCGCACGCCCAGACCGGCGCGTGCACCCGGCTCACGGACGTGGTGGCGAACGCCACCTCCCGGTCACTCAGCCGTTCTGCCATCAGCCCGCCACGTCCTTCCACGGCGAGGCGGCACCGCCCGCGGGCACCACCACCCGCCACGAGTACGCTCCCGGCGGCCCCAGCAGCACGTCCGGCGCGTGCGTCCCGGCCACCTGGTGCGTGGTCACGGTGCCTGCCGCGCCGCGCACCCCCAGCTCGTAGCCCGCTGCCGTGCCCTGCCGCGGCCAGGAGAAGCTCGCGTGCAGGTACGGCGTCGCGGACATGCCCGCCCACCCGGGCGCCGGGACGGGGCCCTGCAGCTCCGCGTACAGCGCCTGGCTCACGGTCCCGGTCACGGGCAGCCGCAGGTACTCCTGGGCCTGCTCCACGGCAGCGGCCGTCAGCGGCCCGTAGCGCCCGTCTGCGGCCAGTGGGGCCTTCAGCCCTATCGCAGGCCCCCAGCGGTCCAGGTCGGCCTGCAGGGCCGCTACAGGGCCGCCTGAGGACCCCTCCCGCAGCGGCCACGTGACGGCAGTGGCGCGCAGGAACGTCGCGGCGGCGATCAGCGACGTGTCATAGGAGGCGTTGGACGCGAACTGCGTCCCGTCCGCCTGCGGGTAGCCGCACGAGGCCGGCGCGCAGATGTGCTGCCCGGTCCAGTGCGCCGACCACGCGCTGTAGGACGACCGGGCGATCCCGGCCGCGGCGCAGGCGGCGATGGCGGCGGCCAGCTGCGAGGCGGACGTGTAGAACCCGGTGCCGCCGGCCTTCAGGAACGCCGGGATGGCGGCGATCACCGTGTCGCCGGGCTCCACGTCGATGAACTGCGCGCCGCGGGCCCCATCCGGCGTGACGGACACGACCGTGGCGCCCGGGTGGCCCGCCCGCATCGCGGGCAGGTTCGCGAAGGCGCCGTTATAGTATCCCGCCACGTAGGTGCCCTGCGGGACCGCGGAGGCCGTGATGCCGTCGTACATGAGCGCCGTCGCCGTCGCGGTGGCGTCCAGCCCGTCCGCGGAAGTGACGGGCATGGCGTGGAAGGTAATCCCGTTCGGGCCAGGCTGCGTGACGTCAGCCAGGAAGTCCCGGCTGTGCTGGGCAGTCATGAGGCGGCTCCTGGCTCATCAACGGCGTGGCTGGCTCTAGTACCCTGGCTGCACGATACCCGGCCGTACTTGGCGTCGTATCCCATCAAAGGCTCCAGTTTGAGGGCTGGCTGCTGATCGCTGGCTGCACGCAGTTCTCTTGCCTGCTCGCAGGCGGTTGCTGGCGCCGCGATACCCGGCGGTCACGGCGCCACGGGCGCGCTGACGTACGCGTGCAGGCTGGCCGCGTGCACCCGGAAGCTGCGGCCCACCCGGGCCGACTCCAGCGTGCCGTCGTGCACCAGGCGGTAGACCGTCATCTTGGAGACGCGCAGGATCTCCGCCACCTCAGTCACCGTCATCAGCTCCGGCCACGCGGTCACGCCTGTCATGGCGCTGAGCATACTCGTGATCACTTGGCTGAGCAATCCCCCCAGTTCATCCCGGCCGCCATGTCCGCCAGGATGGGAACATCACGCCACTGCCAGGTCATCGCGGCCAGGAACTGCCGCGCGACATCCCGCGCGTCCTCCTTGGGGCAGCTCACCACGATCTCATCATGGACCATCACCCTCAGCAGCGGCCACAGGGACTTGTCCAGCCGCAGCAAGCACTCGCCCATGATGTCGCGCGCGCCACCCTGGCCCATGAGGGCAGGGGCCACCGTGTAGGCCCGGGACGGCTCGCACGCCATCCGGCGGCCGAACCCGTTGTCCAGCACCTCGCCCGCCTTGCCGCGCTCGCGGACCTGCTCGCGCCAGGCGACCAGCACCGGGAAGCGCTGCTCCATGCCCGCCGTGAACTTGTGCACCAGCTCCGGGTCCAGCCCGTTGCGGATCATCCGCGGGGCGCCCAGCCCGTAATTCCAGCCGTGCCCGATCGCCTTGGCGTCCTGGCGCTTGATGCCGACCTGGGCGGCGATCTCGGCGTGCGCGTCGCGGCCCGGCGCGAACAGCGCCATGTACGCCGGGTCCTGGCAGTGCCCGGCCATCGCCCGCATGTCCACCTGGCTCAGGTCGAAGCTCATCAGCACGTGACCCTCATCGGGCACGAAGATGTCGCGCTCCACGTGCTTGCCGCCGCGCTTGCCGAACACCGTTAGCCCCGGGCTGGTGACTGACCACCGGCCGGACGCCTGCCGGAAGCTGTTGAGCGGGTGCACCCGCCCGTCCGGGGCCAGGTGCTCAGCCGCGGTCTGGTACACCGTGCGCGTCGTGGTCACGATCCCCATCAGCGTGAGCATCGACCGCAGGCTGCCCGGGCAGCGCGGGTCCGCCAGCAGGCCCTTGAGGTCCTCGGCGCCCAGCGCCAGCTTCCCGGCTTTTGCCGTCCGGGGGGGATCGGGCACGCCGTAGCGCTCGTACTGCGCCGCCAGCCACGCCCGGCCCGCGTCGGTGGCCAGCGGGGAGGTGACCGCCAGCTCCTCCTCGTGCTTGCCCTGCCCGCGGCCCCGGGTGACGGTCCGGGTCAGCGGCAGCCCCCAGCCGTCGCGCAGCAGCTGCAGGGCCTGCTGCTTGCGGTCCTCCCCGGCCCGCAGCCGCTCGCTAAGCAGCGCCTGGTCGACCAGGAAGCCGTTGAGCGTCATCCGGCCCGCTAGCGCGGCCAGCCGGTGCTCCCGGGCCACGTAGGGGTCATTCAGGTAATGCCGCTCCCGCATCGCGGCCAGCACCGCCGCGGACGCCCGCAGGTCGCCCTCCAGGTAGGACCGGTACTCCGGGTCATCGACCGGGATCTTGTCGTAGCCGCCGTGCTGGCGCTTGAGCCGGGCCAGCTCGTCGGTCTTGCCGGGCACGCCGAGCCGCTGCGCCACCGCGTCCAGGCCGTACCGGTCCACGCTGGTCCCCGATTCCCGGCTGCGGGGGGGACTGGCCTGCCGCTCCAGGATCTCAGTGTCGGTCGCCTTCGCCGCCAGCCGGTCGTAGTCCGCGCCGTGGTGGTAGGCCAGCGCCAGCAGGTCGTAGCCGAACACGTTGTGCCCGCTGATCCCGCTCGCGTGCTCCAGCAGCGGGACCAGCGACGCGGCGTCGGTGATCACCGGGGCGCCGCTCGGGCCGATGGCGCCCGCCAGCCGGACGTAGCCAATGTCGTCATAAGGCTGGTACGTGAACAGCTCGTCCGCATTACCGCCCTCCAGGTCGAAGGCGAGCAACGGGCCATGGGGGGGTTGCAAAGGCACATGGGGGGGTTGCAAAGGCACATGGGGGGGTTGCACGGCCTCCCCCGTTCGGAGGCACCCTTCCTGACCTGCGGTGATATCCGGAGCAGGGGGAACGACTTTCTTATCATACCAGGCCTGACCTGCGGAAACGTCATTTTGAGGGGGAACACGGGGGTGTAGGGCAACGCCCCCAGCCCCCCCAGTGGCGGGAAAACACACCCCTCCATCTCGTAGTTCGTCGTCACGACGTACAACGTCGTTGCCTCGCGTACGTACGCGCGAGGGGTTGGTTTGTTCCCCCTGTATCCCTTGTTCCCCCTCGGACTGGTGTTTTTGCAGGTCAGAGCCGGTAGAGGCAACAGGGGTAACGACATCATCGCAGGTCAGGAAGGGTGCCCCGTGAGTTACCCCCCCATAGCCCGCGAACCCGGGATTGTTCCCCCTTTGTTCCCCCTCGCCCAGCTCAGGAGGGGTGCCTCCGTTCTGCGTGGTCGTGCAGACCCCTGTGCCCTCGGAATACTCTTCGATGGCCCACTTGGCGACGTTGTTGAATCCCTTGCCGATTTTGGTGAGCCGGAGCCCTCCGGACCACTGGTTCCGGTGCCGCGCGTACTCCTGGCCGAGCTTCCGGGCGAACCCGGGGTCGCTCAGGTTGTCGAGGCCGGGAACAGCACTCCAGTTACCCAAAGATGCCACTGCGGCATTCTTAGCCTGGAGTGTAGTAAAGGGGTTCGTTCCGAAAACACTGTGTGACCAGGAAAGATGCTCCTTCCAATAACCTCCGCTCAAATCAGCCTCATTGCGCTTCTCAATGAGGTCAGACAGGAACCCCGGAACGCCGGCATAGTGCAGGATGCCGGACGCCATCTTGTCCCAGGCCTCGAACGACCCCATCAGCGAGCCGCGCGAGTACTCAGGGCGCCCCGCCGCGAACCAGGCCCGGATGACCGTCAGGATCCTGGTGATGACTTCCGGGCGCGAGGCCTCCGTCCAGCCGCGCAGGTCCGGGTGCCGGAACGCGGACTCCGGGCGGTCTTGCGGGTTGGGGCCGTGCGGGTGCAGCTCGATGTGGTGCACCCGCCGGGACATGTCCGCGTTCACGACCACGTTGTTGCCCAGCGCCAGCCAGGTGGCCCGGTTGGGGTAGCTGGCCATCTGCGAGACGCCCAGGATGCGGTCGGTGTAGGTCTGCGCGGTCAGCGCCCTGGTCAGGGCCGCGCCGCCAACCTCGTGCGCCTCGTCAAAGCACAGCAGCCCGTCCCCTTGCCGGAATGCCGCCAGGATCTGCTTGCGGACCTCGTCATCGTCATCGGGTATCCAGAGCATCGGCTGGCACGGCTTGCCGGTCATCACGATGGACAGGCAGTCGGCCAGCAGGTTCTTGCCGACCCCGATTTGCAGGCCGGAGACCACCGCGAGCGGCACCAGCGGCACCAGGCCGCGGATGAACGGGGTGATCACCAGCGCCAGCGCCCCGGCCCGGCTGGAGGCGTCCTTGAAGGGCATGTCGCCGAGCCATTCATCCAGCAGCCACGCGGCGGCGGCCCGCGCCTGCTCCCGGGAGGGGGCATCAGGGATGTCCAGCCGGTCCATGCCGGAGTTGCCCATCGCCAGGAACGTGCCGCTCGCCGCGTCGTAGCCGTTCTTGGCGCACACTGAGCCGTCATTGCGGATGAAGGGCATCGCCAGCACCCGGTTCAGCGGCGCGAACTCATCGGAGCTGGCCAGCAGCGCCTCCACCGTCTGGGTGTCCGGCCACGCGTCCTCGTACCGGCCGGGCGTCGTCATGCCCGGCGGGGTGTACCGGTAGCAGGCCACGCCCTCCGCCAGCCAGCGCAGGAACGCGCCGCGGTCCAGCGGCTCGGTCTTGGCCTCCCGCAGCCGGGTGAGGACCCCGCCATAACAGAACAATTCCGTGCCGTCCCACCGGGCCCGCAGCGCGTTCAGGATCTCGTGGATGACATCCCGGCGGCTCTTGTTGACCACGACTTGCGGCAGGCCGCCGGCCTCGGGCTGCTGTCCTTGCGCCCTCGGCCGCGATGAGGGCTTCCTGGCTGCGGGCTTTGGCCCGGCCCCCGCCACCAGCCGGGCCAGCTTGGCCGTCCGGCGCGCGGGATCGGCCTCGGTTCCCAGGTAATCGTCAATGCCGTCCTTGCCCCAGGCAGGAGAGGGCACGAACAAGGGCCGGGCGCCTTCCAGCACCAGGCTCGTGGCCAGCTGCTCGCCGGCTTCGTAGACGTTCAGGTTGGACCCGGCGTCAGCGTCCAGCATGATGATGACGTCGCGGCCCTCGAACCGCCCCAGCCGGGAGGCGCCCAGGTTCCGCCAGCCATCGCAGCCGGCCATCCCGTACACCGCGTACTGCGGGGGAGCCCAGCTCGCTACCGCCAGCGACTGCTTGGTACCTTCCGCGATGATCACCGGGCCGCCATCGTCACGCGCCGGGCGCCAGGCAGCCAGGTGCAGCGGGTGGCCAGCCTCCCACAGGTACTTCGGGCCGCCGTCATCAGGCTGCGGCTGCGCGGGCGCCATGTCCATCCACCGCCGCCGCTGGCAGGTCAGCAGGTCCCCGTCCCGCCAGGGGAACACGATGAAGTCGCCCTCGGAGTGGATGCCGCAGGCCGCGATCACCTCATCAGGCACCGCATGATCGTTCAGGTAAGTACGGTGCGCGCCAGACAGGACAACAGGAACTGGCGGCTCAGGAGTCACTAGTGTCCCGCTCACGTGATGGCTCCGCCCATGGCAGGGTCCTCCTGAAGCATCTCGCGCCCGCGGCTCTTACCCGGACTGCGCGCTGGGTTGGCAGTTACACGGCGCGCAGCAGCGCGATCAGCTCGTCCCGCTCGGCACTCGTCAGGGGCGGCTGCTCCTAGGCGCCCTCAATGATCGCCTGGGCCAGCAACGCCATCCGCAGCTGCGCGGAGGCGGCCAGCGTGCGCGCGTCACCGGCGCCGAAGTGCCTGGTCAGGGCGGCCTTGCGGTTGGCCAGCGCGCGCAGGCTGGAGGGCACGGCGGTCGTCAGCGACATGGGGGCGACGCTACTCGCCTTGCATGGCGCTGTGCAAGGCGTTCGGCAAGGTTCCCCAGGCCGGTTTTCAGTCCCGCCGGTCGCAGTTCTCTTGCCTCTGCGCAGGCATTGCCAGGCAGCTGCCGTCGTGAAGGTCGGGCAGGCCGTCAAGGTCGCAGTTCTCTTGCCTCTGCGCAGGCATTGCCAGCTGCCGTGTCCGGCCTTTTCGCCTAAGGGAGGCGTGTCGCAGTTCTCTTGCCTCTGCGCAGGCATTGCCAGCGCTGGCGCGGTCCCTGGCGCCTGTACGCCACTGAGGCCGCAGTTCTCTTGCCTCTGCGCAGGCATTGCCAGCGCGACGCGGCGCGGGCTGATCCCGGTTGCCAGCATGTCGCAGTTCTCTTGCCTCTGCGCAGGCATTGCCAGACTCAGGCGGGGCGGCAGGGAAAGCCGCTGGAACCTGTCGCAGTTCTCTTGCCTCTGCGCAGGCATTGCCAGACCGTCAGCCAGCAGCGGCCCGATCGTGGACGGCTGGTCGCAGTTCTCTTGCCTCTGCGCAGGCATTGCCAGCATCCAGGCACCAGCCGTGCTCGATCCAGCCCTCGCGGTCGCAGTTCTCTTGCCTCTGCGCAGGCATTGCCAGTGGTCGTGGCCGGCCCTGCTGGCCCTGTGGAACCAGGTCGCAGTTCTCTTGCCTCTGCGCAGGCATTGCCAGCCCCCGCTGGGCCCGGATCACGTAGCCATCGGCCGTGTCGCAGTTCTCTTGCCTCTGCGCAGGCATTGCCAGCGCCGTTGCCGTTGCCCCCGTTCGTGCTGGCGGCCCGCCGTCGCAGTTCTCTTGCCTCTGCGCAGGCATTGCCAGCCAGCCTCAGCGGCGGCCCGCTCCGGGAACTCCCGGTCGCAGTTCTCTTGCCTCTGCGCAGGCATTGCCAGGACGATCGTGCGCTCACGACGCTGGGGGACTCCCAGGTCGCAGTTCTCTTGCCTCTGCGCAGGCATTGCCAGGTCTGGTAGGGCACGCTTTCCTCTGCCACCCGCAGGTCGCAGTTCTCTTGCCTCTGCGCAGGCATTGCCAGCGAAAACAGGTAGCTCGCGACGTTGGGGTACGTGGTGTCGCAGTTCTCTTGCCTCTGCGCAGGCATTGCCAGCGCCGTGCCCGAGTCCCGCTTCCGGCGGTGCCAGGCGTCGCAGTTCTCTTGCCTCTGCGCAGGCATTGCCAGCGGCGAGACCAAATGGGGCGTGATCGTCCTCTCCGCAGTCGCAGTTCTCTTGCCTCTGCGCAGGCATTGCCAGTGGTCGTGGCCGGCCCTGCTGGCCCTGTGGAACCAGGTCGCAGTTCTCTTGCCTCTGCGCAGGCATTGCCAGGCACGTAGCTCCGGGCGGCCATCGCCCGCGCCCACAGTCGCAGTTCTCTTGCCTCTGCGCAGGCATTGCCAGGGCGGGATATCTCTGATTTCCATGCAGACCGAAGCAGTCGCAGTTCTCTTGCCTCTGCGCAGGCATTGCCAGCGCCTGGAAACGCCGGCCCGGCGACTGAGACGGCAGGAGTCGCAGTTCTCTTGCCTCTGCGCAGGCATTGCCAGCGCCGTACTGAATGGCGTCGAGATACCTGCTGATGTGTCGCAGTTCTCTTGCCTCTGCGCAGGCATTGCCAGGGCTTGCCCTTTTTCCCGGCCCTGGCCTGGTATTTCTTGACGCCGTGCGAGCAGTGCCGTTCCGGCAGCCCCTGACGAGCGCTTTTTCCCTGTTTAGTTTTCGGTAATGGCGCACTGGCCAGCGTGCGAGCGCTACCCGGAGGTGAGCTCACCACCGGGGCGCTCGCGACCGCGGCGCATGATGTTCCAGCCTGCGTTGGCATCGGCGTCGGCCCGGAACCCGCAGCTGGCGCAGGTCCACCGCTTGCCCCGGCCGGGCCTGGCGGCAGCGTACTCGTGCTCGGCATGCATGTGCCTGCATGCCGAGCAGGTCCGTGACGTGTTGCGCTCGTCTACCATGATCACCCGCATCCCGGCATCCGCGTGCCGCCGGGCTAGTTCCGCCCAGCGCGCTTCCCGGTTGAGCCTGTTCATGGCAGTGTGCCCGGCGACGCCGTAGTTCTTCCCCTCCTCCCGATTATCTGGGGCCTTGGCCCGGCGTGCCCGGCTGAGCCCGCCGCCGTCTCCCATGTACAGTTCCGCGTACTGGCGGGCATGGCGCCGGGCGATCTCGCGCTCGTCGTTGACAGCCCGGTCGGTGGCCCGCTGCAGTAGCCTGCCGAGGTTCCGCTTCAGCTGCTGCCGTTCCGGGTCGCTCTTCCAGCCATCATGACCTGGCGTGCGGCACCCCCTGGCCATCTTCCCTGCCTCGTCCAGGCACGGGCAGTACCTCATCCTGATGGCGGCGATGCGCTGCCGCAGCCGCAGTTCCCGCGCCTGCTCCGGCCCGGACAAGGCGCGCCGGGCGTATTCCCAGTACCGGGCTTCCGGGGCGCCGTTCGCGTGCCCCTGCGCAGGCAGGCCAGCGACGAACATCGCCGAGGACGTGACGCCGGGGTCAGCGGCGATGGCACCCGAGGCAGCGGCCTTCTCTAGGTGCTCATCACTGAAGGTGATGTTGAGCGTGGCGTGCCACGTGCCATCTGCGGCACGGTACCGCACGGTCACCGTGTCCACCCTGCTGCCGGGCGGCAGCTGCCGGTGCAGCCTGATCCGCAGGCTTCCCCCGAGCCTGGCGGGCACGCGCAGCAGCGCCCAGGCCTTCCCGCGGCCCGTCAGCGGGCTGGTAACCGTGATCAGGTCGTCAGGGAACGCCTTCCAGTTCGCCGCGCCCGTGTCCTTGATCACCGGGTCGCCCTGCTTCCACCGGCCGGCCGGGTCGTCCTTCTTCCTCTTGCAGGGAGCGCCGCCTGGCGTGAGCCGGGCCACGTACCGCTCGCTGTCGTCCTTGGCAGTGGCGCGAGCCTTCCCGCACTGCTCTTGCCACGTGCATGACTGGTCATCCCGCCAGGACCGGAACCGCAGCGTTGCCGGCTCGCCAGCTGCCCGCTTGCCCACGACGTTCCGGTAAGCGGCAGACGCGCGCTTGGCCACGTACAGCAGGGCCGACTGGTATGGCATCTCTTCCAGGGGGAAGTACTCACGTCCCTCGCGGCTGGTCAGCGGGCCTGCCGCAACTGCCTGCTCCTTGAGCCAGGCGTAGCTGAACGTTGCCGCGGACAGCGGGTACTCCGGGTCCAGTCCTTCCTTCCTGCGCGCGGCGTTGTGCTCGTCTGCGTCCCGGCAGGCGCGCACTGCCAGGTTCCAGGCGTGCCGGGTTCCCGCGAACTGCCTCCGCCAGGCATCGAGCTGGTCGTGGCGCGGGTACGCCTCAAAGGTGAAATTCCGGCTGGTGAGCATGCAACAATACTATAAGAGACTTCTATAGTGCGCCACTTAGCTACTCCACGGCCCCGGCACAGCCCCGACGGCTCACCCGATGGCGATCTCCTCCCGGGCCCGGGTGATCGCCGTGTACAAGTAAGCCTCACGCGAGACGTGCGGCAGCCGGTCGAAGGCCCCGGTGACCAGCACTCCCCGGGCCTCGTCACCCTGGGCTTTCCAGGCGGTGAGCGCGTAGCCGTAGTCCAGCCGCAGCAGTGGCTCCTTGCCGTCGTGCAGCATCTTCAGCTCCTTCGGCGTCAGGTCATCGGGACGGCTGGCGCGGACGGCTTCCAGCTCATCCCGGAATGCCGGCCGCACCGGGACGGTGGCCTGCACCTTGCGCGGCCCGGCCGGCGTCCCGTTCCCCGGGTGGCCGAACTGCCGGGCCAGCGCGAGGAACCGGCGCGGGTCCCGGTACCCGGAGAACTGCACGGTCATGTCGATGACGAGCTCTTCCGCGTGCTCAAAGGGCTCACCCGCCTCCAGGACGGTCCCGCGGCTGCCATTGAAGGCCCGCCACAGGTAGTAATCGTTGGCCATGGACACCACGACGTCCCCGGGAACCGGCCACGGGCCAGTGAAGCCGAGGGCCTCCCGGGCGCGGTTGTTGTGCCAGACCCGGCCGCCAGGGCGGTAGCCGTCATGACGCGGGCAGATGATCATGTCGCCGCTTGCCGCCCGCTGGGCGAAGTACGTGTTAGCAGCGGAAACCGACTCACCCAGGTCCGGCGGCAGCACGTGCGCGAGCGGGCCGTAAGGGCCGGGCGCCAGGTACTGCCCGAGGCGGGCCATTGTGGCCAGCGCGATGATCGGGTCGCCCGCCCGCTGCCGGACAATGGCCTCCATGACGATGCCCGGCGCGGCCAGCGCGCTGAAGCCCGGGTCGCCCACCGGCGGCAGCTGCCCGGGATCGCCGAACAGCAGCAGCGGGATGCGGCGACGGGCGCACTCCTGGCACAGCGTCGCGTAGTCATCACGGCTGAGCATGGAAGCCTCATCGATGATGATCACCTCCGCTCCCGACAGCGGGTCCGTGCGCGGGTCAGCCTTGAGGCCGGACTCCCGCAGCATGCACGGGCCAGCGGGCACTGCAACGCCGTCAGGGCGCGTCATCATCAGGCCCTGGTGATCGGGGCACGTCTCGCCTTCCCCGCAGGCGATTCCGGAACTGTCGCAGACAAGCTGCACCTTGGGCAGGTTCAGCAGCGCGAAAACGGTGCCGAGGGAGACGGGCTCCGTGAACCGGTCACCGTCTTCCCCTCCGTCGTCGTCTCCGGAATGCCGTCCGCGCCCGTGCGGGAAGCCAGATACCGCAACGCCCGCGTCTTCCAGCTTCTCCCAGAGCACCTTACGGGCAGCCTTGTTCGTGGGCGCCGCGTAAACCAGCCGCCGGCCGGCGAATACCTCTGGCACTACGTGAGTGGCCAGCCAGCTCTTCCCGGTCCCCGCGTACCCGCAAACGGCCAGCGGCCCGGAGCTGTAGTCATGCCCCATGATCCACCGTGCGGCCAGCTCCTGGTCCCGGGTCATCGTCATCACGGGCGCGCTCCGTTCCTTCTTCAGGCGCGCGGGCGCGCGCAGGTTGCATTGCTCGTGCTCAGGACCGCCAGGCGCTTCGCCATCGGGATGGCCAAGGTGCCAGGGATCACCAGCGGGAATCCACTGCCCGCACCGGGCGCAGGGCAGGCCGCCATCATGCCGCATCATCCGTGCGTAGCGACGGCGGCGCCAGCAGTGATCAGCATCGTACCGGTTGCCCACGTCAGTACAGCCTGTTCCTGCGCAGGTCCCGGGCGCGCCAGCCCTGAAGCCAGAGCTGGATGGCCTCGCCCAGGATGCGGTAAGGGTAAGCGCCCATTGTCCGGTAAGGACGCTCAACCGGGACGGCGAGCACGGGCAGTCCCCGCTGACGGCACAGTTCCGCGGCAAGGGCGCCGGTTTCCTGGCTCCGCCTCAGCTCCGGTTCCCAGTACGGGACGCCCCAGAACTCCTCAACGGTCATGTACCCCAGGGTCATGACGCTATCCTAGCATGCCCAGTCTTTCCTGGTCTTTCCCAGTCGTCGCAGTTCTTTTGCCCCTGCGCAGGCATTGCCCCCGGGCCACGCTGACGCCGGCCTAAGGCGTCAGCTCGCCTTGACGCCGACGATCATGACACGGTCCGTGCCTGTCCCGGGCGCCTTCCCGTCATGCTGCTCGAAGGCCAGCCCGAACCCGGCGGCCTGGATGGCAGCCAGCAGCGCCTCCTTGCTGAGCCAGAAGCTGCGCTCGTTACGCCACGCGGCCCAGCGGTTGCGGTTCTGCTCCGCCACCCACCGCCCGCGGTAGCCTTCGTGCTCGGCGTCCGGCTCCGTGGCGACGTGTGACTGCACGATGAGCAGCCGGCCCGTCGCCTTCCCGAGGCCGTTCAGGAAGGCCACTGGGTCATCCAGGTGGTACAGCAGCCCGCAGCAGAAGACGGCGTCCCACTCGCCTTCCCGGGCCTGTACCACGACGTCGCGCACGTCCGCCTTCACGAACGCCAGGCCGGGCAGCGCCACCCGGTCCATGACGTAGCGGCAGCACGCGATGTTCTCGGCGCGGGCCTCATACCCCGTCACGTCGTAGCCAGCCCTGGCGAAGGCCACGCTGTAGCCGCCTTCCAGGCAGCCCAGGTCGGCCACCGTCACCGGGCGGCCATGCAGGGCGCGGTCAGGGAAGGCCAGTTCCAGGTCCCGCAGCGCGGCCCGGCAGGTGCCGTTGCCCGCGAGGAGCGGGCGCCCGGGAAGCGTCTGCGAGCCGTCGTCCAGCTCGGTGTTGTGCGCGGTGAAGGTCTGCGCGACGCCGGCGATGACGTCACTCACGACGAAGGCTCCTGCCTTGCCAGGTGATGCCGCCGCCAGTGCCGCCGCAGCTGCTTCTCGCCCCGGAACCGCGCGCAGTACGCAGGCGGGTCATCACGCAGGTGCAGGAAGAAGCGGCAGCACAGCCATGTCTCGCCACGCTGCCCCCGGCTCAGGTCCCGCGTCATGAGCTTTCCCCCTGCTCCTCCAGCCCGAAGGCGCGCCCGATGCCCAGCCGCAGCGCCAGCTCATCGTTCCGGGCCGGCGCCCCGGGGTCAGCGGCGGACTCCAGGGGGAGGCCATCGCGCCGGCACAGGGCCTCCAGGACGTCGCGCAGCAGCTCATCACCGTTGCCCGCATCCGCCGCCGCGCCCTGCAGCTCAGCCAGCTCACGCCGGGCGAACTGCGCGCCAGCCGGGGTGAGGGCGTAGTAGCGCCGCGCCGGGCGCCCGGCCGTGACCGGGTCCTGCGCCTCCCACCAGGACGTCACCCAGCCTGCGCTCTCGGCCCGGTGCAGGGCCGGGTACAGCACTCCCGACGTCAGCCCTGCCTGCTGCATGATCTCCCGGCCGTAATGCGGCGCGGGATCATCCAGGAACACCCGCAAGATCCGCAGGAGGTGCCGGGTGACCCGGGGCGCGTCTGCATTCGGCATGGTCACCTGGTCACCGGCCCGCCAGCTCTGCCATCGTCAGCTTCCGCGCCCGCAGCTGCCCAGCCGGGCGCAAGGCCTGCTCCGGGAAGCCCGGTACCGCCAGCCGCAGCATCTCCTGGCGCAGCTTCGCGAGGGCGGCCTCCAGGGTCAGCATCTCCTGGCGTGATTCATCCAGGCCCTCCAGGACACGCAGGAGGTCCTCGCCCCAGTCGCCGGTCAGCATGCCGTCATCCTACTGCACCGGGTCTTTCCCGGTCTGGCTCGCGTCATCAGTCCTCTACCTTCTTCTCCACGATGCTGACCGGGGAAGGGCAGTTCTTGTTCAGGCACTTGTAGGTAATGATCAGGTACAGGCCGCTGCCGCGCCGCTCGGTCTTCGAGCCGTCAAACGTCCAGTCGTGCTTGTGCATGTCCTTCTTGTTGTCAACGGGCTTCTTCCCCTTCCGGCCGCCGCCCCCGCCGCCGGTTGCCGGGCAGGTGCCCGCGCCGCGCGCCGCAGCTGTCGCATGCCATGACCGTCCTCCTTTTCATCGCCATTTTGTCTCTTGTAGTATAACCCACGTCACCAGGTAAAGTATGATGGAGTCTGGCATACGCCTCACAGGAAAGGGCCGTCATGGCACGCAAGACCGAGTACCCCGCTGCGCCCGCCGTCAACTACGAGGAGGTCATGCTGCCGGTCGGCATCCTGACGTCCGCGTTCGCCAACCTGCACGGCCCGCAGCGCAACCGCCCCGCCGACAGCGTGCGCTGGCAGGCCTCGCTGCGCGCCCGGTCACGGGCCTACGGCGACTACAACCCGGTGCTGCTGCGCCCGCGGGTGGTGTCCTACCGCGAGGACACCCGGCAGTACTACACGCTGGACGGCAACTCCTCCAACCACTGGCTGCAGGCCAAGTTCGGGCCGAACGTCCTGGTGCCGTGCCGGGTGCTGCGCGGCCTGACGCCGGCCCAGGAGAACCGGGTCTTCCAGGAGCTGCAGAAGCTCAAGCGGGTGACGCCGCTGGAGGCCGCCCGCGCGGACGTGGAGTTCGACGCCGGCAGCGCGGCGTTCGTCATCAACAAGGCTTACGAGGAGAACGGCTTCACCCTGGGCAACCGCACTGACTCCGCGCACGTGCTGTCGATCACGGCCGGGCAGTACGTGCTGAGCATCGGCGGCGAGGCGCGGCTGCGCGAGGTGCTGCGGGCCATCCGCGAGAGCTTCCCCGATGACGACTCCCGGCGCACCAACGCCTCGCTGGTCAAGGCCATCGCGCTGGCGCTGGGCAATGCTGAGATGGACCGGGAGGTGCTGCTGCGGGCGATGAAGGCAGCCGGGACCTGGGAGCTGGCGGGCGCCATCCAGGGCCGCGGGTCTGAGGGCGCTGTCCTGGCCCGCATCCGGGCGGCCTACGACGCGCTGGCGCAGCAGGAGGACTACGATGCGCTGGTGGCCCGGGAGGCCCTGGACAAGGACTGAGCCTGGCCCCCCTGCGCCGTGTCAGCCGCTATCCATCGTCGCAGTTCTCGTGCCTCTGCGCAGGCATTGCCAGCCACGATTGTCAGCCACGAGCGCGCCCCGTCCTGGCAATCTCATCCGCCGCGACGGCAGTCTGGCCCCAGACGTCATCCAGGGTCACGATCCAGGCCAGCCCCGGCACGGACGGCGAGTGGAACCGGGCGCTCAGCACGCCCGTGCTGCCGTACCAGGGATGATCGCGGCTGGTGATGATCACGTGGTCGCCAGCCGTCAGCGCTGCCCGGGGCTTCGCCATCAGCAGCGGCCTGCCGTGCCAGCAGCCGGGTGCCCGGTCAGCTCCGCCATCGTCAGCTTCCGGGCGCGCAGCGGCGAGCGCTGCTCCAGCAGCACCTCCAGCGGGTCCGCGCCGCCGATGATGGCCTCGGCCTGTTCTTGCGTGACGAAGGCGCCGCGCAGCCAGCCTTCAGCCACGGTCAGCCCGCAGGCGGCGAGCAGCCGTTCCTCGTCCCTGGTCCGGGCCCGCATGGCCAGCCGCCAGCCCGTGACGTCGCGCTGCGCGTTGCGCTCCTGGTCAAGCGTCCAGTGCCGGGCCGCCATCAGGGCCGCGTCCTCAGCTCGCGCAGGTAGCCGCGCACCGTGTCGGGGTGCACGCCGAGGCGCCGGGCCAGCTCTGCCGCGCTGGTGATGCCCTGCTCCAGCAGGTACTGGCAGTCAGCCAGGTGCCCGGCCTTGTCCAGGCTACGCTGCGGCGGTGGCGGCCCCTGCTCCGGCCGGCCCGTGCGCAGCCAGCGCCGGTAGCAGCGTGCGCACCAGCCCCGGCAGTAGCCGCCCTCGTCGTTGCCGCACGACGGGCAGGCTGCCAGCAGCCGGGTGCGCGGCGCGCCCTGGCGCGCGGGCGGCGGCAGGGACGGCGGCTTGCCCAGCGCGCGCCAGCGGCTGTAGCACGACGCGCACCAGCCCTGGCGGCGGTAGGGCAGCAGCAGCACCCGGCCGCAGCACGTGCAGGGCCCGGCGTCCACGGGCCAGCTCCCTCCTCCGGCTACAGCCGGGTCCCCAGCAGCCAGTGCGCCATCAGGCACGCGGTAACGAGCATCACCGGGTACCCGGTGACCAGGACGAGGACCACGACGGCGCCGGCAATGCCGCAGTCCCACGCCGCCAGCCACAGGCCCTGGCACCACAGCCGGGCCTCGAACGCCAGCCGCGCCGCGCTCACGGGATTCCCCAGGTGCGGGCCTTCATCATGGCGCCAGCTCCTCGAACTGCTGCCGGAAGGCCATGGGGGTCAAGACAAGGCGGCCGTCCGCGCCGTCCAGGGCCAGCAGCAGCCAGCCGGGCTTCAGCTCCGTGCGGTTGAGCGTGACCGGGCAGCTGATGATGACCTTCCCGTCTTCAATGCTGGCGTGCGGGCCGGCCATCGCCGAGATGGCGGCCCAGTCCGCGGTGATGTCGCCGCTGAAGCGCAGCGCCGTGCCTTCCCGGGCCCGGGTGCGGACCTTCATCATGCCGTCAGCTCCGCCATCGTCAGCTTCCGGGCGCGCGGCCAGCCGGGCAGCAGCACCGTCACCGGGTCAGCGCCATGGGCGATTGCCCGCGCCTCAGCGGCCGTCAGCTCAATGCCGGACAGCTCGATCACGTCGGCCGTGCCGCTGTCCCGCATGCTGTAGCTGACGGTCAGGCCGGGCCGGGCCGCCACGACGTCCTGCGCGCACGCCATCGTCATCCTGATCCCGTCCAGGACCCAGCGCTCCTGGAAGGCCCGGTACGGGTCCAGGGTGATCGCCCAGCCTGCCCGCCCGGAGATGCGGGCCATCAGCGCGCCCCTAGTTCCGCCATCGTCAGCTTCCGGGCGCGCAGCACCGGGGCCGGGCGGCGCCAGGCACCCGTGACGGTGCCCCAGGGCTCTCCCGGCAGGCACGGCCATGGCTCGGGGGCATACTCGCCGCTGCTGCCCAGCCCCAGGAGGGCCCGGGCCTCGTCCGCGGTGACCAGGGCGCAGTTCACGTACCGCGTCATGATCCAGGCCGTGAAGGAACCGTCGTCGTTCACCGCGCCCCCAGTTCCGCCATCGTCAGCTTCCGGGCGCGCAGCCGCGCCGGCACCGCTGGCACCGCTGGCGTCGTGCTGCCGTGCAGCAGGAGCGTCATCACGTCCGTGCCGTTGATGAGCATGAGCGCTTCCTCCTCGGTGACCCGGATGTCATTCAGCACCACGCAGGCGGCGATTCCCCCGCAGGTGCAGGCCTCGCGCCATGCTACGATCTCCTGCGCTTGCGGGACCGTGCACGCCACGCCGTGGAGGCGGTACTCCGGCCAGCTCCGGAACGACCCGGCCTGGCGGGAAGCGGAGGTGAGCGTGAGCGTCCAGCCGTCCGCGCTGGCCCACTGGCGCACGCTCATGACCGCGCCCGGTCCTTCCACCAGGCCACCGCGCCGCGCGCCAGCGGGTCCGGCATCCCGCAGTCATGCACGGCGCAGAACAGCAGGTGCCGGCACGCGTCCCGGGCGTCCCGCGGCATCTTGGCCGTCAGCGCCAGCATCCCGGCGATGCGCAGCCGCTCATCCGTCGCCCAGGCCTTCACCTCGCCCGCCGGGCGCCAGTGCCAGCGCGCCACGCCGTCCAGGCTCGTGATCACCTGCCGGGTGACGGTGGCATCGCGCCCGGTGCCGGGGCCGGGGACGAACGCCTCGCCGGCCGCGATGACCCGGGCTCCCTCACTGGCCTCCAGCAGCTGCCGCGCCAGCCAGGCCGCCGCGTGCCCGCTGCACTGGAAGGCTGTCAGCGGCCCGTGCGGGGGCAGGAACGCCATCCCGGTGCACGTGCCCGGGTCGCAGCCCAGCACGGCCACGGGCTCACTGCCAGCCAGCGGGCCATCGCCCGCCACCCGGGCAGGCAGCACCTCCCGGTCATCATCAGGCGTCACCGGCCGCGTCATGGTCGCCGATCGCCCGGCCGGCCACAGGCCGCTGCCCGCGCCGCCGCCGGGCACAGTCCAGCTCATGGCGCCCCTCCTTCCCGTTGTTCCTCGCGGGTGCCCGCCGCTGCATCCGGCAGCGAGTCCCGCAGCCGCTCCAGCACCGGCCCGGCCAGGGCCACGCCGTCGCTGTTCCCGGCCTCGTCCAGCTCCAGCACCAGCCGTGCCAGCGCCGAGCGCCAGCTGAACGCGCTGGCGTCCTTGACCAGGCCGATGCCGCTGATGAGCGACAGCGCCCGGCCCGCTTCGTCACTGATCATGATGGCCTGCTTTCCTGCAGTCGGCGTGGTGCGGCATCCAGTACGGCGCCTGGCAGGACGGGCACGTCCCGCACGGGACGGCTGCCTGCCCGGTGCCCGTGGCGGCCTTCACTGACCGCGGGCGCAGGTGCCGCAGCACGTAGTGCCGCTCGGCCGCGGTGAGCAGGGCGCCCAGCTCCCAGGACGTGCTGGCGGCCATCACGCGACCGTGCACGGAACACGACAGCACAAGCCATGACGTGCCGTCCACGACAGGCGCGGTCACGGTGTCGCAGTCCTCTTGCCCCTGCGCAGGCATGGTTATGGTCACGCTGAAGTCAGCGTCCTCGTCGCAGGGCCACATCCGGCGCGCGGTGGCCCATTCCTCCTTGGTGACCTTCACGGCTGCTCCCCGGCCTTGTTGCGCGTGACCCAGAGCAGCAGGCCATGCGCCAGGTCCCCGTCCTCAGTGAACTGCAGGCCGTCCAGTGCGCTGCGTGACCCGGCAATGCCGCTGTCCCCGGCGGCCCAGGTGGCACAGGCCCAGCTGGCCAGCAGCTGGCCGAGCCGCTGCCGGGGCTGCGCCTGCCAGGCTTCCAGGACCAGCGCGAGCACGGCCTGCTTCTGCTCCGTCGTCACCGCCCGGCCACGGGGCGCGGTCCCGGTCACGCACCGGCCCTCATCGCCCTGGCGCACGGCCATCACCGACAGCACGACGGCCGCGCGCGGGAATTCCGCTTCCGCCATCGCCTGGCACGCCTGGCTCATGTGCCGACGGCAGCTCAGCTGGGCGTCACTGCTGCGGCTGCCCACAGCCACCCGCCAGATGGCGCGGGCCTGGCAGCCGTCCGGGTGCTCGCATGGAGCGCTCACGGCTTTTCCTCCTTCTTCCTGGCACGGTCCCGGCGCTCGGTCAGGGAGCGCTTGAGCGCGCGGCGGGCCAGGGCTGCTGCCGACACGCACTGCCCGCGATGGCCCAGGGGGCGCCCGCACCGGGGGAACGGGTCCGGTATCGCGCCCGACATGATCCGGGGCTGCAGGGCGGCGTTGCAGCGGTCCGGTCGCCAGGCCGGCGTCACCGCGTGCCGTCCCGGATCCCGGCGGGCACCTGCGACCAGTCGATGGTGATCGTCACCTGCTCCGGGCCGCCGTCCATCGTGACCGCGTTTTCCGGCAGCTCGCACAGCACCCAGTCCAGGGCCTCGCCCAGGCTCAGCCGGGCGCTGGCCAGCTGGGTCAGGCCCGGCTCGCCGCGCGGGCGCTTCCAGTGCGTCGTCACCCGGAAGCTCACCTTCTCGCTCACGGCCGCCGCTCCTGGTCCTCGCGCGCCCGGGTGACCAGCCGCCCGAGCCAGGCCGCCGCCGCCCGCTGGCAGCCGGGCGTGCCCAGCGGCAGCAGTGGCGTCACCTCGATGCCCAGCTCCCGGCACTGCGCGAAGGCCAGCGCCAGCGCGTCCATCGCGCGCCCGTCCACGGCGATGCCATCCTCAGCTTCGCTCACGGCAGCCTCGCCGGCACGCGGTAGGCGCCCTTCAGCGCGGTCCAGTACTGGGTCAGTTCATCGTCGCAGTTCTCTTGCCCCTGCGCAGGCACTGCCAGCCTGAACCTGGCGCGCCAGTCCACGGCAGTGCGCCGGTCATGGGCCAGTCGGCCGTTCATGCCTGCGGTCCTCCTGCCGGGTACGGCGGCAGGACGCACTGCCACTGCAGCAGCTTCCCGGCCGCCCGCGCCATCCGGATCGCCTGCCAGGTGCCGCTGCGCGCCGAGCGCGGGTCGTCCTCGGGGAACGCCGGGAAGCCCGTGACCTGGTCAGCCCGCTTCACCAGCATCGCGTTGCGGTCCTTGTAGGCAGTGCCCGGGGGCATCGCGAAGACGGTCACTTTCGCGCGCGGCAGTGCCGGGTCCAGCCACCAGGCATCCACCCGGCTGCGGTCGGCGGGCACGATCACGATGTGCTCCGCGCCTGGGTGGTTCGCCAGCAGCCAGCGGCCGAGGAACGCGTCACCGCCCCGGCACGCGCCGGTGACGTACCGGCTCGCAGGGGGCAGTCCGGCCAGCATGCCCAGCGCGATGGCCGGCGGCGGATTGAAGCCCTGCCGGGAGGCGGTGAACGAGAGCGCCAGCATCACGCGCCCCCGGCTTCCCGGCCTTGCGCGGCCAGGCGCCCTGCCCTGAGCGCCAGTGCCCGGATGACCCGGCCGCGGCGCTCGGGGTCGTCTTGCATGACCTGGTGCGCCAGCACGCGCCAGCCCTGCTCCAGTGCGGTCGTCGCGTCACGGCTCAGCGTCATGACCCGGCCTCCTGGCCGACCCAGGATGCGACGTGCACGCGCGCGCCATGCGGGGTGCAGCCAGCATCCAGGCACCGCTGGTACGCTTCCGGCTCGTCAATGAGCCCGGCGCTCAGCTCTGCCGCGATCAGGGCCAGCTCCCGGCCTGCGTCATCATCCAGCGGGAGGGTCATCGTGCGTCGCCTGCTTCCTTGCCCACGCCGAGCGCCTTCCTGCCAATCATCGCCCGGGCTTCGTTAATGCGCGCCTTCAGCTCATCGTCGCTGATCGTGCGGCGCTGGTGATCCCGGACGGCTGCCAGCACCATGCGCAGCGCCCGCAGGTACTTCACTCCTGCCCCGCTTCCTCGCCTGCCATCATGACCCGGCCTCCTGGCCCTTCAGCAGGAACGTCCAGCCATGCTCGGTGACCAGCTCATCACGCAGGTGATCACCGAAGCCGGTGCGCACCACGTCCGGGGCCAGCGCGATCCCGGCGCGCGCGCAGAACTCCTCCAGGCTGATGCTGCCGTCCAGGCCATCGCCGTGCTCGAAGCTGGCGACGTGCCGGATGAGCTGGTCCTCGTCAGCGGTGACCCAGTCCGGGGTGGCGTACTGCCGCACGGCGCCGTAACCGTGCCGGTAGCGCAGGTAGTAGTAGTTGCCTGCCTCGTCCCAGGCGTCCCACTGAGCTGGGCAGGCAATGCTGGTCTGGGTGACCCGGGTAAGGGTGAGCACGGTCATTGCGGTCCCTCCCGCTGGGGCGCGATGGCGAACCGGTGGCCGTCCAGCTCCAGCGTCATGGCGTGCGCGCAGTGCGCGATGATGACCCGGGCCAGCTCGTTCTCCAGGCCGGGGCGCCAGGTGATGCGGTCGACGGGATTGCGGTGCTGGCTCTGGGCGTGGTGCAGGAACACCCCGTCGTCCAGCGCCTTCTGCACCTTCGCCACCATCTCGGGCAGCAGCTCGTCATCGTCACGGCTCACCGCTCGTGCACCTCCTCGTTCAGGGGCGTGCCGGTGTCGGCGTGCAGCCGGTAGTCATCCAGCATGCCGTCTAGGATGCTCATCGCCTCACTGCCTGGGTCCATCTCGTCGCGCCACCGCAGCAGCCACGCTTCCACGGCGTCGCCGCGACGGGGCAGTGGCGGGTAATAGAGGACCTCGCTGGCGGCACGCTGCTCCTGCGGCGTGAAGGCGCAGGTGCACTCATCAGCGGGCCGGCTCAGCGACGCGTCCCCGCACCAGGGTTGGTGCTGCCGGACCGGTTCCTCATCCGGCTTCGCGAACAGCTCGTCTACGGCCTGACGGCCTTCCGGGGTCAGGAACCGCTGCACCTCATTCCGCAAGCCCTCGCCGGCACCTTCCAGGGCGGGCGCCGCCATGAACGCATGCGCCCAGTCCTGCGTGTAATCGCACGCTGCGCAATGCCAGCCGTCCGCTCCCGCGATCAGGGCCAGCCGTCCGCCGCGGCCTCGCGCCCGCCCCCGGCAGTTGTCGTTGCCGCACGTGAACGGGTGCCCGGCGCCGCCCTGGTAGGCGTTCAGCGCGGCGACCTGGCCCGGGGTGAACGGGGCCTGGATGACCGGCCAGGGCCGGTGCTGCCACGTGCCGTGCGTGCTCACGCGCACCTGCCGATGGCGATGGCCCAGCAGGAGTCATGCGCGCAGTCGCCCCAGGTCAGCAGCGCGGCGGTGCTGCTGCCGCGGTGCCATTCCCGGCACAGGGGCCCGTGCGGGCGCGGCCGGGGCTTGCGCGTGCGTGGCCACAGCCGGATGCTCACAGCTCACTCACCTTCCCGGCCCAGCCGAGGGTCATCACGGGCCAGGGCGGCGGCGCCGGTGACTTCTGCCGCTCCATGGCCTCCGCCAGCAGTTCCCGGCCCACCTGGTCTATGCACGCCGCGCATGCCCACCGGGGGCCGTACGCCATCAGCTGGCCGAAGACCTGCACTAGCCACGTGCCCGTTCCCCCGCACCCACGGCACGTGATCACCAGCCCGTCCATGCTCGCCCCTTCCCTTCTGCCTACAGCGGGATGTCGAAGCCGCCGAAGTCTGCGTCCAGCTGGCCGTCCGGCTCGATCGCGAACGGGGTGCCGGGGATGTCAAAGGCTATCTCCCCGTCGAACGGGTCGAAGCCGATGCCCGGTGCCACGTAACCGCGGTCCAGCGCCACGTCCAGCAGCAGCAGGCTGCCCAGTGGCGTCATGCACGTCCCGCAGCCGCCCCGGCTCGCGTAGACGGCGTGCCCACAGCTCGCGCAGTAGTAGTGCCCTTGCCCGTACATGGTGGTGTCCTTTCCGTGGATGGTGCTTACTTCGTACCTGCAGCGCTGGCTGACGGGATGACGACGCCGGACCCGGCGCCCGGCCAGCAGGAGAACCCCGCTGGCGGCGTGAACGCGCCGTCGGCGAGGGCGTTCATGCACTGCTGGACCAGCGCCAGGGGATTGCCGGCCAGTGACTTCTGCAGGTCCTGGTTGGCCTGCGCTTGCGCCTGCGCCGTCAGCTGGGACTGCTTGGCCACGTCGGTCTTGGCGACCTGCGCGAGCACGGAGTTAATCCGGTCCTGCACGGTGCCGCTGTACTGCAGGGGCTGGATGACCAGCGTGATCACCTGGATGTCCGAGCCGACCTTGCCCTCCAGCAGGGCCTGCACCTGGGCGGCCAGCTGGGCGGTGGTCGGGTTGGACGGCGACCCGGCAGGCGCCCCGGTGGCCAGCGGCGCGATCGGGTCATAGCCGTCATAGACGGTATTCATGGCCCGGTTCAGCTCCGGCAGCAGCAGCGCGTTCTCCACGCCGGAGGTGGAGTTGCGGTAGTTCTGGAAAATGTCGTCAGAGGCACTGGCCACGATCTTCCACCGGATCGCCACCGGGGCCCTGGCGATCTGCTGGCCGGCGATCTTCACCGTCATCACCACGTCGGTGACCTGGACGGCCTCGTCCATGGACGTGACCTGGTCCCAGGGGGCGGTGAAGTTCGGGCCAGGGGACAGGTGGCCGGTAGGCTGCCCGAAGCTGGTGACGATGCCGATGTCGCGAGTGCCGACCGGGTTCCAGCTGCTCACCAGGACCAGGATGATGGCGGTGGCGCCCAGCACGGCCGCTGCGATGCGGGCCACGGTGCGAGCGTCCCGGACGTCCCTGTCCGCTTGCGCGCGGCTGCGGATGAGCCGGGTGTACAGCACGAGGAGGGCGACGATGACCGCGAGGATGATCGCCCACAAGAAGGTTCCTGGCATGAGTCCTACAGTATCACGGAGTATGCGAAGATGCGACCGTTACTCATGGCGGCTGGCCTTCAGCCGGGGATGGAGCACGTCGTCCAGGAGCAGCAAGGCGCCTGCGAGGACCAGCATCACCAAGGGCAGCGTCACCGTGAAGGCATCCGGGGCATCGACGGCAACCGCGGTCGTGACCGCAGCCGAAGCCAGCAGGCCCAGGCCCCAGTAGCGCAGCGGGCGGTGCCGGATGGTGAACGCCACGGTCCAGGTCATGTCCCGCAGCCGCCACCGCAGCCCGTAGCGTGGCTGGCCGCTTGCCGGGCGCGCGGCTTTCCGGGTCGTCATGACGGCTGCTCCGTGCCGCCTGGCGTGCCGTCCAGCCGCCGCCAGCTGATGGCCGTCACGCACGTGACATCGTTGCACACCCGCAGGCCGTAGCGGTGCTGCCCGGCGTCCAGTACCCAGTTCGCTTCCGGCGTGGCGGGCAGCTCCACGACGATCGTGATGCGGCCGGAGCCTTCAGCAGAACTCAGTGCCTCAGCAGAACTCAACGTCCTCGCCTGCTTCCGCCGCGGCCCGCAGCCCGTTGATGAATGCCTGCGTCTTGGCCCGCATCGACGGGGAGATGTGCCCGATGGCGTGGATGTCGTCCAGCTGGGGCAGCAGCTCCTCCAGCCGGGCCGCGATCAGCGCGCCCTGCTCGGGGTGCAGGACGCCGTCGCAGTCGGAGTGGACGATGAGCCACAGCAGCGGGTCATCGCCCGGCATGGAGCCCCACTCGCCCATCAGGTTGGCATTGGTGAAGTCCTCCCAGGGCAGCGCGACGTACTGGCGACCGTGTTCCCCGGTGGTGAACTGGTAGCCGGCCACCCGGGCCAGCTCGTTGCGCCACCGGGAGAACGCGCTGTAGGCGCCGTGCCAGCAGTCGTGCGTGATGTCGAGTCCCATGACGGTTAGGGTATCATGCAGTATCACGAGGCGGCACGGAAAGGAGGCTTCCTCATGAAGTCGCGGTCAGGCAGGACGGCAATGGGCAGGCTCGCCACGGTGACCATCCCCGTTGCGGTCATCATGGCGTACCGGCTCATCCCGGCACGGCTGCGCCGCGTCCTCAGCCCGCCACCCGGTACCTCCGGTCACGCCCTGGAGGCCGTTCGCGCAGGCGGCGGGTGGACGGCGTTCTGGCATGACGCGCTGCCGCAGCGCAGCGTGCACGGCGGCCCGTTTGACTGGGAGCACTACAAGAGCGGCTGACCGGAGGCTGTGCCCTTCAGTGGCGCAGCGGCTACCTCACGCAGCCGCTGCGCCACTTCCGCGCTGCCGTGCAGTTCCTCTGATGCGATGGCCTGGCGTGCCAGGACGCTGAAGCGCGCCTCGTCGCCGTCGTAGTGCGCGCGGATGAGCTCCGCGACCAGCTCGCCGTTCACCACCGCCGCTCACCCGTGCCTGTGCTGCTGGCCGTGCGTTCCCAGAACTGCCTGGGCAGCGTCCAGCACGTCCAGCAGCGTTGCTGACTCCGCCGTGAGCTGGCCGGCCCGCGCGTCCGCCCGCATCCCGGCAAGCGTGCGGGCATCACCCTCGATCAGGGCGACGATCGCGGCCAGCACGTCACGGTCATCATCGCGTGTCATCGCATGCTCCAGTTCGTGTCAGCGTCCGCATGGGCCTTGCGGTAGTCATCCGTGCCCAGGTACCACAATGGGCAGCCCCGGCCGTCCTCGCGCATGACGGTTCCCTTCTTCCACTCAAAGGTGAAGGTGAGGCCCGTGCACCGGGGCGCGCCATCGGGGTCCAGTGCCGCCCTCACGCGCCAGCCTTGCGCTGCTGCCAGGAGGGGCGAGACAGGCAATCGTGCCACGCGTAGCGCGCCCCGGGCAGCTGCCGCCGGGGGTCACGCACGATGTACCCCTCACTGTCCCGGGCCAGGTTCCCCTCGTCACCGGGCAAGCTGACCAGCGCGCCGCGCAGCCTGCCACCGGGCCGGCGCTCCTCCGCGTGCATCACCAGCTGGCCGCACCCGTTGCAGGTGACGCGCTCCCACAGGCGCGCGCCACTGCGGGGCTGCCGGCCCTCCCGCGCAGCACGGGCGATCACGGGCCGGTAGCCCGCCCGCCTGGTCTTGCTCATCAGCACCACCAGGTCGCGATGACCGGGCGCAGCTCCCGCCACGTGCCCGGGTCGGTGAACAGCTCCAGGTACTCGCAGAGGTCACGGACTTCCGAGGGCACGCTGGGCACGATGCGCATCCGGGCCTCCTCCAGCGTCCAGTCCGGGAACAGCACGGCCGCCAGCTCGCGCAAGGCCTGCTCGCTGAGATCCCCGTCTTCGTAGCGTGCCGCGAAGCGCGCCCACAAGGCCGTGTCCGCGGGCGCGGGCTCACCGGTGCGCGCGTCCATGAACGTGCCATTGAAGGGGAAGATGCCGTTGCGCAGGAAGAGCACCCGGTTGCCCTGGGATGGCGTGCGGTCGTAGGTCTCCTCGGCCCAGTCCAGGGCGTCGTCGTACCGCGACCACTGCCTGCACCCGAGCGGGATTACCAGCAGTAGCGGCAGCCCGGCCTCATCCGGGACGTGCACGCAGTCTGCCAGGTCGCGGCTGGTGATCGCGTCCTGGTCATGGTGCAGCAGGATGTAGTCCAGTGACGGCAGTGCAGGCGTGCTGCGCGGGAGGGCCTGCAGCCACTGCCAGTACTGCGCGGCGGGCAGGCCCTCGTAGCGGAACAGCCGTGACTCCCAGTTCACCCGTGAGTCGGCGCGGTCCGTGCCGGCCAGCTTCAGGCCGTAGCCGCATGCCTTGTGCACCCTGATGCCCATGACGGTATCTTACGGTATGACTACGGCAGCGGGCGCTGGAGGCTGACCCGGGTGCGCCAGGCATCCGCCGCCGGGACCACTTCCGTGATGAGGTAGCCGTCCTTGACCAGGTACGTGAGCATGCCCCCGAAGCGGTTCTGGGTCCCGATCCGGATGGCCCGGTAACCCCGCTCGGCCGCCCGCGCCTTCATGATCGTCATCAGCGCGGTGAGCGCCCCCTGGCGCCGGGCCGCGGGCACTACGCCGGCCAGCCAGCAGTACAGCGAGCCGTCCTGGTACCGGTCGTAGGCGATGAGCGCGCCGCCGGGCAGCGCCCCCGGTTCGCCGGCGACCAGGATGAGGCGGTCATGGCTGTCCAGCCGGGTGCGCGCGGACTGCGCCCACGTGCCATGCGGGCCGTCATCGGGGTCGAATTCCGGGACCCCTGACAGCACGCCGAGGGCCACGTCCAGCGGGGCTTCCGTTACCAGCATGACCTGTATCGTACAGTATGAAGCCCGTCACAGCACTAGCAGCCGGACGGCGTCGCTGGCCGTGGCGACGCCCAGTGCGGCCGGCTTCTGCTCCCGGGCTGCCAGCGTCCACTCACCCGCGTCCGCCAGGCCTCCGGTGACCACGTAGACCTCATGCCCGGCGTCGTAGAGGTCATTCGCCAGCCGGGCCAGGGCTGGGCGGTCCAGGCAGCCGTCAAGGTCGAAACCGTGTCGCAGTTCTCTTGCCCCTGCGCAGGCACTGCCAGCCTGAACCTGGCGCGAAACCGTTACCGGAGGCCCCCCATCAGCTCACGCACTACCCGCGGGTCTCTGACAAGTTCTGACAACTGGCCGCCCTTCCCGCGAAGAACAGTCCGTACACGTTCATCTACAGTACTTTTAGCAATGATATCAATCACTTCTATGCAGCAGTTCTCGTTGCCAATTCTGTGAGCTCGGTCCTCTGGCTGCAGCGCCTGGTCCAGCTGCCAGGACCGCTGCAGCATCACAACCGTGCTGGCTGCAGTCAATGTAATTCCCAGGCTTCCTGCGCCGCTTGTCGCCAGGATGACGTCCAGCTGTCCGGCCTGGAAAGCGTCAATATCATTGCGCCGGGCCGCCTTCCCCTGGCCGCCGGTAATGTACCCGCACCGGTAACCCGCGTCCTTGCACGCTGCCCCGGCAATGTCAATGAGCTGCTTGCTGACCGCGAACACCGCGACCTGCTGGCCACGCCGCTCGGCCAGGATCTCCAGCAGGCAGTCGGCCTTCCAGCTCGGCGCCTTCAGCGTCACGTCATAGCGCTTGACCTCCATCCCCAGCTCATTCAGCTCCGTGCGGACGGTCACGTCGCACGCTGAGCTGGCCAGCTGGGAGAGCCGGGTCAGCTGCGCCAGGGTGCTCATCACCGGCAGGTCCCCGCCGTCCTCCGGCAGCTGCGCCAGCATGTCGTTCGCCATCCCGGTGTACGCCGCGCGCCAGGGCGCCGGGATGGCCACCGTGCGCACTGAGTAGACCTTCGGCGGCAGCTGGCTCAGCACGTCGGCCTTGGCGACCCGGCGGTACTGCCCCAGGAGGACGGCGCGGAACTCCGGCTCGGCCAGCGGCGCCAGCCCTTCGACCTTGCGCTGGTAGCCATCATCGACCGTGAAGCAGTACCTTTTGATGAACGCGTCGCGCGACGGCCAGCTTGCCGGGTCCATGGCGGCCAGCGCGGGATAGACGTCCCCGGTGTCACGAGTGACCGGCGTGCCGGACAGGCCGACGAAGGTCTGCGCGTGCTCAGCGATCCGGCGCACGGCCTGGGACAGCAAGGACGCGTGATTGCGCGTCAGGTGCACCTCGTCGCAGACCACGGCCCGCGCTCGCAGCGTCACCAGCGGCCCCCCGGCACTAGCGGCGTCCAGCCGGGCGGTGGCGTACGTGGTGATCATGATGCCATCCGGGCGGGGCTGCCGGTTCTTGCCGCCGTGCATGACGGGCGGTGGCCAGTTCGGCGCCCAGTCGCGGGCGTGCCGTGCCCAGACCTCGCCGACGTCCCAGGACGGCACGAGGATGACGAGCGGGAAGATGGCGTGCCCGAGGCGCTGCCGCTCCAGCAGCCCCAGGATCGTCGTGACCGTCTTGCCGCAGCCGGCCTCGTCAAAGATCAGCGCCTTCCCGGTGGTGGCAATGACGCGGGCGCCCTCCAGCTGGTAGTGGCGCGGCACCAGCACAGGTGCGGTGGCTGGCTGCTGCGCATGGGCTGCGGGCACCGGAATGATGGCTGGCTGATCCCTGTTGGCTGCCGTCACCGGAGTAATGGCTGGCTGTTGCACATTGGCTGCGGGCTCGTTGACGAAGGCTGGCGGTACTGGATGGGCCGCGTGCTGTGGGGCGTTGGCTGGCAGGACGTCAGCGGCTGCTGGCTCATCTACGAGGGCTGGCTGTTGGGGATTGGCTGCAAGCGCGGGCAGTGCAGTGCGCTGGGTGAACTCCGCCAGCACCCAGTCCTGCAACCGCGGGCCGGGAGCCCACTGCCCGAGGCTGCCGCCATTGAACGTGAGGGCCAGCTGGGTGACGATTGCCCAGGTCAGCGGCCCGGCAAGCGCGCCGGGCGGCCGGGTCTTGCTAAATGGCGCCGTCATGGCCCGGATGGCTGCCGCCGCCCGGTTGACCTCCCAGTCCTGCCCGGCTGCCACCACGATGACGTGACGGCCATCGACGGCGATCTCGCCGTAGACGCCGCACGTCACCGGCAGGCTCCTGTTCCATGGCTGGCTACGGTGCTCTGGCTGGATGGCTGGCTGGAGCGGATGGGCTGCGTGCTCACCGTGTCCTGGGCTGGCTTGACCTTAGCGGGATGCGGTACTTTGGCTGCTTGGCTGGCTAACGCCGACTGGCTGTGCTGGCGGGCACCGGATTGGCGGCTGGCTGGTCCATGCTGGCTGGGGTCTGATGGCGGCACGAGATGATGGGCTGGCTGGTGCCTGGTTGGCGGGATTGAGGCCCCCGGACCGCGCACCCCCACGTCCGGGGCCCGGGGGAGCCTGGGTCAGCCCTGGCCGGTGAGCTGCGCGAGCAGCCGCTGCTGGTCCGGTGACAGGTCCGGGGGCGCCGCCATCACGGGCGTGACGGCTGGCTGTCCTTGAGCGGCGGCGGGTGCCCCCTGGTCATACGGGCCGTTGTACGGCTGCGGTCCCGGGGGCGGCTCCGGGGCGGGCAGCGGTGCGTACTGCGGTTGCTGGTGCTGTGGTTGCTGGTGCTGCGGCGGCTGCAGTCCCGCGGACTGGTAGGCCGCGCTCGCGAGCTGCTGGGCCGGGTCCTGGTACTGCTGCGCCAGCGGGTTCCACGGCGCGTTCGGCTGGCCGTACGGTCCCTGCGGAGCGGGCGCGTACTGCGGTTCCATGGCTGGCTGTGCTGGTCCGGCTGCCTGCTGGAACTGCTGGAGGTGAATGGCTGGCTCTGCAGGTTCGGCGGCGTGCTGGTAACCGTTGCCGCCTTGCGGGCGCCGGTAGGTGATCATTTTCATTTTCTGGGGATTCAGCCCCGGGATGGGCCGCTCGCCGGTATATGTAATCGTGATAACAGCGCCTGCCTCGGGCGGCGGCATGTGGCCCTTGGCCGTCAGCGGGACGCCGGCCGCCTCCATGGCGCGGTCCAGCTCGGCCCGGTCGCTGCCCTTGCAGTACCAGGCCGCGCGCCCGTCGGGGAACTCCGCCGATGGCTGCAGCTGCAGCGGGACGACCATGACGAACTTCGGGCGGCCATCGGGGTGGGTGATGACGCGGCTCTTGTCGCGGATGTCGGTCTGCGCGACGACGTCCGCGTTCGTGAGGCTGCGCGCCACCACCCCGGTGTAGCTGAAGCCAACGGGCTTGCGGTCGAAGGTCAGTGACTTTCCTGAAGCCGCTGGCTGGTCATAGTACTCATCAAGGGTGCCGTGGATGACCGGGGGTGGCGGGGCTGCCTGCTGCTGTGCTGCTTGAGGGTAGTAAGGAGAAGGCTGCTGAGGCGGGTACGCGGGCGCTGGCTGCTGGTACGGGGCGGGAGGGTAGCCCTGCTGCGGGGACGGGTACTGAGGCGGGTACTGAGGCTGAGCCGGGGAAGGGTACGAGGGCTGCTGAGGCGGGTACTGAGCGGGGTACGTCACAGTGGAAGTGTCCTTGCGCTTGTCCGTGTCCTGGAGCCGCCGCACAGTCCCCGGTCACCCGGGAGACGCGGCGCGCTGGCCCGGGTGCGTCATCCCGACGAGCTCCGGAGGTCCCGACACTACACCTCCTGCCGATGACGCGTACAGACTTCCCGCGAAAAATCCTGGGCAGTGGTCTCGTGGCTGGCACTACGACGATGGCTGCATGATCGCGGGGGACACTGGCGTTCTGGCTGGCATGACGATGAGGGCGGCACGGTCATTGGGCTTCTGGCTGGCACGATGATGAGGGCGGCACGGTCATGAGGCACGAGATGATGGGCTGGCCTGGCTGCGCGTCTCTTACAGGGATGCTCATGGCGCCGTTAGCCGACCGTGGCCCTCGCACAGCGGGCACGGCGGGCCGTCCGGGTGGTGCGCGTCGCAGAAGTACTGCGGGCTGGCCACGCCCCCGGCCAGCGGCGCCAGCCGGGACACCGTGGCAGGCGCCCCGCACTCCTGGCACGTGGCCGGGCCGTAAGGCGTCATGAGGGTGAAGGCCATGCCATGAGCCTATACCATACTGTAAGAGACTACGTGCCAGGAAAGGAGCGCACCCGTGACCGTTACCACTGTCATGACCAGCGCGCGGCAGCACGCCGCCCATGCCCGGGCCGAGCAGATCCGGCTGAACGTGCAGCGCGCTGCCGTGCTGTACGTCCAGGCCATCGTGGAGAAGGACTGGCAGGCGCTCGGCTACGGCGGCGTGCCGGACTGGGCGGCAGGCGAGTTCGGGCCGGACCGGTTTTCCGCCGAGCGCCGCCGGGAGATCGTCGCCTTGCTGACCCAGGCCGGCTACACCACCCGGCAGATCGCGGCGGCCACCGGGGCCGGGCACAGCACGGTGAACAAGGACCAGCGGGAGAACGGCCTGCTGGTGCCCAGCCCGACGGCCCGGCAGCAGGCTGCCCTGGACAGCAACGCGCTGCGCCGCCAGCAGGCCGCGGAGCTGGCCGAGCAGGAACGGCTGCTGGCCGGGCAGCTGCTGGCGCAGTGGGCCGATCGCGAGCTGCTGCTCCTGCGCTACATCCGGAACGCGGGGATGCCGCTGGCCGTGGTGGATGACCTGATCGCGCGGCTGGCCAGCTACCGTGACGCCCTGGCGCACGCCCGCCCCCGCGGCAAGGAGGAAGGCTCATGAAGATGGCGCCACCAGCAGTGCGGCCAGCAGAGGGGCTGCGGCGCGCGGCAGCTGACCGGGCTGAGCAGATCCGGCTGGGGCTGCAGGGCACCGCGGTGCTGTACGCACGGGCGGTGGCCGAGAACGACTGGCAGGCACTCGGCTATAAGGGCGTGCAGGCCTGGGCCGTCGCCGAGTTCGGCTTCGACCGGTTCTCCGCTGAGCGGCGGCGCGAGATCGTCGCCCTGCTCACGGATGCCGGCTACACGCAGCGCAAGATCGCGGCAGCCGTGAACGCGGGTCACGCCACCGTGCGGCGCGACCAGCAGGCCCTGGCTGGTGGGCCAGATGGCTCACAAGAACGCCCGAAGTTCACCAGCACTGACCACGACAGCACGGGCCTGACGGGGCCGCTGCCCGCCGTGAACGCCCGCCAGCAGGCGGCCCGGGACCGGGAAGCCCGGCGCGAGCAGGAGCGCGTGTCAGCACTGCTGGCAGCGGAGCGCATCGTGGCGGACGGCTTCACAATGCCTGCGCAGAGGCAAGAGAACTGCGACATGGAGGGCGGCGAGTACTACCCGTCCGTGCACCCGGCGGAGCAGGCCCGGCGCGAGCAGGAGCTGCTGCGCGCGGACGCTGCTGCGGTGCTGGATGACGAGGACGAGAGCCTGACCCCGGCTGTCCTCCCGCAGCCACGGCACGTGATCCCGGCGCGCCCGGCAGAGCAGTACGTCCCGGCCGCGGTGGACGCCTTGCGGCGCGGCCTGACGCAAGGCCAGTTCGGGCGCGAGGCAGGGCTGCCGGACAACAGCATGGTGCTGAGCAAGGCCTGGGGCGCGGCCGGCGAGCGGCTGCGGGCAGAAGCCGCCATCGCAGGCCAGCACGCGCCTGCTGCCGTGGAGGAGCTCGCTGGCTACCAGCAGGTGCTCGCGCAGTGGGCGGACTGGGAAGGCCGGCTGGTCGCGCACGTGCGGGATGCCGGGGTGCCCCTGGTGGTGCTGGATGACCTGATCCGGCGGCTGGCGGAGTTGCGGCGTGCACTGTTAGTTCTCTTGCAGGCCGTACCGTCTCATGATACGGTACGGCGCATGATAAGAATCGAGCAGGCAGCCCTCCATGAGAAGGCAGCCGAGCAGGATCGCGCGCAGGCTGAGACTGCATGGCGGCAGGCATGGTGGCAGACTACGCTAGCGCTAGGCGAGCCAGCAGATTCCGACCGGAAAAGTGTCTCAGCAGCGTACGACATCGCGGAGCGCATTCTCGGGCAGTCGCGAACCTGGTTGGCGACACGGCGCATGACAGGCAAAGCACTAAAAGATCTTGTGCTTGAGGACAAGATCTTTTCGCTTCCCACCCGCCTGGCTGTGCAGTACGTTCAGTCGAAAGCCGATCCAGCTCAAGCAGTAGCAGTTCTCCAGGACGCCGAAGCACGCGAGCTTTCCCTAAGGGACTTCGCAGCTGAGCTAGGCACGCAGCCGCAGTCCTGGCTGCGCGAGGATGAGCAGCACCAGCGTCCTGTTACGCCAGAGCAGATGCAGGCCAGGCCCGTAACCGAGCAGGCACGGGTGATCCAGCGGGCTCTCGGCAATCCCGAGGTAGCCAGGGCAGTCTTCCGGGACCAGGACTGCAAGGCCGGCGTCATGAGCGCACTCCGGCATGATGACCGGCAGGAAGGTTCCACGGCAACCCCGTCCGCACCATCGCCAGCTAAGCCCAGCCTGACTAGGCTCGACGTCCTCATCTTCCTGGCTGATGCTAAGGACGCGCTACGGCGGGCATCCCGGCTAAGCGTCTCCCTTGGCCTCGCAGGTGACGACGAGGTCTTGAGTGACCTCGGCGACGTAGAGACAGAGGCTGAGCAGTTCCGTCGCTACCTCACGGGCATGGGCCTGGATGAGGCCATTGCGAAGATCATGGAAGGAGCTTGAGCGCATGACCGTCATAGATGCTGACACCGGGCTGTTCGCGGGCATGAGCCCGGATGACAAGGCCGATGCTGTCCTGCAGAGCCTGAGCGTGGATGCAGAGGTAACCCTTCAGGACATCATGCGCGCGTCCGGCCTTACCGCCAGCCAGGTTCACGCGGGCATCCGCCATCTGCGCGAAGCACGCGGTGAGCAGTGCGTCCTCACGCATCGTCGCGGCGCCAAGTCAACGTACCGGCTGGCAGAGAATGCTCCTGAAGTACGCGATTACGCCAATCGCCGCATGCGGCACTGGCGCTGCCAGATCAGGGTCCTCCAGGCGGAGATGGACACGGCCATGCGCTTGCTGCCCGAAGGGCACGTGAAGAAGGTGCTTACAGCGTCGGCAATCCTTAACACCCTGCTTCTCACGCTAGAGCTCAACGACGCCATGGACAAGGACCTCGAACGCCGCGAGCTAGCCCTGGAGCGCAAGGTGGCCTCCCTCAACAAGAAGCGGCGCGTGCCAGTGCGGGCCGGCTAGCCGCACACTCACCAGCCGCGCAGCCGCAGATAGCCCCGGTAGAGCCACATCCGCGCGCTCCAGCGCCACGCGCGGCGTTCCTCGCGGGCGATCTCTTCGGCGTTCCGGCACTCGCTGGGCTTCACCATGAGGTCTAGTATACTGCGAGATACACGACGAGAGGAGGCAGCGATGCGTCGCACCAAGCATCTCCCGGGCATGTAATCCCGCCCGGGAGGAGGTGAACGTTTAGTTGCCAGCGAGCAAGACCAGCAAGGGCCGTAAGATTGGCCGTAATCGCGTGAAGTGCGCGAAGTACGCCGCAGAGCACCGCCGGGTCAAGAACAACCCGGCCCGCACCCCGCGGCCGAATGAGAAGACGCCGCACTGATGAAGGCAGCCCGGCCAGCAAGGCGCGCACTCCCTTTGCTGGCCGGGTCCTTCGCGTGCCGTCAGGCGGGCGGTGCAGCCGGGGTGGCTGCTGACGTCACCGCGCCGACGGCGGTGTCCAGGGCCGACTGGGTGGACGCCAGCTGTGCCACGGCCGCGTTCAGCGCCGTGGTATCCACTCCGGCGGGCATGGCCGCCAGCTCAGCCTGGATGGCCTGCACGTCGGTGCCGAGCTGGGTCACTTGCGTGCCGATGTCGGTCATCGTGGCGTTAAGCTGGGCCACTGCCGTGTTGATGTCGTCTTGCGCTGCCATTATTTCTCCTGTCTGCCCGGTCAGCCGGTACTCCATTCCGTGGAGCAGCCGCCGGAGCTCTTCGTCAGTCATGGTCGACAGTACCGTGCGGCCCGGCACGGGGGACAGCGCCCGGCAGGCGCAGGAAGCGGGCACGCGGGTCGTATATACTATAAGAGACAGCAAACCCCGTAGAATGGAACCTGATGACTGAGGCAGGCAAGGCAGCCCAGGACCTCGCCCGGCGGCTGGCGCCAGCCAGCGTGGCGGTCCGGCTGCCCGACGGCAGCACGCAGGCGCGCGCGCTGGAAGTGCACCCGCTGGCGCTGATGGTCCCCGGCATGAACGAGGAGGACGACAAGCGGCTGCGCGCCGACATCGTGGCCAATGGCGTCCGGGAGCCGCTGATCATGCTGGACGGCAAGGTCCTGGACGGCCGCAACCGGCTGCGGATCGCCAGCCAGGAAGGCGTCACGGTCAGCCTGAAGGAATTCGACGGTGACGAGGATGCTGCGCGGGCACTGGTCTGGAGCGTCAACGTTGCCCGGCGGCACCTGAGCACCCCGCAGCTGGCGCTCATCGCCGACCGGTTCGGCTTCATCACCGAGGCCCGTGAGCACGACAGCGCCCGGTGGCCGAGGGTGGTCTCGGAGCGGATCGGCGGCGCCGTCACCCCGGCCACCTTGCAGCGGTTTGACCAGGGGCGCGTCACGCAGGCACCGGTCACGGTCGCCAAGATCGACTCCGGGCAGATCCGGCGGGTGGACGTGGCCGTGAAGTCGGCTGCCGCCGAGCTGGGCATCAGCGTCCCGCCCACGGTGTCCCGGTCGCCCTGGGACCGGCTCGGCTGCGCCCGCGGCGACGTGCTGGCCGCCGAGCGCGCGGTGCTGAACGGCGACCCGCTGGATGCCGTGCAGTTCGCCGAGCGGGCCCGCGAGATCCAGGCGGCGCTGGTGCGCATTGACCAGCTGATGCGGATGGACAAGCTGCTGCGCAGCGCGGGGGTCAACTAACCCGTAGCACCACCGCCCGGCCTTCATGATGTGGTAGCCGCGTCGCAGTTCTCTTGCCTCTGCGCAGGCATTGTCAGGACTCCGGAGAAGCCGAAAAAGAAACCGAGCAAGGCGCCTTCATCGATCGTGCGCCCCTTCTGGCTGGCAACCCATCCACCCAGGATGCCACATAGCGTAGCCGCCAGGATTGCGAGTCCCAGGAACAGGCTAATCATTGGACTTTGGCTTCCGGATGATCGTCCCTGGGCAGCCAGGGCCGCCATCATAAGCTGACGTGGGCCGATAATACGGGCAGTTCCCCGTCATCAGGTCATCAGCCAGGGCGAACGCCTCTGCGCCGTTAACCGTTGCGCAATACACCGGTTCAACCAGGCCAGTGGGCTCCACGGATACGACCTTCCAGTAACTTTCCCGCTCTGGCTGCTCGTTGGCAGTTTGTGCGTAAGCCTGGTGTGCGTCCTTCAAGAAGAACCATGCGGGGAGATCGCGCCGTTGAAGGCCGATACTGAAAAGATCCGTGGCCTCAGTGGCGTTAATGCCGATGCGCGCCTTCTTGGAGACCTGGCGGTAACCGATGCCGCACACGGCTGCAAGGTCGCGCACGAACAGCAAGTCCTCTTCCCGGGCTGATGATAGCGAGCACTGGCCGGCAGGGGTGACGTTCCCGTCTGCGGCAAAGTACCCGGCTAGCCAGCTCAGCAGGAAGGAGCGTGACTCACTCAGCGGTGGCAGCTCCTTCCAGAACCTGGGGAGCCCGTAAATGTGCTTCACGCCTTCATACTGCTTGAAGGCCGGGAAGAACCGGAGCATCACATCCTTGCCGTTGCTCGCGTCAAAAATGCACAGTGTTGCGGGTCGCTGGCCTTGCCCGATCGTGCCGTCACCAAAGGTGAAGCCCTGGGCCACCGCGACGTCCATCATGTCCGGCATGCTGGCGGTACTGCGCCGCAGCGGCTGGAGCAAGTCTCCCGGCTGAAGCTCGGCAGTGACCTTGCGCCACTGGTGCCGGACGATTCTGGCGCCATTAGGCTGCCTGCGCGCCCGGTCCGTCACGAACCAGCCGTGCTCAGCCGTGGCCCTGATTTCCTTGCGCAGGCGCCGGTCTTCCAGCACGATGCGGTACGTTGGCTGCTGCCCGAAGTACCGCACAGGCGCTTCCTGGAAGCTGCCGGTGCGCATGCGGCTCCCGTCAGCGCTCAGCGTTGGCACGAGGAGCTCATGGGTGCCTGCTGCCAGCTGCGCAATGGGCCGGATCCCGTTCCGGGTGACGACTTCGGTTGACGCTCCAAGACATACGTAACATTCGTCATCATCAGGCGCAGCAGGCACTTGCATGAACGTCATGCGGCCAGCCGTGACTTCTGCCGCTATGAGCTTGCGGACGGCCGTGCGCTCCAGCATCCGGGCGACCAGCGCGTCGTCTTCCGGCGCGATCACGCGCTCCCAGACGTACATGCCATCCAGGGTGGCCGCCGTGCGCGGATAGGCAGCGAGCACCACGCGCTTTACCGGCAGGCCCAGCGCCCGGAAGCCCAGGCCGTACAGCAGTAGCTGGACCCGGTACTTCTGGGATGGGCCGCGATTCCTGATCTTGCTGAGGGACGTGGGACCCAAGCACTTGTGGTCGACGATACTGTGTTCGAAAGCATCATAGAGGTCCGCTGTCCCGGCATGGTCGGGGTGCGGGACGACCCGGGTCTCCGTTACCCAGCGCAGCATCCGCTCACGGGCGTTGTCGTCCAGGAAGGCTTGCGCCAGCCAGGCGTGAATCGCTGTCCCGACGATGCTCGGCCACGGGTCGAAGACGTTGTTCGTCTTCTGCAGGCCCGCCAGCTTGCCGACAACCTGGCGGTCGCACTGCACTCCAAGCTCACTGGGACCCAGGTGCACTTGCTGGGAGCGCGGGGCCAGCGTGGCCTGCCGGGTGATGACGCCCTTCAGCTCACGGGCGTACCGTGACGCCCAGGCGGTGTTGCCGTCCAGTGCCCGGGGAGCTGTGGCCATGAAGTCGGCCGGGGACATGGATATCATGTCGCAGTTCTCTTGCCTCTGCGCAGGCATGAACGGTCACTGCTGGCGGGTGCTGGCTGCCTGGAGTTCATTGACTGCATCATAGTGGCTGGCTGTCCTAGGCTGACGGCAGGATCGTGTCAATAACTGCGCGAGAAGGCAGACTACGCGCGCAGTGTGGCCGTGAATGCTGCCCAGGCGCCAGCGCTGAACTCGATGACGGTGCGCGCCGGGTCGCCGGCCTGCGTGGTGTCGCGCACGCCCACCACGCCGCTTCCGTGCCCGGCCTCCACGCAGGTGCCCCCGTCGCATCCGCTTGCCCTGCGCCAGCTTGCTGCCTCCACGCATTCGTAGAGAGAGCTGTAGGTTGCCGTTCGCCAGCTCGCCGCTTCCACGCAACTGCTGCGACCACTGTAGGTTGCCGTGCGCCAGCTCATCATGATGGCTGTTCCTCCGTCATCGTCAGCTTTCCCTGCATGACCAGCAACACCTGCCCCCGGCCTGCCAGTGACTGCCGTCCAGCACCTCGATGCCGAGCACGCGCCCGGCACCGTCCACGTCGATCATGATGCCATCACTGACGCTGGCGGTCCGCGCCACCGTCCCGGTGCGCACCCCCGCGTACGCCGCCTGGAGCATCAGGGCCCTTCCCAGCTTCCCGGCGTCCAGCGCATGGACCCGCTCCAGTACGCCGGCGCCAGGTGGCACGGGCAGCCAGGATCGCATGGCTTGTCCTTGCCGCGCAGCGCCAGCCGGGACCGGAGCCGCTTCAGGAGGCTCATCGCGCGGCCCGCACTTCCCAGTGGCCGCCCTTGACGGCGTAGCGGACATACGTGACCGGGTCGTCAGCCTTGAGCTGCTTGCTGTCCAGCCGCCAGGTCTCGACCCACGTCTGGTGCAGCACCGGCAAGCCCGGGACGCCGGACAGCGTGATCGCGGCCGTGCCCTCCGGGGCCAATGCGGGCAGCTCCGCCTTCAGGGCATCGGTGACGGCCTTGAACCGGCTGGCGGCCTCCTCAGCCGCGGCCTTCAGCGGCTCGTACATGGCCAGCAGCTCCTCCAGCCGGCTGCCCGGCTCCGCGGTGAGGATCACGCGCTGGCGAGCGGCATCAGGGGTGCTCACGCGTCCTCCTGCGTGGCCAGCGGGGCCGGAGCGTGCTGGCAGTCGCACAGCTGCGAGCCGGCTTTCTCGGCCGCCGTCAGCCCGGGGGCCGCCTGCCGGGACTGCTCCGGGCAGCGCGGGCAGGCCCCGTGCCGGCACTGGATGCAGATCATGATGCGTGCTCCCGCCTCTTGCAGTCTTCAGCGGTCTTATCCTACAGCTGGCCCGGACGGCCACCGCCAAGGGCGTGCTTGTGCGGGGCGCACGTTCAGTTATACTATAAAAGACAAAGGAGGCAACCATGCGCAGTTCACCAGGCGCGAAGGCGGATGCCGACACCGTGACGGCAGCGTGGCTGCGCAAGCGCCATCCCGCCTGGGACGACGAGGACATCCGGCTGCAGCTCACCCGGACGCACGTGATTGACGAGTACCCGCACTGGCCTGCGGGGCAGGTGGACATGGAAGCACTGCGGCGCATGGCTGCCGAGGACGGCCATGCCTGAGGAGGAAGAGGGCGTCATGACAATGACGAGGACAGTACGAGGCGGCGACATGGGCGAGCCGCTGCGCCGCCGGTACCTGGAGCCGCTCACGGTTCCCGGGGAGCCCGTCCCGGAAGAAGAGCCGCTGCCCGTGACTGAGCCAGCCCCGGCCCTGGAGCCGGTGCCTGCGTGAGTGCATGACAGGCGCCGTCTTGCACTGGGCAGCCTTCAGCCTCGCCGTAACTGGGTGGGCAATGCTGCTCGTGACATGCGCGAGGACGCGGAAGACCAGGAAGGAAAAGGCTCCCATGAGCCAGCCACTGAGCTCGCCTGCGTGCCCGGGGAGTACCAGCCCCGGGTGCCTGTGCGACGGCAGTTGCGCACGAGGACCGCGGGGCTTGTGCGGGTGCGCCCGGTGCGGGCTGCCGCCGGGAAGCAAAAGCTTCGGGAGCTTCAGTTCCGGGAGCTTCGGCTTCGGGAGCAGCAGCATGTCCCGCTGGACGGCCCGCAGCGGCATCATCATGCCTGCCCGGCCTGCGCACGCGGGCATTGCCGGGTTCGACGGGTCAAGGCCCGGTGACTACGCGCTTGCCATCGGCAGCGTGCGCGGGCTGCGGCAGTGGAGCTTCCCGGCAGCAGGGGCGCTGGACCGCGCGCTGGCGGCTGGCGCCGAGCCGAGTGCGCGAGCCATCTGGCCTGTTCCGGAGCCCTTGCTGCTGACGGGAGTCCGCGATCATCCCTGGCGGCCCGGGGTCAACGAGGCCGCGTGCCGCAATAACACGGCCCACGAGCCGCCCGTGGAAGCAGATCCGGATACCGGGCTGGCCTGCGGCTGCGGCTTCTGGGCGTACTGGGGCTTGGATGACCATGCCTGGGACATCAAGCTGCCGGTCTTCGGCGTGGTGGAGGGCACCGGCCGGGTCGTCACCGGCACGAAGGGCTTCCGCTGCCAGAAGGCCCGCATCCTCGCGCTCACCTTGGGGTTCACCGTGGAGGACGGCCCGGAGAAGATGGCGGATGCATGGCTGGGCGTGCTGATGGACATGATCGGCCAGGCGTATCCTGATGCCCGGGTCTTTGCCACCCTCAACGGCATGCTCGCCTCCGTGCCGACAGGGGAGTTCACCACGTGAATGCGGCCCGCGCAGGGGCAATGGAACTGCGACACCACGTGAACAGTGAATGCTGCCCGCAGGGGCGAGAGGACTGTGACACCACGTGAAGATCCAGCTGAGCCACGGAGCAGGTGACGGCGGGGTCCAGGTGGACTGGTTCGTCGTGCGGCCGTTGCCCGGTGAGGTGACCAGGAGCGCCGTCGGCACCGTGATCACCAACGAGATGACCGTGCAGTCCCTGGCGCAGGCCGGGCGCACGGTGATTGAGCTGGACGTCAGGCCGTGGGCCAATAAAGCTCCACGTAACCAGGAGGGATGAGGGATAATGACCATCAAGGGCGCGTCACTGAATCACGGGCTGGCCAGCCCCGGCCCCTGGCACCAGCTCCTGCGGGACATCCCGCGACTGGGCGAGGCCTGGCAGGACCTGGTAGAAGGGCGCCGGCCAGAATGAGGCTCCCGGGACTGCCCGGCTGGCTGCACCGCACCCGGCCGCGAGACTGGGCGAAAAGCTCGCTGAGCGTCTACAACGGCAACTGCGTCGAGGTGGCAGGACTGGACGGCGACGTCATCTACGTCAGGAACAGCAAGCACCCGGAGGCTGGCACGCTGGCGATCCCGGCGCCCCAGTGGGATGACTTCATTGCCGGCGCGCAGCACGGGGAGTTCAATCGCGGCGCATGATCATGATCTTCAAAAGCAGTCTCAGGGGGTATCATGAGGGCATGACCAGCAGCAGCGGGCGCGCGGGCCGTACCGCGATCAGGCGGCCCGGGGCCGGGATCACCATTGACCGTGATCGCCTGGTCCGGCTGCGCCAGGAACGGCGGCTGTCCCGGGCCCAGCTTGCTGAGGCAATGGCCGGCAACGGCTACACGATCACCCCGGATGCTATTGCGAAGATCGAGAACGGCTGGCGCCGCCCGAAGCCGCGCACCCTGGACGCCTTGTGCAAGGCACTGCACTGTGAGTCTACTGAGCTGCTGCCATCCGAAGGCCCGGAGCCTGATGACGAGCAGGAGCCAGGGCTGGATGACGAGCAGCTGGCTGCTGAGCCTGAGCAGGAAATAGCCAGCTAGCCACGCTTTCTTGCCGCCAATCTGCCGGAGCCAGCCACCGGTCTCCAGACGCTCGCTTGCGGTTCCTGGAAAGAGCAGTCCGGCATAAGGAAAGATCGTGATCATGCCTGAGTACCTGTCCGCCAGCGAGTACACCTGGCGGCGTGGCCAGTATGACCGGGAGTACGCCCAGCTGGCGGACGGCTCCTGGTACTGGCGGCTGCACCTGCACGGCGAGCGGCTCAACGGGGGCATCAGCGCGACCCGGCAGGACGCGGCCCACGACGCCGGGCGCGCCGTCTCCCTTCACCTGAGCGGCGGCGCATCGTAAACTCACGTAACGGGATGCTCTTCCTCCCCTCGTGATTTTTGGCGGTGATGGTCGTGAGCCGGGTTAACGGCGGCAGATGAGTGATGTCGTATGGATAGCGATCAGCTCCGTATGCGGCGTGCTCGCCTTGTGGATCGCCTACCTCACGTACCGGGAACGGCGCCGCGATGCTGTCACCCAGGGGGAGGCGGCGCGCATCAGGCAAATCGTCCATGCTGAGACGGAGTCGGTGACGGCCGCCCAGCGGGAGCTTGCCGCCCGCCTGGACGCCATCGTCAGCCGCCAGAACCAGATCGCCGCTGAGCAGCACGACCAGAGCGTCAAGATCAGCGCCATCCTGGACCGCATGGCCGTCACGGAAACGAAGATCGAGGTCTTCTGGAAGTCGGTGGCCATGGACGCAGCCAAGATCATCCACAGTCCTGACCCGCGGCGCGCGCACGTCGACGCGCTGCTGGAGTCCTTCATGGGCGGCACCTTGTCGGGTGACCAGGAACGCGAGCTTCGCGCGATACTGATGAAGATCCGTGATTTCGAGCCTGGGGGCGCCCGGCCTGACTTCCCGGTCTACCAGGGCGAGCAGCTGGCGGCGGCCATCTTGCTGCGGACCATGGAGCACGTCGCGCAAGGGGGAGCAAGGAGATGATAGACGACGAGCTGACGCCAGAGGGCCATGAGGACGAGGTACTGGAAGGCCTGGACGAGTCCGTCCTGATGAGGACGGCCATCAGGCAGGTGGACAAGCTCACCAGGGCCAACACGGTCAACCAGCGGGTGATCAGCCGGCTGCGGCAGGCCATCATCGCCCTGTGCGTGGTGGCCGTCATCGTGCTGGCGTCCTGCGCGGTCCTCGGTTACGTGGCCGTTGACCAGCACCGGACCGATGCCCAGCTCCGGGCTGCCAACCAGCAGCTCATGCAGCAGAATGACAAGCTGCGCCAGGAGGCCATCACCAGCTGCGCGGGCGGCAACGACTACCGGCAGGGGCAGACCGAGATCTGGACTGACTTCATCGGCCTGCTCATCAGCAAGAAGACGCCAAAGGCCACGGTTCACATTGCTGACGCCTTCCTGGCGCGCGTGAAGAAGATCGACACCTTGCACGATTGCGCTGCGCAGTACCGGCCCGGGCAGTAAGCTGGGGGTTACCTCGACGGGTACTGAGAAGGCCCCCGCACCAGATGATGCGGGGGCCTTCATGGTCTCAGGCTGCCAGGAAATCAGCCCAGGTTGGTCTGCCCCTCGTGCGCCTCGAAGGCGTCATTGTGCAGCAGGGTGGGCGCGGCGTAGACGGTGCCGCCCGGGTCGCCGTTCAGCGTGGAGCTGACGAAGATGACCTTGCCGAAGGCGGACGGGAAGGCGTCCAGCGTGGGAGCGCCGCCCTGGTGGCCGTGCTGCACGACGGTGCCGTAAATGGCCCGCATGTGCGCCTGCGCGCCCACCGCGACTGCGCCGTCAGCAAGGGGCTGCAGTGACTGGCCCGGGTTAGCCTCCGCGCCGAATGCCGCCTCGTTGAAGTGCTGGTTGAAGTAGAAGGACGTTGACGCAGTCCGGGCCTGGAGGCCGCCGTTGAAGCTGACCGGCCCCCCGCGGACATTCGCCGAGACGACCCAGTGGCCGCCTACCCGGGCAATGGAGACGTTGACGTTGTCCTGGACCGGGATGCTGGCGATGAGCAGCTGCGGGCCGGCTGGGCTGGTCAGGAACTTGTCGCCGAGCACCCCGTTCAGGCACGGGTCGCTCTCGGAATAGGCCACGCCCGTCTTCGGGGGGCTGAGCACGGACGAAAGGTAGCCAGCCGCCCACTCCACGTTGTACGTGTCAGCGCTGCCGACCGCATTCCCGTTGTTCACGACGCCCACCTGGATGGCGGCCCCGGTGGAAGGGTCGCACAGCTCAGTGCCAATGCCGTGGTTGGCGTCAGCGGGCAGCAGGCTCAGGGCCGATGAGTTGCTGTAGGTGTCGCCGATGGAGGTGGTGACCTCGTTGAACCCCCGCTGGTCGGGCTTGGTGTACTGCACCAGGTAGCCGGCCACGGGATTGGTGGCGGCGTTAGTGAACTCCGGCTGGTAGGAGGCTGCTGCCTGCGCCAGCCCGCCTGCGGCCGTCACCGCAGTCACTGCGGCGGCGAGCACCAGGGCGATGCGCTTGAACATCTGGTTTCCTCTCTCAGGACTTTCTGCGGGGTAGCCTACACGACTGCGTGATACACAAGCCACGCTTTCAGGCCACCACCCGGTAAAAGGCCGGCGAGCCCCACAGGCTGGCGTAGCCGATCCGGGTGCCGCTATGGTGCGCCCCGAAGGTGCGGCCGTGGCTAATGTAGAGCTCCACGTGGTACGGCGAGCTGCCGCCCCACATGACCAGGTCGCCCGGGCGCGGGCTGGACGTGCGCACCAGCTTGCCGCTGCGCACCATCATGCCAGTGTTGTGCGGCAGCGTGATGCCGGCGTGCTGGTAGGCCCGCATGACCAGGCCCGAGCAGTCGTAAGTGGATGGTCCTGCACCGCCCCAGGCGTACCACTTGCCCGCCTGCGTCAGCGCCCAGGCCAGCGCACGGGCAGCCGTGCCGCTGCGGGCCGCCGCGGTAGTCGTGGCCGTGGTGGCAACGGCTGCCGTGACCGTGACGGCGCCCGTGCTCGCGGGCGGTGCCTGGCGGGTGACGGCGCGCTCGGCCAGGGAAGCTTGCACGAGGAGGTGCGCGACGTGCTGCAGGTGGAAGGCGTGCTCGTGCTCAGCCACGGCCGCCTGGGCACTATCGTCTTGGGCGATGGCGGCGTGCGCGGACGCGGCCCGCTGGGCCTTGTCCAGGGCCGGGTTGCCCGGATCGGCATAGGGTGCCGTGATGGCGCTGGCAGCTGGCGCCGTCAGGACGTCGGCCTGCCCGCTGGCCATGCTGGCAGGCAGCGTGAGGAAGGCCGCAAGGCCCAGGGCGGTAGCCAGGGCGGCGATGACGGCTGACCGCCCGCGATGAGTGGTGCTCATGATGACCTTCTTCGTGTACCGGCGGGCGCGCTTCACGGACGGCAAACCCACTGTGCCCAGGACTGGCCGGAGGCGTCGAACTTGCTCACGGCGTTCAGGGCGTTGACGTGCGCGTCGTAAAGATCGCCAGGGACTACTGCCCCAAGGATCTGGAAAAGCCCCGTCGCTCCCGAGGGATTGAATGCGCGCGTGTTCATGCCTGACTCGCACGTGGCGATCCCGACTGCTGCGCTGTCTGCCCAGTGCGGGCCGCCCGCGCAGTTCCAGGCCATCTCGACCTGCGCAGCAGTAAGGTGGCCGCTCGGGTCAGAGCAGCCAGTCCCGCTCGCGCTCCCGCCACCAGGGTGGCTCACCGTCACGGGGGCAGCGTGCGCCGGGGTGGCGGGGCGCAGCTGCGAGCACGGCATGTCGTAGCCGTCCCCGTCGCCATCGCCGCACTGGTACCGGGTCTTGGCCAGCACCGTCACCGGCGCCTGCACGCTGCTGGCTGCCGCGTGCAGCCGGGCCATGTGCGCCAGGTGGGCCAGGTGCGCGAGGTGCCTCTGGTGGTAGGTCAGTGCGGCCGTGCGCGTGACCAGCGCGTCTGCCTGCGCCGTGGCCTGCAGGGCGGCTGCCGCGCGCAGGGCCTTGTCCTGCCTAGGGCTGCCCAGGTCGGTGTAGGCGCCCTGGGCCGTGCCAGGGGCGCTGGGCGCCACGGCATCGGACTGGCCGCGCGCTGGCCCGGAAGGCAGCAAGGCGAAGCACAGGACGGCTGCTGACAGGGCCAGCCCGGCGGCTGCGGCACGGACCGCCCTCGCCTGGGTTACCAATGCCCGTGGCCGGGCAGTGAAAAAGCGCCAGTACATGGCGCATCACGCTCCTCGGAATCGCGACGGAGTATTTTCCCGTCGTGCTCCAGGGAGCTAAGCACGTGCATCTGCACGGACGCAAGGACTGCGGTGAGTGAATCGCGCGTGAATCACCGGCGCCCGTGGCTGGTTCGTTACCTCCAGGCGATGGTGGCCACCGCGGCGGTGAGCACCATGAACGTCACCGACAGCAGGCAGAAAACGGTGACGAGCAGTACCCGGATCGTTACCTGAAGCCGCGAAAGGTGCGCTGGCGTGCCCGTTTCCTCACCCTGGATTGGTTGCGGCCCGGAGTTGACCCGTTGCAGGATGCGCACGACGGTGGACTGGCTGACGTCTCCCAGGGCATGGGCTATGCGCCGGGTAGACAGGCCCACGCTCTTCAGCTGGAGGACCTGTTCTTCAAGGTCTGAATCGCCCTGGTTCACTGAGTCACCTCTCCTGGGATGCCCTGGCGGGCGCATTAGAAGCAGACGATCATGGCCGGCTGTGGTCGTCAGCGCGTCCCTGGCAGGCCCACGGAAGGCAAAGCCCGTCACCGGGCGCCCGCGGGACCAGGTGGACGTGGAGGTGCTGCACATGGCCGTCTTGCGGGCTTGCTGACGTGATGAAGTCGCAGTCCTCCAGCCCATGGCCAGCAGCCCACCTGATGGCGTGCGCCAGGACGTGGCCCGCTGCACCTGGTTCAGCCAGGACGTCCCGGGCGTGGTGCCGGGACGTGAACAGCCGGTGTCCTGGCGCTGCCGGGTCCCGGCACCCGAACGTCACTGACCAGTCATCGGCCTCGTCATACGCGCCCTGGTCAATGCGCGCGCAGAACGGGCACGCCGCCGCAGTCACGGGCGCCGCCACGCCTGGGTGAGCACCCACTGGTCCCAGTCAGCGGGCTGGACTTTCCGCTCACCGCCAGCCGGGCGCGCGAGCACCGCCTTGTCATAGCCGAAGGCGGCCAGCGCGCTGCACACGACATGGCCCTGCACCTGGCCGTTGACCGGGTCCCAGAGGTGCAGGTCGTCCAGGCCGTCGCCGACGATGGCCGCCCAGTCGTACGGCGTGCCGAGCAGCGCCCGCATGGCAGCGGTGACCACGTCGCGCTGGGCGTCCGTCTTGACCTGCAGCACGTTGGCCAGCGTCCACGGGGACGCCAGGTAGTCCGTGGCGTCCCGCCAGCCAACGCCGCCCGGGCGTCCCTCAATGCACCACAGCGTGCCCTTGGCGTCCCAGTGATCGGCGACGGCGATGTGGTTGCTCAGGTCCGGCTTGCCCTGCAGGGCGGCGCCGAGCCGGATCATCGTGGCGGCGAAGCCGCTCGTGCGCACGGCCAGCACGTCCCCCGGCTGCACGCCCTTGATCACGGCGCAGCCTTACAGTCCATGAGTGTCATGGTTCATCCTCACCCAGGGGGCGCCTGCTGTCCACGATCACGTGGCCACTGACGTCCAGGACGAGCCATTTCCCGGGATGCGCGTACTCTCCGGCAAGCAAGACGGGTGCCGGGTCAATCGCGCCCGTGAACCCGGAATCGGGATAGCGCCACAACGCCCACCCGGCCACCCGGCAGCACGTCACCTTCAGGCCGTACGGCAGGTGAAAGATGCTCGTGCGGGAAATGCCCGGCGCGGTGACGTGCAGGTCATGGTAAGTCGGCGCGGTCACGGCTGCCGCCCCAGCATCCGCGCGCAGGCCGGGCACGTCACCTGGCTGGCCGTGACGGTCAGCCACGTGCTCCACCGGCCGCAGGCCGCCACGCCGTCACGCGCGTGCCAGTGCACGATCCTCATGGCCTGGCCGCTGGCGCGGGCGGCACCGGGGGCGCGGCCGTCAGGGGGTTGCCGTTGCCGTCCCGCGGGTCTGCCACGGGCGTGACGTACTGGCGGCTGATCAGGGCGGCCACGGCAGCGGCAGCGGAGACCAGCGCAGTGGCGTCGAACGCGCCGCGCCCGTGCACGGCATTGTTGACCATGACGACGACGGCGAGGACGGCTCCCGCCGCGGCGATCCAGCCGTTAGGGTTAGTGAGCGGGCTGACCAGGCGTGGCACCTGCATGGATCCTCCTAAGAGTATTTCCCTGTATGATACAAGCGCCGCCAACGAGCATGTGCCAGCCAGAACAGTTCAGCCAACGAACGTGTGCCAGCCAGAACAGGTCAGCCAACGAGCGTGTGCCAGCCAGATCAGGGCTCCTGCTAAGGGGGAAGGCCGATGCGGATACCGGGATTCAGCCAGGGAGAGCCAGCGCCCGCTGCCTGGCCGCGCAGGCAGTACGGGGCCGGCAGCACCATTCACCAGACGGGCACGATCGACGTCCAGCTGGATGCAGGCACGGGTGAGGTAGTCGCCGTGTGGTTCCGCTGCCTGTCCCTGCCGTTCACGGTGGGCACCGTGGAGGCGGGCCGTCAGGTCATCCAGCCGGGCATTGCCATTGAGTCCGTCACGTATGCGGAGGAAGCAAGCACGGGCGCGTGACCGGGCCTTGCACGCGTGCTGGCTAGAACTTCTCCGGGTACAGCGCGGCAATGAGGCTGGCAATGTCCCCGCGGAAGCTCTGGAACGGCGTGATCGTGGCCGTCCCCGAGTCCTCGTCGTAGGAATAGGCGCCAGACAGGAAGGTCAGGGGCGCCGGCGCGACTTCCCCGCCGTACGACGCGTCCGTGACCACGACCTTGTACACCAGCCCCGCCTGGTCGCAGCCCAGGTCCACGGGCGTCCCTGCGGTGTTGAGCACCTGCCCGGGCCCGGCGGTGAACGGCCCGGCGAAGCTGGCCCGGACGTACCGGGTCAGGATGTTGCTCCCGATGGCCTGCGCCTTGGCCGCCGTCAGCACCCCGGCCGAGCTGAGGTCGATGTAGTACTCCATGGGCCCGTGCGCCAGCACGGACTTGGCGTTCGTCACGGTCGTGATGGCGAACGTGGCGGCCGAGGCCTTCTTGGTGGACGTGGCCGCCACGTCAGCGGTGGCCTGGTAGCGCAGCACCAGGGTGTTGACGTCAGCGGCGATGGTGCGCGCGACCGGGGTGTTGCAGACCAGGATGCGGTCCGGCTTGGCCGTGGGGTTGCCATTGGCATCCTGGGTGAACGGGACGACCTGAAGCCGCCACGGGCTGGCAGGAGGAGAGGACGCGACGGGCTGGGTGAGCTTCCACAGCAGCCCGCCGCCGGTGATCAGCAGGTCCAGGTGCGCGGTGACGGTTTCCGAGCCGCTGTCCTGCTGCTGGGCGAGGTAGATGCCCGCGGGCTTGCCGATGCCGGGGTTAACCCAGCGCAGCCCGCGGGTGATGGCCTTGTTCACCGGGTCGTCTGCGTTCCAGGTGGCGTAAGTGGCGGCGAAGTCACTGCCATAGTTCCCGGCGCCGTGCGCGGTGACCGTCCAGCCGCTGGCCGAGGGCGCTGGCTCGTCCAGCTTGCCCTCCCAGATGCAGGACGCCCCGCGCCATGCCTGCACCACCCGCCCTGGGTTGAGCGCATCGGTGCGGTACTCCGGCGGCAGCCGCAGCAGCAGGCTGAGCGTGTCCGGCCCCCCCGGGCAGCTGTAGCTGCGCACCAGGTTGGTGACGTGGCCGATCGAGCCGAGCCATCGTGGGGAGGTCGGCCGCGGGATGGACGTGGCCGTGTCAGATGACGTGGGGGTCGCCAGTGGTGACGGCGTGAAGAACACGTCCAGGAAGCCGAAGGCCGGCACCCCGATGGCAGCCACCTGGAACAGCGTCGGCTCCTTCAGCGATGCCCCGGTGTACAGCTGGAAGACGTCCCCCACCTGGATGGACTGCGCCTGCGTGATGCCCACGGCAATGTAGGGGTAGCCGTTCCAGCTGAATGCCCACGACCCGGCCTTGCCCCCGCCGGCCAGCGGGAAGGACCAGGGCTGGTTTTGTGGTGCGAATGTAACGACTTGGCTGTAGTTGAGCTGCTCCAGTGCCAGTGGGGCCACCTCCTCCTCTACACTGTGATATGGGCAGCCGCGCTGCGGCCTTCGTGCCGCTGCCGTGACGACGGCGTGCGAAGGCGCGGCTGCTCCTCTACTGCGCGCCGATTACTTCGGTGGATGAGTTCACGAACGGGTAGGGAAGCACGTAATTCCCGCCCGGCGCCTGGCCGTGGTAGATGTTGGCGAAAGCGTTCAGGTCCGCGGCCATGGACCGCATGAACGCGATGTCGCCCGTGGAAATGCTCGCGCCCTGAAGGTCGCCATCGGATTGCGCGGACAGCCACGCGTAGAAGTTGACGGCAGCGGTCAGGGCGTCCCGGACGTTGCGGGCGACCTCGGTCGCGTTCTGGGTGACCAGTCCCGCATTGGAGACTGCGGTGAACAGGGCCATCATCGGCGCCTTTCCTCAGGGTGGGCACGCATAAGAAGTCAAGGGGGTAAATGCCGAAGATGCGGATGGCCTCCCCGGCCGTGGCGTCAAAGACCTGGATCTGCCCGCTGGTCTGCATCTGGCAGATCAGCGCCTGCCCCAGGTGCGCGCCGCCCGGGTCCTCCACGGCATTCAGGTACTGCGTGCTGTTAGGCCGGTAGGAGGTGCTCAGCGCGGTGTTGACGTTGGAGGGATTGGCCACGCCACCGGGCGGGGTGACCTGGCCGGAGATCATCACGCAGTTGAACGGCAGCATCTTGTACTGCAGGGACCCGGTCCAGCTGTTGACGAAGCTGGCCGCGTTGGGCACTTCCAGCTGGCGCGGGTTGGAGCCGGGCACGAAGGCGCTGACCTGCCCGGAGAAGCCAGAGCTGAAGGCGTTCCCGGCCGCGTCCGACCCGGCCGCGGGCTGCATGGCGCCGATGGCCGCGCCGTTGGTCACGTAGGTGACCTGGACCTGGCCGTCTGAGCCGTCGCCGCTGTGGATGGGCGCGGATCCGGTATGGCCCACGACCGTCAGCAGCGGCGCCCCGGACTGCCCGGCGCCGGCGAAGGACCCGTAGTACGTGAGGTCCAGGAGGTTCGGGCCCGGCCCGAAGACGAGGGCCTTGGCCGTCCCGGACCCCAGCGGGACGGCCAGCGGGTCCGATGCCTGCTGGACGTGGACGGCGCCTTGCGGCGCGGTGAACGTCAGGGCGCTGGTGACGCCCGTCACGCCGTCGAAGGTGGCAGGCAGCGCGGTGAAGGCCGCGAAGCCCAGGGCCACGGTCACCCCGGCGCTGTAGTACGTGCTGACGTTGGACACCGTCAGCAGGACGTTGTCGACGGTGACGCCGCTCAGGTCGGACTGCACCGATGACGGCAAGATCATGACGGACTTCAGCGTCCCGGCGTACAGGCCGTCACTGGTGCCGGTGCCGCCCTGCCACATCACCGCGCCGACGGCGGCGTCCTTGTTGTTGGCGTTGCCGCCGATGGCGTCGCTGCCGTAGTACGTGGCAGAAGCGGTGGGATTGTAGTTCTCGATGACCAGGCCTGCAGGCACCGATGAGGCCCCGACGCCGCCCGACCCGGCACCCGGGGAATTGCCGTCTGAGCCGGTGGCGCCTGAGTTCCCGCCGTTGCCGCCGGCTCCCTGGTTGGCGCCGTGCGTGTCCGCGCCGCCAGCGCCTCCCGTGCCGGAGGCAGACTTGGCGCCGTTGTTGCCGTTGCTGACAGTGCTGGCAGAGGAACCGCCACCGCAGCCGCCGGTGGACTGGGTGCCGTCACCGCCGCCGTTGCCGCCCGCCCAGGAGATGAGCTGCCCTGGCGTGGCCGCGCCGCCCGTGCCGCCAACCAGGCTCACTCCCGCGCCGCCGCCATTGGCGAAGACGCCCGGGCCGCCGGACACGCCGCCCAGGTCAAAGTAGCTCGGGCCGCCTGGGCAGCCCTGGCCGGCATTCGACAGCGCGCCATCGCCGCCGTCGCCGACCACGTAGCTGTAGACGGTGCCGGGCACGACAGGGTAGAAGGTCTCCTCGGCGTACGCGCCGCCGCCGCCGCCAGCCGCGCCCGTGGTGGCGTTGCCGCCGTCGCCGCCGCCGCCCGCTCCCCAGCACTGAACCTGCACAACCGTCACCCCGGCCGGGCACGTCCAGGTGTAGCTCCCGGCCACGTTCTGCGTGACAACGGTCACCGACGGGTTGTAGACCACGAAGGGCTGCCCCTGGTTCCCCACCAGCGCGTTCAGCCGGCTTTCGACGGCCTGCGCCTTGGACAGCGCCTTCGCCACCAGGGACGGGTCATTGGGCCCGGGCATCAGTCGCCCCCAACGGGAAAATGAACATTTTCACACCTGCCTCTCCAGGTACCACCGCGAAAGGTACGACAAAGCGAGATCGGGAGCGCCTTCCACGGCGTAGGCAAGGAACAGGTTGTCCCCTGGCGTGATGTAGAACGGCGAGCCGGAGATGATGGCGGCGTCCAGCAGGCTGACAGACTGCGACCGGTCCAGGTCGGAGCCGAGGATGCGGCCCAGGTCATACTCGATGGTCGGCTCGTCAATGAACATGTTGGCGTAGGTGTTTCCCCCCGGGACGTTGACGAGCACGCTCGACCCTTGCGTGTCCAGGAAGATCACGTCCAGGAACTGGTCCGCGGTGTTGGTGTCAGTGATGGACACGCTGAATGACGCGGAGGTGTTGGACGGGTCCACGTACTTCACCGGCAGCGTCAGCTCGCCCATGACCACGATGCCGTTGGTGATGTCGGTGGAGGGGGTGAAGGTGCGCGCCACCGAGGAGGCGTACGTGTTGCCGCCCAGGTACTCTGACTGGTTCACCGTGACGGTGACCGAGCGCGCTGATGACGGGCTGTTCCAGTTGTAGGCGGTCAGCACCACGGTGTACGTGCCGTTGAACTGCGCGTTCACGCCTGCGACCAGGCTTGAGACAACATACTGGGTGCCTGAGGGCGTATCGGAGGTGTTCCCGATGGGCACGATCGGGTTCAGTTCCGGAGGCGACTGGGCGCCGGGCCGGTGCGCGATCAAGGTGGCGAACGGGGCCAGCGGCGGCGTCCAGGTCAGCACCACGTTCCCGTTGCCGCCCGCGCCGCCGGCCTCCGTGGCCCCGGTCGTGACGGCCCCGCCCCCGCCGCCCCCAGGAGGGGACGCGCCGTCGCCGACGTCCACGGCTGCGGTGCCGCCGTTGGCGCCCTTGCCGCCGCCGGTCACCGCTGTCGCCCCGGCGCCTCCTGAGGACCCGATGGTCCCGGCGTTGCCCGCTGAGCCGCTGCCGCCGGAGCCGCCCCCGCCACCGCCGTTGGTGGACCCGGCGCCGCCTGCCCCGCCATTGTTGTGCGTGGTGTTCGCGCTGCCCGTGCCGCCGGCGCCGCCCGTGGCCGTGTTGAGCGCGACGGATGAGCCGCCGTGCGCGGTGACCACGGCGCCGGTGGTGGCCGCGGAGCCGAAGGTGGTGGTGCCGCCGTTGACGGCGCTGCCGCCCGCAACCGTGTAGGTGACCTTGACCTGGCCGGCTGCGCCAGCGGCCCCGGGCTGGTTGCCCAGGTTCCCGTACCCGCCACCTCCTCCGCCACCCGGACCGGAGCCGGTCACGGGAAAGCCTGGGTTGTTCGCGCCCGCGCCACCCGCGCCGCCACCCGTCACGGCCACGGCCCCGGCGCCGCCGGTGTTCCCGGACCCGTTGCTGCCGGCGTTGCCCCCGGCTGCGGTGCCGCCCCCGCCCCCGCCGCCCCCGCCGGCGTAGGACGGCGACGTGCCGCCCGCTCCCCCGTTGTGGTGCGTGGTGTTGGCGCTGCCCGTGCCCCCCGTGCCCCCCGTCGTGCCGCCCGTCGTGGGGATGACGCCGCCGTGCGCCGTGACGGTGACCGAATCGCCGGTGAACGACGAGGGCTGCCCGTTGGCCTTGCTGGCGGAGTTCTGCACGAAGATGCCGCCGGCGCCCACGGAGAACTTGTACGTCTTGCCGGCAGTGACCGCGAGCGAGGGCTCGGCGGCGTACTCACCGCCGCCTCCTCCGCCTCCGCCGTCAGCGCCCCGCGCGCCGCCGCCCCAGCACTCGGCCAGGACGGTGGTGACGCCTGCCGGGCACGTCCAGTTCCCGCCGCCGGAGACGGTGAACGTGACGGACTGCTGCGCGGCGCCCGGCTGGCCCCCGGTCCCGCAGGAGAACGGCACGGGCGTGCCCTCGGCCACGGTCAGCGCGGCCTCCGCGGCGTACTCGCCGCCGCCGCCGCCGCCGCCCTGGCCAGAGGTGGAGCGCGTACCGCCGGAGCCGCCGCCGCCGATGCACTCCGCCTTGACGGACGTGACCCCCACCGGCGGCCACCACACACCGGAGCCTTCCAGCTCAATGGACACGTTGCCGGACTGCGGCAGCTGGAACTGGCAGCTCACCGGCGTCCGGGCCGTGCCCGGGACGCCCATGACGTTGTACATCACGCCGCGCTGGCTGGCGGGCGCGGCCAGGGACGGCGGGTTGGCGGTCACCGAGTCCAGCCACGCGTTCATCCGGACGTACGCGGTCTTGCCGCCGCCAGCCCAGTTGGACAGCGTCACGGAGTAGCTGGCGACCTGCGTGTAGGTGAAGTGGGCCACGCCTTGCGGGACGGGCGCGGTGACCCGGGTCCACTTGGGCGTGGTGGCCTTGTTGGACCACGGGACCTTGCTCATCGTCCGGGAGAACGTGAGCTTGTTGCTGAAGGCGTCGGTGAGCGTCCAGCGCATGGTCACGTTGGAGGCGAACGTGGCAGCCGGCGCCCCCCAGTGCGTGGTGTCATAGGACTGGCCGAGCCAGACCGACAGGGCCGTCAGCCCGGTGATGTCGAAGGACAGCCCGCTCTTGGCGTAGGTGACCGGCACGTAGGTGGCATTCGGCGGCTGGTAGTGCGCGGAGTGCGGGCCGACGACGAACTGGGTGCTGGACGTCCAGTTGGCGCCCGACACCGCGGCGAAGTTGTCCAGGATGACCGGCGCGGGCGGCGCGGCGATCCCGCCGAGGATCGGGCTGGCGAAGGCCACGTTCGTGAGCGCGTCCGGGGCGCTGCGGATGTAGGGCAGCGCCTGGAACTGCAGCGTGATGATGGCGATGGGTGACGGCTGGCCGGGCAGGAAGCCGTAGGAGTACACCGTCGGCAGCGCGCGAAAGCAGTCAAAGACCTGGGCCAGCCCCGTGGAGGCGGGCGTCCAGGTCAGCGTCCACGTCGGCGCGTCGATGGCCTGGATCAGGAACTCCTTGGCCGCCGACAGCGTGGCCTGGTCAGGAGCGGTGATCTTGACGGGCAGCGTGATCGTCCGGTTGCTGGCCCGGACGCCGAAGGGCCGCTCGCCGTCCAGCAGCAGCGACTGGACCAGGTCCGTCGTGGGGTCGGGGGCGCCCAGGTCCCAGGCGAGCTGCGAGCCCAGCGCCGTTCCCCCCGTGGAGGACGGCGCGAGCAGCCGGAAGACGGCGCCTGTCCCGGCTGCGTTCACCAGTGCCGGGATGTCACTCTGCACGCCGCTCCCGGCGCCGAGCACCTCAATGATGTCGGCGATGACGAGGCTGTCTGCCATCTCAGTTCACCGGCCCGTCTGCTCGCGGCTTCATCGCCCGTAGTAGCCCATCGATGCCCCCCGCGCCGCGCTGCCTGACAGCCCGCGGGCGAAGGCCTGCCCCTGCGTGCCCGTCACCTGGATGAGCTTGTCCAGTTGCTGGCTGAGGCGGTTCAGCCGCAGGTTCGTCTCGTGCAGCGAGCCAGGCCCCTGCGCGGGCGTGACCATCTCAGCGTGGCGCGTGGTGTTGATGCCGATGCCGCCCGCGGGCAGGATGCCGCCCCGGTCATAGGTGCCCAGGGCCCGCACGAGGCCGCCAGCCGCGTACCCGTGGCCCTGCCCGATGACGCTGCCCATCCCGGGCCCGTACCGGGCCAGCGCGTAGTGGATGGCGGCGTAAATCTGCGCCATCGGGTTCTCGCTCACCGGGCCGCCGCCGTAGTTCACCAAGGGAGGCGTGTTAATATAGGGACCAGCGTAAGCAGCGAAGGTGCTTGGGATGAGCTGTAGCAAGCCAACACTAGGGTGACCTGCTTGGGCATTTGAGTCGGTAAGGTTCACGGCGTTCAAATTACCGCCACTGTTACCAGTGAGGAATACGTGCCCGTCAAGCCGTGCGGTCCAGCTGCCCAGCTGCGTAGTACAGCACCACACGGGCGCTGTACCCGCATCCTTCACGAACATCACGCGCGACGGGCCGCCGATGTACGGCGACGTGATGCCGATGCCCCAGCCGCCATGGGACTTCCTCCGGGCCGGGCGGTTCCCGCTGAGGTAGACGGCCAGCTCGATCGCGTCGGCGACAGGCCCGTCATTCTGGTAGATCACCGTCTTCGAGGGCTCACGATGGCCTTCTGCCGCGATCATCGCCCCGAGCCATGCCTCACGCTGTGCGGCAGACATCCGCAGGACCTGGCTGACGGCATCCGTCTTCGGGTTCCCGGCACGGGCAAGCAAGTCGCGGGCGTACGCTGCGGGGAGGTGCCACGTGCGCGTGACGAGCTGGGTGGTGCCGAACCCAGGCCCGTTACTGTGCCCGCAGCGGTCTTGCGCGTACCGGCCTACCCCGGGAATGCCTGCCAGCGCTTCTTCGATGGCGGCGAAATGCTCAGCCTTTGCCTGGGAAACGGTGACGGAGAGCCCGCTCGTGCCTGGCACGCGCGTACGATCCGGGTCTTCATAGGGCCTGCCTCCGGCACCCTTCCTTGGCGTGCCATCGCGCCGCAGCCCGAATGGCGCGTCCTGCGTGCGCTCCTGCCAGTTCACGGGGGGAGCAGGAGGCGCCTTCCGCCAGACGGGCTTGCTTGCCATGACGCAGCCGTCACCCGCGATCCAGCCGAGCAGCGCAGCCTCACGGACGGACACGGGCAACTCGTCACCCAGGTTCGCAAGACGCGCGAGAACGATGCGCTGGCCTGGGGCCTTGTCTTCCAGCTTGACGAGCGCCGTGCTTGTGACCTGCTCATAAGTGCCCACGCCGCGCTTGTGGACGGTAACGGGCTCCTTGTGCTCCTTGCCCCGGTGAACCTGCACGGCTCGCGGGGACCGGAATGGCCCGCGGCTGCTTCCCGTGGCCCCGCAATCCGGGCACTGGAGTTCCGTGAACGCGCCTTCACGGCGCCGGACGACGGTCTCCATCAGCCAGCGGTGATTCGGGGTTGCGACAGCTTCCCAGTGCTCATTGCCGAAGCGGACGACGGGAGCGCTCTCGTAGTGCTGCACCCGGGTAACCCGCGTCCATTCACTGACGCCCGTAACGGGGTTATAGCCGATGGTCTCGTCACCAGGCTGTACTTCGTCATGCTTCTTCCAGCCATCCCGCGTCAGTATCATGACGTCAAGTGTCACGCACTCTGTTTGAATTTGTCGCAACCAGTTGGCAACAAGCGACAACGGCAGGCCAAGGGAGCTCAGCACCGTGGTGATGTCGGCGGCGTAGTTCGCCGACCCAGGGCCCAGGAACGCGCCCTTCACGGCAGCGGCGATGGCCCTGACGAGCGCGGCATTGGCGGCCTTCTCGAAGCGCGTGCCCATCGCCACCTCGAATCCCTGGCCGGTGCCCTGGACGAACTTGTCCTGCACGGCCTGCACGCCAGCCACCCCGACCACGCCGCCGCCGGCGAAGCCGGGCAGCGCGCCGCGCAGGTGGTCGATGGCGCCGGACCGCACCATGTTGCGGGGGATGACGACCTCTCCCGGCGTCAGCATCGCGAACACGCTGTCAGAGTTTCCAGAGCCGGGCACCTGGCCGCCCTTGGCCACGAACAGCAGGTTGCCGATCACCTGCTGGGTGCTGCCGGTGATGGTCTGCTCCGCGGTGATCTTGCCCTTGCCGCTGGCCACCAGGCCGATGGGCAGCGACGCGCCGTGCAGCTTGTCGATCTGGTTCTGCAGGTTGGTGACCAGCTGCTGGGCGACCTTGGACTGCACGCCCACCGCCTCCAGGTCCTTGATGAGCTGGTCGCGGGCGCTCTGGGTCTTGTTGGAGTTGTCCCCGCTGGACAAGATGGCCTGGGAGAACTTGGTGATGTCGCTGTTGATGCCCGGGGTGTCAAAGCCAATCTGCTGCAGCGTCTTGATGAAGGTCTTGTCGATGAGGGCCGAGGCCTTCTGGGCGTTCACCGACGTCTTGGAGATGTTGTCGCCCAGGGTGGCCATCAGCTTGATGGCATCCTGCATGGAGACGCCGAGCACCTTGGCGATCATCGCCGCGATCTGCGGCCCGGAGTCGTTGGCCGCCATCCCGGCCGCGATCAGGGATTTCACCAGGGCGTCCTGGGCCGCCTTGGCCTGCGTGGACCCCTTCCCGAACTGGGCGAGCGCGTTACCGTAATTCGCGGCGGCCTTCTGCACGCCGTCGTACTTCAGGATCGCCTGGTTGATGTCACCGATCAGCGTGTTGGCAATGTAGTCGCCTTGCGCCTGCATCGCGTCGGTGAGCAGGGCCTCCTGGGTGGTGGCCTGGTCGGTGATGTCCTTGACGTTCTGGGTCGCCGTGCCAGCAGAGTTCAGCCAGTCCGTGAGGTCCTTGATGCTGGTGCCGCCGGTGTAGCCCGCCTGCTTGGCCAGCGCCAGCATGGAGGCCGACGCGTTCTTGGCGCCCTTGTCGGCGGCCACCATCGGGATCAGCAGGTTCTTGACGGTGGAGGTGAACTCGTCCGACTTGACGGCGGCCTGCCCGAGCCAGTTCGTCAGGTCCTTCAGTGACGCGGTCCCGTGGTAGCCCGCTTCCTGCGCCAGGGCCACGAGCTGCGCGGTGGCCTCCTTGGACCCGGACGCGTACTTGACCAGCGGGATGATGGCGTCCTTGACGCCCTGGGTGAACAGGTTGCCGGCCAGCCCGGCCGTGCGCCAGCTGGCGAACAGCGCGTTGGCGTTGGACACCTGGGTGCCGAACGCCTGGTTGAGGTCCAGGCTCGCCTGGTTCAGGCCGTCCATGGACGCCCCGGTCAGCGTCCCGGTGACGCTCAGCTTGCCGAGCGTGTTCCGCAGCGTCTCACCGCTGCCGCCGGCCTTCTGGAAGTTCTGGTCCAGCGTGACCATGCCGAGCGCGAGGGTGTCGAAGGTGCCCTGGCTGCCGGTGACGTCACCGATGAACGAGCTCCAGCCCTGGTTCAGCTTCTGCGTGGCGGTGTACTGGTCCGTCTCGGTGCGGCTGAGGACGTCCAGGTTATTGTTCAGCGCCCCGGCGGTTCCGTTCATCGCCTTGTAGGCAGCGAGCGTTCCCAGGACCTGCGCCGTGGTGGCTGCCCAGTCCTGGACGTTCTTGTCCAGCATCTGGTTCTGGGTGATGCCTGCTGCCGTGAGCGCTCCCAGGGCTGAGGACGTGGATCCCGTGATCTTCGCGATGTCCTGGAGGTGGCCATTGAACGTCTGCTGGTTGCCCTGGAGCACGGCCAGCTCATGGGCATATGCCTGCGAGGCGTTGGTGGCCCCTTCATACCCCTGGCGCAGGGCCTGGAGCTGCTGGGAGGCAAGCGACCGGTCGTGGCCGCCAACGCTCAGGACGCCGTCGACCTTGCTGATGGCGGCGGAGTACATCTGGGCGGCGCCCTCAGACTGGACCAGCTGCTGCCTGGTCGCCGCGATGGACTGCGCCAGGATGCCCAGGGTCTGGGCCACGCCGGCACTGCCCACCACCTTCTGGATGGAGGCCGTGAAGTCGTTGGCCGCACTGGAGCTGTTGTGCAGCCACAGGGCCAGGGCCACCAGCCCGGCTACGACGATCGTGATCCAGCCGAGCGGGCTGATGCTCTTGAAGACGGCCAGCGCGGCGTCCAGCACGCCCGTCAGCGTGATGACGCCTTCCTCACTGGTGGCCACCGCGACCAGGCCGGCGACGTAAATGGCCGCTGCCTGCGCTGCGGCGTAGAAAGCGCCTGCCAGCGGGACCAGGGCCTTGGAGTAGAAGGCGACGGCCAGCGACGTGGCCAGCCCGATGTAGATGAACGCCCCGTGAATGACCAGGCCCCAGCGCAGCACCGGCTCCAGCATCCGGGTGACGTTCTCCAGGACGCCGGTCAGGGCCACGCCAAGGGTCAGCAGCTTCTGGGCGTAATCGGGCACGACATTCAGGACGTTGCCGATCGCGCCGAACACGTTGCCGAATGCCGTGCCCAGGCCCAGCAGGCTGCTCTTGGCGTTCTTGGTGAAGATGTCGAAGGCCGTGCCAGATGTCAGCGCGGCCGTCATCCGGCCGGCCAGCTGGTCAACGACCGGGCCAGTCTCCCGCACGATTTTCTGGAAGTCCCCGGTGTGCGCCTTGGCGACCACCAGCGCGTCACCGAAGACCTGGTACACCTCCGGCCGGACCGCGTTGTGCAGGGTCTCCAGGGCGCCCGTCAGCGGGTACATGGACTGCGTGGTGGCATCCGCGGCGATGTGCAGGTTGGTCATCCGCCGGGCGACTTCCTGCACGGCATCGGAGGCGGCCACCCCGAAGGCCCCGGCGGCGACGGCCGCGCCGCCCCAGACGGCGATCAGCTCCACCAGCACGTCGGCGGCGATGTGCATGACGGAGATGTGCGTGGCCCAGGCGGGCAGCAGCCCTTGCAGGAGGCCGCCGAACAGGGTGACTTTCGTTCCCAGGATGCCAAAGGCGTTCCCCAGGATGCCGCCCGTTCCCGCCAGGGCCGCCATGCCGCCGGTGGCCCTGGTCCACATGGGCTGGGTGTTCCCCAGGGCGATGGCGAGCAGGTTCTGCGCGACCGTCACCCCCCTGGTGGAGGCGATCAGGTCAGCCTGCGCGCGCGCCGCGTCCTCAACCGCCGTCCCCACCTTCTCGGCCGCGACCTCCAGGCCGAGCAGTGATGCCTGCGCTGCGATAAGGCTGCCGGTGTCCACGTTCATCCGGATGTCATGCGCCTTGGCCTGCAGTGCTGTAATTTCTGCGGTGACGGCCGCGATAGCCGCCTTGATGGCTGCCGTCTGCGCAGTGACCTCAATGTTCCTGGCGTCCGACCTCAGCACCTGCAGCTCGGCCTCAATGGCATACAGCCGGGCCACTGCGGCGTCAATCTCAATGTCCGCCGTCAGGTGATTGAGTGCTGCCTCCAGGCCGTGCGCCTCAAGCTCCAGGTTGGCGATCTTAGAGATGGCAGCCGTGGTGTCCGCGTCGATCTGCAGGTCAGAGGACTTGCGCACCAGGGCGGCCAGCTTCGCCTGCAGCGCGGCGATCTTCGCGTCGATCGCGGAGGTGTCCGCGCTCAGCGTGATGTCCGCGACCGTCTTGGCCAGCGCGAGCAGCTTGCCCTGCAGCGTGGTGATGGTGGCCAGGGCCGGCTTGCCGTCCGCGCCGATCTTGATGCTGGCGAGGTTGGCCGACAGGGCGTCCATCCGGGCCCGGAGGTTGACGATGGACGCCAGGGCGCCGGTGGTGTCTGCCTTCACCTTGACGCTGACGTCGGGGTTGATCCCGGCCAGCGCGGTCCGGATCGCGGCATCTGCCTTGAGCCGGAAGCCGCTCGCGTCCGGGCTGACCGTAACCCAGGCCTCACCGAGGGTGGCCATTACTGTTCACCCGCCTCAGGCCGCAACAGGGGCGCCATAAGATCCGGCCGATCAGGGACCAGAGGCCGACGGTCAGGAACGGCTCCTTGACGCGGTCCTCCCGCGGGTACTCCAGGAAGACGGCCGGGTCCGCGGGCGCGTTGGCACTGGCCCACAGCGACCCCCCGGACCGGTGCCCTATCCGGGTGTGCACGGATGCCTTGGTGAAGCCAGGCGGCCGGGCGTTGCTGCGCGCGCTCCAGGACGGCGTGGCGCGCACAGGGACCCGGGCCCGCGCGACGGCCGCCGCCTGGTCCGCCAGGTCTTGCAGGTACCGGCCGACCATGCCGTGCTCGTCGTCCAGCAGGGCGGTGATGGCCGCGTCGTCCAGCCGCACGTCCATGCCGTTCCCTCCGTCCTGCTATACTCGGTAATACACAGCCAGTGCTCCACGGCCAGCCGTGATCCGCGTGCCGCCAGGTGACATCAGCCAGCCAAGGTCCCAGTGCGCCCTGCCGCCCGCATGCAGCCAGGCGACATCAGCCAGCCGGGACGAGGAGATCCCCGTGCGCCTCACCGTCCCATCCACGCTCCCGGGATCTCCTCGTCCCGGCTGCCCAGCGGGGCGGCAACCGGCGCGTCCGGGTCATCGAAGGCCATCCCGCTGGCCTCCTGGTGCGCCCGCAGCGCGGCCAGCGCCACCGCCTCCGGGCTGGTCCTCATGCCGATGTCCTCCTCGAACTTCTCCGCTTCCTCCCCCGTCATCTCGCTAGTGATGAGGGCGTAAGCGAAGTTGAGCAGCTGGCGCGGGCTCAGCGCCTCGATCCCCGCTTCCGCGTGGCGGAGCCGCTCGCCGTCAAGCCGGCCCGCGTTCTGCGCGCAGTAGCGGGTGAGCCACCACGCGGCGGGGTAGGGCGCCCGGACGCGATCTCCAGCACCTTGGAGACCACGCCCATCAGGTCGTCAGCATCGGCCTTGGTGACCATCGCGTGCTCCTCGAACCTGCTCCAGTCACCCCTCTCGTAGGCTTTGCAGGCCGTCTCGTTGCGCGCCTCGCAGTGCTCGCACTCCCCGCAGCCCGGCGACCCCTCGTAAATGCAGTCGCGCAGCATGGTGTACATGGCAGCCAGCGCCCGCGGATCCTGGGTGTCCACGTCCGAGGCAGAGGCGAACTTCAGCAGCGGCATCAGGCCGATCCGCTCTGAGACCCGGAACTCCTGGCCGAGCAGCGTGACGCGGTCACCCGAAGCGATGACGCTCCCGGTCGTGACCTCATCGTCGTCGTCGGGCGGCTGCAGGTTCTTCTCCGCGGCAGTGGCCTGGACCCGGGCCAGCGCGCGGTCAGCCTTGGCCGGGATGGCAGCCTGGGCCTTGGCCGGCCGCGGCGGGGGGAGCGTGACGGCCGGGACCGGCTCATCCCAGTCGATCGTGTAGTCGGCCTCTGCCTCAGGCACCAGGACCATCTCCTAGCTCAGCAGTGATCCGGTCAATCTGCTTCTGGATCCAGGCAACGCCTTCCTGCCGGGCCTCGTTCTCCTCCAGGTCCGATCCGGTGGCGTTGTCGATGCCGCGCGTTGCGTTCACCACGTGCCGGGTGATCTCCGCGACCGTCAGGTCCGTGACTAGGTGATGGTGCGCGAGTGCGTTGACCAGGGTCGCGGCAAGGTTGAACCGCTTGGTCTCGTTGACCAGCAGTGCCATGTACAGCAGCCGCCGCGTTTCGTCAAAGTCCGTGGCGTCGCCGCTGTCGCGGGTGATCTTCCGTGCTGTCATCGTGGTCCGTCCCGTATCAGGATCTGATGATGTAGACTGCGTGATACCCCAGCGTCGCACTGGGGGAGAGGGTGGCCAGGCGGGCACGAGCGCCGTGCTCGCCTGGCCGTTTTCCTGAACTGTTCAGTTATGCGGAGCCCGTTAGCTCGGCCCTGGTCAGCGCCCGCGCGCGACCCAGGACCGCCTGGACCTCATTCGGGTAGTACTGCGTGACGAAGGTGATCAGGTCTTCCAGGCGCTGGCCTGTTGGCTGCACCTTCACCCAGACCTCCAGGTTCTCGGGCCGGTTGTCGGTCTTGATGCCGTTGACGTGGTGCACGTTCTCGAATGGGTAGAGCCTGCGGCCGAGCTTGACTTCCGCGACGGCACGGTGCTCCAGGATGGTCCACTTGCCGTACTTGAGCACGACGTAGCCCTGGTTGTTGACGCCCCGGTGACCTGAGCCGTTCTGGCCACGGCGCAACGGCTCATTAGCGTCCCCGTAGTCCTTCCAGCGCTGGTAGTGCCGAAGGCAGAATCCGCGGCCGTAGTGAAGAGAACCGCAGCCTTCGACTTCGCACAGACGCGGCTGGCTGGGCTTGCGAGAGCCGGCGTTCTTACGTGGCCTGGCCCCTCCTGCTTCCCCGTTGTTTGCCTTCGCCCGGTAGTAGTGCATGCTGCACAAGCCCTTGGCGCTGTAGGGACGGGTGCAGCCCTCCACGGAGCACTCCCTGGGCGGCTGGCGCATCGGCCCTCCGCCCAGGGGATCTCCGTAGCGCCGGTTCCGCTGCCAGTGCGCAGCGCACCAGCCGCGAGCGTAATGCGAATTCGCGCAGCCTTCGATTGAGCATGTCTCTTGAGCCATGCTGCACGATACCGCATAATTACGCTCTTCACAGTTATCAGGTTCCGGCTATGCCTACAGTTGGATAACGCTGAATGCGCGTCGCAGCGTTCCAGGTGCTCTTCAGGCTCACGGCTGCCGCCACGCCGCCCGCGACGCTGAAATCAGGGAGGATTTGGCCAAAGAAGTATTGGCCCGGTGCGGACCCCTGCACGCCGAGCGTGCTCGGGTAGAGGTAGAAGTTGCGCGGCAGGCCGTCAGTGGCCGCCACGTACGTCTGCGCCGTGGCCGTGTCGTAGAACCCGGTGAAGTCACCGGAAGCGTCGGGCAACCCGGCGACCCAGATGAGGTTCTGGTCGCCCATGGAGGTTACGTCGACTTTGTTAACGACAAAATTGATGCTCCAGTCCGACAAGAAAGCCATGGGACTGGCGAGGTCGGCGGGATTCACGCCGACGTACGCGATGCCATTCCTTCCGTGGATCCGACTCACTGTAGCTGACTCCTTACGCTATGTGTTGCGAAGGACCCGGCTCCGTGCACGGCCTCGGGTGTCACATACCTTGTGACATGCGATACTATACCAGTGTGATCTGTACTGATTGCGGTCGTGACAGGCCGCCGCGCCGCGGGCTGTGCGGTGCCTGCTACAAGCGCCGGAAGGAAGCTGGCACGCTTCCGCAAAAAGCCGTGCCTGACCGAACGTGCACGGCAGCGGCTGGTGGGCAGTGCTCTGACGACTACATGGGTAAAGGGCTGTGCAAGAGGCATTATTACCGGCAGTATTTCCAGGGCACGACAGAACTGACGACGCTGAAGACGGCGCCCGATGACGTGCGGTATTACGCAGGCGTTGACCGGCGCACGGCTGGGGAGTGCTGGCCCTGGACGGGAACGATTGTCAGCACGACTGGTTACGGGCAACTTCACTGGGATGGTCAGGGCGTCTCCGCGCACATTGCGGGCTGGGAGCTGGCCACCGGGCTGATCGCAGCCGGCTTCTGGATCGACCATGCCTGCCACAACCGGGATGGCTCGTGCAGGGGGCTGGCGTCCTGCCTGCACCGCAGGTGCCAGAACCCGCTGCACCTGGAAGCGGTAACGCCAGGCGTCAACTTGGCCCGCAGCCCGCTGACGAAGATCAATCAGGGCTGGGTAGCCCGGGGCGCCAGCGAGGACGAATACACTGCACTGGCCAGCAGCTGGGCCACCTGGGCTAGCGGGAAGATCGATGACGAGGCGTTCACTGCCCTGGTCATCACGCACGCGAACGCCCGGATCATTCCCACGTGGCGCCCACCTGACTGCCCGCTCGGGCACCGGCTGGCCGGGGCTAACAGGATCGTGCACCCAGAGCGGGGGACGACGGGCTGCCGCGAGTGCATGATGCGCACCAAGCGGTTCCGTGGCCACTGGCTGCTCCGTCAGGACTGAGCGAGCCGGCTCCGGTCAGGGCCGCGGCATGTTACCGGCAGGGTACACCAGCTAGCCTGTTAAGTGTGCGATGAGCTGTGGCGGCCTGTCCCCGGCTACCAGGGATGGTATGAGGTCAGCAGCCATGGCCAGGTGTACTCACTGGCGCGGCCCTCCGCGCACGGCGGCTTGCTCGCGCCACAGGTTAACTCCGCCGGGTACCGGTTCGTGCGCCTGCATAAGTACGGCCGTGCCCGGGCGTTCACCGTCGCGCGCCTCGTGCTGGAGGCCTTCAGCGAACCAGGCCGCGGGCGCCGTGCCCGGCACGGCCCAGGCGGCAAGCTGGATGACTCATTCAGCAACCTGCGCTGGCGCTTACATTACTAGAACATTTATTCGAAAAATATCTTCTTACCATCCGGAATAGACCTTGCCGTCATTGCGTTATATACTGTAACAGACACTTAGCGCAGCCGATCCGGGAAGCTCCGGGGCACGCTGCGCGGCACAGGAGAAAGAAGCGCTTGGCAATGCCAGCAAACGTAGATGCCATGTTCTCCGTCCGCCAGGTGCCCTGGCACCGGGAGGGCATCGTCACCGACGACTACCCGCAGACGTTCGCCGAGGCCCGGGCCCTGGCCGGGCTGGACTGGGACCCCGTCGCCTACCCGGTGACCAGCGAGCAGGTGATGACCGCGGCCCAGTTCCGCGAGCGCGCCCGGGACCTCATCATGTCCCGCGGGGAGCTGAGCGCTGATGAACTGGCCAGCGACGTCACCAGCTTGTGGCTAGAATCCTTCCGGCGCCCTGTCAATGACGTGGTCGTGTTCGGCCCCCTGGTCGCCGAGATCGTGGACAGCGCCGCTGACGACAGTGACCAGTGGCGCCGGATCGCCCGCAGCGACACCGGGGCCACGCTGTCATACCAGCGCGCTTCCTACAGGCTCATCCCGAACAGCGACTTCGGCGAGATCATCGACGCCGTCACCGGGTCTGACAGCACGGTCAAGCTGGAGACCGGGGGCTGCCTGGACGGCGGGCGCCGGGTCTGGATGCTGGCCCGGCTGGACGAGCCGCACCAGGTAACGGCCCGCGGGCGCATTGACGCGTCTTACAGCTTCCCGTACCTGGGCGTCACCAGTGACCACACCGGGAAGGCCAGCTGCGCGGCGCGGCTGACCGAGGTCAGGATCGTGTGCGGGAACACCTACTCACTCGCTGAGGCCGAGGGCGAGCGCACCGGCGCGGTCTTCTCCTTCAGCCACCGCGGGGACTGGCGGGACCGGGTCACCGAGGCTCGCGAGGCCCTGCAGTTCGCCCGCAACGAGGCGCGGGAGTACACCGAGGTGATGAGCGGGCTGCTCGGGATCGCGGTGACCCCGGCGCAGCAGCAGCTGTGGCTGCGCGAGTTCATCCCGGCCCCGCCGGACGGCATCGTCTCAGACCGGGTGATGGCCAACATCGAGACGGCGCGCGCGGCCGTGCTCGGCTTCCTGAACGGGCCGACCGTGGAAGGCGCTGGCATCGGCGGCACCGCGTACGGGCTGGTGCAGGCGGCTGGCGAGTACCTGGACTGGGCGCGGCGCGCGAATTCCTGGGAGAGCCGGCTGAACCGCAACCTGCTCAAGGCCGAGCCGCTGAAGGCGAAGGCGGCAGCGCTGGCAAGGGAAGCGGCACTGGCGTGAACACCTGGAAAGCTTACGGGACAGGCGCACACGACCTGATGAAGCTGGAGGTGAACCACGAGCCGGGCACAGTCACGGCCCGCGTCTTCATCATCGGCTCCCAGGGCGGCACGCATGGCGCCATCGAGGTGCGCATGACGGACCTGCTCCGGCTCCTGGCGGGACTGACGGCCAGCAGGTCCTGAGCGGAAAGAAAGAGAAGGCATGGGAACACGAGGATTCATCACCTTCGCCGTGAACGACGAGGAGAAGACGGCCTACAACCACTGGGACAGCTACCCTGATGGCCTGGGCCTGGCGGTGCTAGGGTGGCTGCGGGAAGCGGCCAAGGACCCGGCGGCCTTGCGCCAGCAGGCAGCTGCCCTGCAGGTCGCCAGCCCGGGCAGCGCGCCCACAGACGAAGACGTCGCCCGGCTCGCCGGCTTCGCGGACCAGGGCGTGGGCACCGGGAGCCTGCGCGACTGGTACGTCCTGCTGCGCGCCACGCAAGGGGAGCCGGGCCTGATGCTGGCAGCGGGGGTCATTGAGGACGCCCGCGACTTCCCGCTGGACTCGCTGTTCGCTGAGTGGGGCTACGTCATCGACCTCGACGGAGACGGCCTGTTCGAGGTGTACCGGGGCTTCCAGAAGCAGCCGCACGACCTGGGCCGGTTCGCTAGCCGTAGCGAGCCAGGCGGCAACCACGGGTACTACCCGTGCGCCCGCACGGCACGCTGGCCGCTGGCGGCACTGCCGGGCAACGAGGAGTTCCTGGCGCAGCTCCGGGAAGACGACGATGAGTAACCTTGCGGCCCGTGACCACTAGCCAGCCAACCACGCCATGCCGCCGTGAACCCGCAGCCAATGACCGTTAGCCAGCCAACGACGCCATGCCGCCACTCAGTGTCAGCCAGCCAACGTACCGGTGCCGGCAGCCAAGGAGCAACTAGCCAGTCATGAACCCGCAGCCAGGGGGCGTTAGCCAGCCAGGACAAAAATGCAGCCCTTGAACGTGTGCCAGCCATCGGGATCATGAGCTAGCCCGCAGTAAACGCGCAGCCATGGAACGCCTGCCTGCCATGATGATGATGATGATGATGATGATGCACATGACCACCAGTCAGCCACACTAGACGAGCAGCCATCGGACGCTTGCCAGCCATCATGATGATGCACACGACCTGCAGCCAGGGGGCATTAGCCAGCCACGGTACATCAGCCCTGAGTGACGGTCAGCCAACGATGCGGAGCCGCAGCCAGGATATACGAGCCAGCCATCATCCCGCAGCCAGGGCATGCAGCCATACGACCTGAGCCAGCCAGCGTGCCGGTGTCCTGCAGCCACGGGTTTACAGCCAGCCAAGGTACGCGTGCCCCGCGCGGCCAGCAGAACTCAGCCAACCATGCAGCCAAGACGAAGTGGCCAGCCAGCAGCCTCCTGGCACGCGCGGCGAAGTAGCCAGCCCGTGCCCCGATGAGTTATACTGCATCAGACACCAAGAAAGGACGAGGCCATGACAACGCGATGGCCTGACGGCTTCAAGCCCCAGTACTGGTCGGGTGACCGCTGGGTGCAGGAGGAGCGCGCCACGCTGCCCGGTGGCATCACGGCGGCGGAACTGCCGGCGTTCCTGGCAAGCGAGGGCATCCCGGGCACCGCGGAGCTCACTGCCATCACGGAATACGACGAGGACGGCCCCGTCGTGCAGCTCCGGTGGCTCACCGGCGTCCCGGAAGAGAAGGCAGGAGGGGACAGGGCATGATCGTCCACCGTGGCCTGAAGCACGTAAGCGCCACCGGCTCCACGCTCGGGTTCTCGCTAGAGGACAACCTGCACGTGCGCCTGGAAGGCAAGGAAGTCCAGCGGGTGCTTGACGAGATCGCCTGGTCCGCACCGGAACTGCTGCACATGGCCCTGGAGCGGCGCCAGGTCCGGCTCATCACTGAGGCAGTCAGGAACGAGGAGGGCGCGGCATGACGCACTTCATCGTGCTGGCCTGCCTGGAAGACCCTGGCCAGCTGAGCGAGATGCTCGCGCCGTACGACGAGAACAGGGAAGCAGCGCCATACCGCAGCTATGAAGACGGCCTGCCCGAGGAGCACTGGGCCGTGAAGAGCCTGCGCGCTGAGGGCAAGCTCCCAGACGGCCCGCTGACCTGGCAGCAGGTCGCGGACGCGGTCAATGTCGCGTACTGCCAGGGTGCCGACGATGAAGGCGACCATCTGTTCCTTGATGAGGACACCGACCGGGCCTACATGATGTCCACGCGCAACCAGCAGTCCAAGTGGGACTGGTACACCGTCGGCGGCCGGTGGGGCGGTTCCCTGCGCTACAAGCCCGGGCACGCTGGCGAAGTCCTGATGCCAGAGCAGTCGTGGAGCTCACCGGAGAAGTTCCCGTTCTTCGGCTGCGATGGCGGCCCCAAGCGCGCGCTGGACCTGGAGAAGGTGCGCCAGGATGCGGAAGACGAGGCCAGGACGCTGTACCGCGAGTACCAGGGCCTGGTGGCAGGACTGCCAGAAGCGGTCCCGTTCAGCGTCTTCGCCGGCATGGTCAGCGAGGGCAGCGGCTACACCATCGAGCGCGCGCGGCAGGAGTACCACAGCCAGCTGCGGGTGGCACGACTCAATGCGGAGGGCAGCCCGTTCCGGTGGTCCAGCAAGGACGTGCTGGAGGTGTTCTCCGTCAGCGAGGACGAGCACGCACGGCGGCAGCGGGACCAGGCCGTGCCCGGCTACGCGCTGCTCACGACCGACGGCGAGTGGATGGCGCCAGGCACGATGGGCTGGTTCGGCATGAGTGACGACGGCCCGGACGACCGGGCTGCCTACCTGCGCGCGGCCAACGCCTACGTGGACAGCCTGCCCGATGACGCGTGGCTGGTCGTGGTGGACTGCCACATCTAGCCAGCAGGAGAACGTGCCGCCATGACCGTGAAGCCAGCCCCCATGATGCTGAAACCAGTCATCATCCCGCAGCCAGAGCATATGAGCCAGCCAAGATCGCGCAGCCAGATCCGTTCAGCCAGCCACGATAGGCGAGCATCCTGCAACACGGCCAGTCCATGGGAGCCAGCCGAGATAGTCCAGCCCGCAACGCAGCCAGAGCACGCGAGCCAGCCACTATGCCACAGCCCGACGGCTACAGCCAGCCCCACTTCAATGCCTGCGCAGAGGCAAGAGAACTGCGACCCGCTACCATCATGACCAGCCCCCGCCAGCCGGGGCTTACAACCTTTCTCCCCGGTTACAACAGCCCGCCTGCTTCGGGCGTGAGACCGTGCATGGCGCTTCACGCGGAAGGCGAGATCTGGCGGGGGCTCTCCCGGGCGCAGGCCCTGCAGTCACTGACATCCAATGGACTTGAGCCAGCCAGGGTAGATGTGCAGCCTCAACACCTGAGCCAGCCAATGGAGTACAGTCAACGCACCTGAGCCAGCCAGTGAAGTACAGCCATGGCAGGTCAGCCAGCCAAGGTAAATGTGCAGCCAGAGCATGCTAGCCAGCCGAGGCCAAGATGCAGCCTCACGATAACTGAATAAGGAGAACAAGGGCAGGCCAGGAATTGTCCGGCGTTCGGGGAGCGGAATCACACAGCAACATTCATGTGATCCTCGCCGCTCCTGTCACCGGGCAGGCAAGGCGCACGCCAGGGAAGGGCCTTACACTACAATCTCTTCCCGTGCCTTCAGGAGTTCGATCCTCCTGCTGTCCACGCAAGACAACTGAATAAGGGGAACAAGGGCAGGCCAGGAATTGCCCGGCGTTCGGGGAGCAGGCTTATTGGAGAAATCCAGTCTCAGCTCTCTGCTCCTGTCACCGGGCAGGCAAGGCGCACGCCAGGGAAGGCTTCTAATTAGCAGGATGCTTTTCCGTGCCTTCAGGAGTTCGACTCTCCTGCTGCCCACGAGGCCCTCGCCGGCCGGACCTCCACGGTTAGGCAACTGCCGGTTACAATAGCCGCCTGCATCGGGTGCGTCAACTGACATGCACGAGCGCACGGAAGGCGGATACGGCGAGGGCGCTCACCACTGAATAAGCACGTGCCGCCAGAAGACCTCGGCCAGCCAGCGGGATCGTGAAGCATAAACTGAATAAAAGAAACAAGGGCAGGCCAGGAATTGCCCGGCGCTCGGGGAGCGGAGAAATGTGTACTTCACGCTTCACCACCGCTCCTGTCACCGGGCAGGCACGGCGCATGGCAGAGAAGACCCTTTTTCTTCTCGCGCTTCGGAAGTTCAAGTCTCCCGCTGCCCACGCGCGACAACGTCATCCAGCCGCCAGCGCTCTTAAGCCCGCCAAAGTAGACCTGCAGCCAGCAGATCCCAGCCATCGGACCCCAGCCAGCCATCGTTCTCCAGCCAGCGCTTGGCCTTGGCAATGCCTGCGCAGAGGCAAGAGAACTGCGACAGCCAGCGCATGTGAATCCGCCAAGATCGCACAGCCAGATAACCTCAGCCAGCCATCGTTCTTCAGCCAATGAACCCGGGCCAGCCAAGGGAAAGGACAGTACCCATGACAACGAAGGTAAAGGCCGAAGCCGCTAACGACCGCGCCCGCCGGCTATGGGACGGGGACGCGCACAGCACGGCGCAGGCGCTGCTCAAGGAGCTGATGGACGACCCGTCGCCCCAGGAGGCCATCCTGGTGCTGCTGCCGTGGATCACCGACCGGGTCCGGGCGGCCATTCGCACCGACGTGCGGGCAGCGGAGGAGAGCGCCTTCACTAACCCGTCCGGCCGGCCCGACCGGGTCGCCCAGCACATCCGCTCGCAATCGGGCGCGCTGCCCGCGCTGGACAACCTGGAGATGCTGCTGTCGCTGCCGGTCCTGGTGCCCGTCGCGGGCAGCGTGACGCAGTCAGTCCTGTGGAAGGACATGACCATCGCGGATCACCAAGCCAGAATCGGCATGATCAGCAAGCCCCTGGCCGCCATTAACGCGGCCATAAGCCGCCATCGGTGGTCTATCGCCGAGATAAAGAAGCACAAGGTGGAGTGCCTCGGGCAGATTGACCTCGCCGTGCTCCGGGCTGAGATGCTCAGCTCCCGGGCGTAATACCGCCGCAGAACCTCAGCCAGCTATCGCAGGACAGCGAACTTGCCGCCAAGAGACCCTAGCCAGCCCTGGTTCCCCAGCCGGGAGCTTTTGCAGCCAAGCTACTACAGCCAGCCAACGACCTGCAGCCAAACTACCAGAGCCAGCCAAGGTACCGCAGCCTAGGGAGATCAGCCAGCCACTGAAGGCCTGCAGCCAAACTACCGGAGCCAGCCAATGCCGTGCAGCCAAGCTACTGGAGCCAGCCAACGATCTTCAGCCAACCTACCGGAGTCAGCCAAGGACCTGCAGCCGATGATCATCAGCCAAGCTACTACAGCCAGCCAACGACCTGCAGCCAAGGATCGACAGCCAGCCAATGTTCTTGTGCAGCCATGTACTGACAGCCAGCCACGGAGCCGGTGGCACATGCAGCCAAGGTTTGTGGGCCAGCCAAAGAAGAACAGAAGGGAAAACAAAAGAAAATGAATAAGGAGTACTGGCAGCTTCGCACTGCCGGGCGGAATTACTACGACGCCTACCGGCTCACCACCCGGATCGGCAACCGGCTGCGCGCGCTTGCCCGGGCCGGCGAGGCCTATGACATCGACCTTCATGCGCAGCTGGAAGCGGCGACTGCCATGAAGGACACCAGCGGGCGCATCCTCGTCCGCGTCTACAAGAACATCGGCCCCCTGAAGGTCCGGGAATTCCAGAAGGCCACCCTGGGCATCGGCGAGGTGTGGATGGCCCGGCTGATCGGGGAAGTGGGCGACTTCGTCACCTACACCGAGGCGTGGTGGGAAACCCCGGATGACGCGCGCGGCCCGCTGGCCTCCGATGACTTCGATGACGACGACGATGAGCTCGGTGAAGAGGACGAGGACGAAGCGCCCCGGCCCAAGCGGGTGCTGGCAATCGGCGACGTGCGCTCCATGGGCGTCCGCGAGCTGTGGGCGTACTGCGGGCACGGTGACGCCGAGCGGCGCCGGCGCCGCAACCAGACGCAGGAGGAGGCCCTGGCTTCCGGGAACCCGGCCGCGAAGATGATCGTGCACCAGATGGCCGAGTTCGCGCTGCGCTCCAACGGGGCACCGGACAAGAACGGCAAGGCCCGCGGGCAGACCCCGTACTACCCGTGCTACGTGCGGGCCCGGGCGCACGCAGAAGAGCTGCACCCCGACTGGAAGGCCGGCCACGTCTACAAGCACGCGGTGCGGATAGTCGGCAAGGCCATCCTCAAGGACCTGTGGCGCGTCCAGCACGGCTACGAGCCCATCTACGGCGCGCACCAGGATGACTGGGTGCCGCGCCGCCCCCTGGTGCAGCCTGAGCGCACGGCACGAGCCGCCGTCCCGGGGCGCGCACCCGCTGGCGTGTAAAGCTCGCCACCGTTCTTCAGCCAGGATCCTGGAGCCAGCCAAGGTAAACGAGCAGCCAGAGAACAACAGCCAGCCCGCGAACTCGTGCAGCCATTGAAGACCAGCCAGCGTATTCGTGCAGCCATCCCCGCCCGAGCCAGCCATGGGCCGTGTGAACATGCAGCCACGCAACCAAAGAACAACAACCAGCCATTGACCATGTGACGGCTCTTAATAATCCACGCATGAGCAGCCAGCCCATCATCTGGTGAAGCAAGGAAAAAGCCCCGTACCGGGAAACCGGTGCGGGGCTTTTCTTTTGCCTTTTTTCACGCTGCCCCTGGACGCGTCATGCCAGGCCCTTCACCACGGCCCAGTCGCGCAGCGCCTGCGCCGCGTGCTTGTTTCCTGCCGTGTGCATGAGCGTGGTCCACGCGCTGGTCTTGGCCCACAGCTCCTGGTCGTGCACGTCATGGAGCGCCGGGGCGGGCGGCACGGGGACTGGCGGCGCTGGAACGGGAGCTGGTGGCACCGGGACGGGAAACGGTCGGCCGGTGAGCGCAGTGTAGTCCGCGGCAAACTGGGGCAGGCTGACGCCGTCCAGGAATTCCCGGCTGTTGAGGTGCTCAGGCCAGATGACGGCCCAGCACTCCTGCACCTGCCGGCTCCAGAACGCGTCCGTGAAGCTCGTCTCCTGGGCCCACGTGATGAACGCCTCGTCGCCGCCGAGCTGCCCGGTGCCACCGGAACCATAGCCGCCGACCAGCACGGAGTGGCCGCCCTCGTCCGGTGAGCCGGGCACGTAGTCCCAGGGCTGGCCGACGCTGAACTGGTCCTGGTTGGCGGACTGGACCACGATGCCCGTCCACACCGCGCCGAAGATGGCAATGGCGGCCTTGACCTCATCCGGGTTGGTGTAGTCGACGGCAGCGAAGCCGAGCGCCTTCACGCCGTCCGGGCCGCCGTTGGCCACCAGGTCCTCCAGCGCCGTCTGGATGTCCATGCCGTTGTCCTGCTGGGGGAAGCCCGGGTTCTGCGTGGCGTAGAACGCCCCTACCTGCGGCAATGTCGGGTAGTACTCCGTGCTGAGCACGGCCGTGACCAGGCGCCGGAAATCCGCCCATGTTACCGCGACGCAATCGCCCGCACCTTCGGCCGGGAACCCTGCCGCGACGTTGGCGGGATCAGGCCCGTTGCCGAGCATCTGCCAGCCCTGCAGCCGCGCCAGGTAATCGGCTGCAGGCGGGTGCGCGGGGACCACGCCCGTCAGTGACCGGCTCAGCCGGACGCGCGGGCGCCGGGGGTCATTCGGGCGGCGGCCGAATTTGAGGGTCATGCATGCTCCCAGGTCCGTGGCTGGCCGGCTGATCGTCCCAGGCGGCGTATTTCACGGTATCGCATGGTGAGCGTCACGTGCAGGGGTGATGGCCGTGCCGGGCAAACCACTTGTTCGCCTTGAGGAACCGGCCTTCTCGCCAGAAGCCCCATGCCCGGGACTTCGGGCCAGTGAGCATCAGCGTCCAGGCCCCGTGCTCGCCCGGGATGACCGTGTGCTGGTGCAGGGCCGGGCGCACCCGGGCTGAGCCTGCCATCAGCACGTCATCGCCTGCCGGGCTGCGATCGGTGTAGCAACCGCGCAGCATGACCGTGGCGAACCACCACGGGTGATCATGGAAGGCCCGGTCATCATCCGGCTTCAGCCAGTGGTGCAGGCGCACCGAGCCAAGCCTTGCCTCCAGCTTCCACCGGATGACGTACGGGCATTGCGGCAGCCCGAGCTTCTCGGCCCAGGTCATCGTCAGCACCGGGGAATGGTTTCGGGCCACTGACCTCTGCGTAATCTGCGCAGCGCTCTTCCTCTGAGCTACCCCGGTCCGGCGGAAGCCCCCGGACTTCGTTGGCTCCCACTCGGTCATGTCTCTTACAGTATCATACATTCACGCCTGCACGTATCACGCAGGACCATTGTGGCTGGCAAGCCAATGATGGCGGCAGGTTCCTGACATGTCTCTTGTGGCTGGTAATCCGATACTGGCTGCAGGGTTAGTCAGGCAGTCCCGGTGCCCTTGCAGTCCTTGCAGGGCACGAAGGTTGATGCCCCAGGCTCCAGTCCTGAGCCCCCACAGGTGGGGCAGTCTTTCCTGGTTACCCGGATCATGGTGAGGTTCATGACATGTATCTTACAGTATCACAGCTGCTCTAGCCACCCGAGCAGCTTCCGGGCGTGGCTGGCGAACGTCCGGTCCGCGATGGCCACCTGCGCCTTCCGGGCCGCCTCCTCGCGCTCAGCCTCGTGCCTGCACCACCAGCGCAGCTGCTCTGCGGCGTCTTCCGGCGTCGCGAACGAGGGCAGCATCCCGAGGACCTCATCGCTTTCCGGCCGCGGGTCCCTGAGGAAAAACAACCGGGACGCTGCCATCTCCACCTCGCGCGGGCCCATTGCCCAGCCCTCGCCCGCGTGCTCTTCCTCTGATTCCCGGCGGTACAAGTTGATGCCGCACGCGGCGTGCCGGTACAGCTCAGCCGTCTCGGCATTGTCCACGCAGGCTGCGTCCTGGGACAGGTACGCGCGCAGGGGCGAGCCCTCGCCCGTTTCCTCTTTCCAGTACGAGCCGCCCAGCAGGAAGTCCAGGCCCGCGAAGCCAGGCTGGGTGACCATTGCCTCAAAGAACCGCACCCGCGATTCAAAGGCCGTGCCGATGAAGGTGAGGTCCGCGGCCAGCTCCGGGTTGACTGGCCCCGTGCGCGGGTGGTGCACGTCCGGCCGGTACGCGTGCGGGATGTAGTACGCCGGGCCAAGTTCCTGGTACCGGGCAAGGTTCACGGGGTCGTTGATGAGGTTGATGTCACCGAACGGCGCCCGGGTCAGTTGCTCCGTGTCCTGGTACGGCGATTCCGTGTGCAGAAGCACTATCTTGTGCCCTCGTGCACGGAGAAGCGCAAACGTCCCAGCTTCAACAAAAAAGGCGCTCACGAACACGATCACCTGGGGCCAGAAGGAGTAGGTGGCATGCGTGATGCCTTGCATGGACGCGCGGATCGCTTCCAGCTGGTTCATCGCCTGCCGGACGATAGGATGCCCGGTCTCGTCCTTCTCTTCCGTGTCAATAAGGGCGCGCGAGTAGAAGTAAAGGCGGCCCTTTAAATCATTGGTGTTGTATAGCGCGACCTCGCAACCCTGCTCCCGCAGGCCGTCGGCCCATCCCCGGTATACGTCCGCAACACTGAAATCAGGGCCGTTAAACCAGGGTGTACTATCAGCACCCTCATGTTGGCATCACCTCCTTCACAGCGATTTCCGCTGTTTACGCTGCAGGTACATCTTTCGGTAATGATCCTTGCGGGCACCACTTGCATTCCTGGCGTTATCCCGCGCCTGAGCGCATGCCCGGCATTCCCTCTTGCCATTTTTGCGCAGGATGGTATTAGCTTCCGTGAATTCATGCCCTTGCGGGCACTTGTTCTCGCGAACCAGGATAGCAGTCGGGTGCATCCCGCGGAGCATGTTGACTGACCGGGTCACCGGGTCGCCGTGCCAAGGGTTCACGCAGGCCCGGTTACGGCACAGGTGATCAGGTTCCAGCTCAGGATCGAACTCGCCACGGTACAGCCGCCAGGCAATCCGGTGCGCTGTCGTTGGCCGCCACTTCCCGTCTCCGCACTTAACATTGAACAGAGCGTAACCTGTCTTCTGGAAGTGCGCGCCTGACCAGGCCCAGCAAGGTCCCGGGCACAAATCCTCATCCGGTGATGGTGGCCCTGGCAGCAGCTTGGCCTCGAACCGCTTGTGCATATCCCAGGTAACCGGGATTTGAACTCGTTTCACACACGGAGATTACCTAGTCCTGGGTGTAAAAAACAAGACTTGGCACCCCGGTTAAGCACCTGTACCCATACAGGAACGCGCCCGCGTCTTTGCGCAGGTCGTCGCTCACGAAGCGGGCAGCCCGAGGGCCGGAGCGACGATCGTGCGGTACCACTGGGTCGCCTGCGCGCCCCCGCGGGCGAGGTCCGTCAGGCCCTCATAGCCCTCATGCACCTCGCCGGTGAACTCGTTCTCCCAGGCCCAGCGGGCGCCCTGGCCGTCCAGCCACTGGCCCAGCTCCGCGACCAGGCGGGCGTGCAGGTCACCGCAGCCATTGCCGTCGGAGTCCCGGTAGCCGTACGGCGTGTCGAAGGAGGCCTCCAGCCAGTGCGGGAAGCAGCGCCGGTGGCGCGCGTCCTCGTCATCAGGCTCGCAGTACCGGTGGTGGCCGCCCTCGGCAACCAGTGGCGCGTCCGTGCCATAGTGAACGTCCAGCAGCGCGAGCAGCCCCTGGCCGGGCTTGTTCCCGATGTAACCGCCCTCATCGGTGAACTTGATGCCCTCGTGAGCGCCGATGAGCCGGTTGCACGCTACCCACACGGCCCGGTAGTCCACCTTGCTGATCACGTACACGCGTGTGTCCAGGGTCATTGCACGTTCTCCTCAAACCAGGCGGCCATCTCACGGGCGCGCTCGTGAACGGCGTCCAGCTCCTGCTGCGTCCAGGCAGGCAGCTCCAGGCGCGTCACGGTGCCCGCGTCGGTGTCCAGCACCAGGACGTCACCCGGCATCACGTCGTGCAAGCCCCACCGGGCCAGCTCCACCTCTGCCACCATGCTCACGCTGCCCTCCCGGCGCAGGTCAACAGTGGCCTCATCGCCAGTGACCTCGATCACGATGCCGTGCCAGGGCTGGCTCACGATGCCTCTTCCTCCAGCCAGCGCTCCACCCGCTCGCTCAAGATGGCGTAGCGCACGGCCATGTCCTGCCGTTCCAGTGCCGCCGCGCGGGTCTCCGGCGCCCGCGGCACGTACACCGGGACGGACGCGAACTGGCTGGCGGTGGCGTCGAGCAGCATGCCGCCGGGCAGCCGGTTCACCGTGTGCCGCATGTCCATGCCGGCGTCAACGACAAGGAACCGCACGAGGTCGCCGCCGGCATAGTCCTGGATCACCAGGGCCGATACCGTGCACTGCCCGCACGCAGGGTTCCCGGGCGTCCACCGGTCCGGGAAGGCGCTGGTCTCCCGTATCCAGGATTGCCGCAGCGCCGCCAGGACGTCATCAAGCACGGGATTCATGACGTTAGCATACTGCGTCAGACTGCGCCGCGCTGTGCCGGGCTACAGCGCCCCTGCCTGGATCGACAGGCGGGCCCCGAAATAGGTGACCCCGGCATAGTCCACCCGCCCGTAGCTGTCAGCGGCCAGCGGCACGGCGAAGTGCACGGCGCCGCCCAGCGTCGGGTCCTCCTGGATGGCGCCGGCGATGCTGGCCGGGACGCTGTCATCCACGCCGATGCCCAGGTAGGCATCCAGCGCGCGCTGCACCTTCTCCACCGGCGCCCCGTCGCTGAGCAGCAGCAGCACCCGCAGGTTCACGGTGAAGGCGCCGTCCACGGTGGCGCCGTAGGTCACCACGGGCTGGCCGGGCAGCACCACGGCCACCGGCGGGCTGACCTGGTCACGGGCTTCCGGCAGGGCGCGCAGTCCCGTGCCCGTGGTAATCCGGGCGGCCAGGGCGGTGCGGATAGCGGCAAGGTCAGTCACAGTCAGCGCTCCCGGGATCACGGCGCGATGCTGGCTCCTGCCCGGGCTCGTGCCCTGGGGAGAACGCGCCCGCTCCTGGCGTCATCGCGGTAACATGACGGTGAATTTCCGTCAGCAGCGCGCTGGCTGCCTCGATCCGCGCCGTCATCTCATTATTGACGGTCAGGAGCGCGTCCAGCTTTCCCGTCTCGCTGTAATGCGCGAGCGCCTGCTCTGCTGAGACCCGGTCAGCCCGCTTGGCCGCGATCAGGATCAGCGCTCCCTGCAAGCCGGCCATCATCGACAAGCACAAGTTCAGCAGGATGTACGGGTACTTATCGAACCCGTGCCCGCGCAGGAACAGTGAATTGAACGCCATCCAGGCGCCCATGAAGGCCAGGAAGCTGCCAACGAACGCCCACGACCCGAAGGCGTTTCGCATCACGTCCGCAGCGCGCTCGCCAAAAGTCAGTTCCTGCCCGGTCCGGACGTGCGGATGGCGCTTCCACAGCTCGCGCCCTGACTTCAGCCCGCGCACCAGCTGGTAATGGCGCTCAGGCAGCTCCACGCGGCCATCCTTGATTCCTGGCAGCCACGTGCGACGACCCGTTACCATGAGCTTTACCGTACGCTACAGCAGTCATTCACGCCGCCTTCATGATCATCGCGTAGATCACGGTCGACACCAGCTCCATGGACTGCTCCGTGGTGAAGCCTGCCATCACCCAGGCCAGGTACATCTCGTGCTGGGCCACGGCGGACGCCTGCAGCATCGTCAGCGGGTCAGGAACGTCGTCAGCCACGAGCTGATACTATACTGCGAGAGACGACTGGCCTGCGCCCGCCTTCCCGGCTCTCTTCGCTGAAGGCCAGTCGTCTCCTTTGCAGCCATTGATCCAAGGCCAGCCAACACGATCGTGCCGCCAGGGACATGTCGCAGTTCTCTTGCCTCTGCGCGCAGGCGAAGCCAGCCATGCCTGTTCAGCCGTTGACCCAGGGCCAGCCATTGTGGCACTAGGCCGCCCACTCCAGTGCCCACGCCTCATCCGGCACCCCGGTCCAGGGCATCACGCGCCCCCAGCTGACCATCCCCCGCGGGTGGGACAGCACGGCATGGCGCGCGTGCGGCAGGCTGACGCCGACGACGAGGCCAGGCACGATCATGGCCTCGTCAGCGCGCCTGGCCGACACCAGGCGCACATCTGCCCTAGGTGACCAAGCCAGCAGCACGTCCAGCACGTCAGCGATGCCGGCGCCGTCCTCGCCCCCGGCCATCGCGTGCAGCCGCGCGACCTCCTGCGCAGTCAGCGCCAGGCCCGTGACGGCCAGCAGGTGGTTGGCCACTGCCGTGGCCGCGCACGTGGGCGCCTCGTCATTGCAGCCCAGCAGCCACCAGCCGGGCAGGACCGCAGGCTGGACGGGAGCGACGGCCGCGGCCTTCTGCACCGGGACCTTGCCCTGGCGCTTGGCCGCCTGCGCTGCCCGGCCCGCCGCGGCCCACTTCAGCGCCGCCTGCTTCTGGGCAGCGGACGGCTTCTTGCCCCGGGCCCGGGCGGTAGCCTGCGCCTTACGGCCGGCAGCGGCGAACTTCTTCCCGGCGGCCACTTGCGCAGGCGTGCGGCCGGCATGCGCGGCAAGCGGGGCCTTCGGGGCCTTGGCCATCGTGACCTCCTGGGCTAAACGGTATCCCTGGCAGCGTGCGCATAGAAGTACCCGCACCAGAAATGCGCGAATGCCCGGTCTTCGTCGCCCAGTTCACTGTGGTAGATGACAGCCTGCGCTTCGGCAATCCCGTCCTTGTTGACCGTGACGCTGCCGTCGCCTCCCCGCAAGACCAGCGGGACGCGCATGACCTCGCGCTCAGTGCCCTCCTCGAACACGATCACGTCGTCGCCCGCGTGCTGGGCAAGGTAGCGCCCGCTTGGCAGCCGTGCCATGTGCCCTCCTTCTTGCTGTATGCTGCAGTATAACGGCCGCAGGTAGCCAGTCAAAGAAACAGCAGCCCAGGGACGCGAGTCAGCCAAGGACCAGCAGCCCGAGATCGCTTGCCCGCCAAGGACCAGCAGCCCGAGATCGCTTGCCCGCCAAGGACCAGCAGCCCGAGATCGCTTGCCCGCCAAGGACCAGCAGCCGAACCAGATGAGCCAGCCAGAAGACGGCAGCCACCGCCGGTCAGCCAGCCGAAGACTCCCTGACCGTCATGGCTCACCGGCCGCGGGGGCAGCCCGACTTCACGTTGTCCACCGGCACGAGGGCCGGGCAGTTCTGCGTCGTCAGCACGCCCCGCGTTAGCCCGGTCCTTACCTTGATGACCATCACGCCTCACTCTTCCCCGTTCCGTAAAACGACCAGCCATGAGACACGTGCCAGCCTCAGCGGCCCTGCAGCCAAGCGACTACAGCCAGCCACCCCATGCGTGCCGCCCTATCCGCTCAGCCAGCCAGCGTAGATGTGCCTTATGCCTCCCCTTCCTGCTGCCACAGATCGACAGCCAGCCAGCGTAGGCGTGCCTCATACTCCCACCGAGCGCTTCGTGTTCTTGAAGGGCCGCAGCAGCTCTATCAGCCAGGGGTTGGCCTGGATGCGCGTGACGCCGTAATCGGAGACCCCCGCCACGCCGAAGGGCGCGTCCTTTGACTTGAACAAGTCCGCGGCCAGGATGAAGGACGCTTGCGTCACCGAGGCCGGGACCTGGCTCCAGCCCCAGGTCCCGGCGATCTGCACCCGGTCCAGGTGCGCGAACGGGTAGATGAAGGGGAACAGCTTCCCAGACTGCACGGTGTAGGCCTGCCGGTACGGCCGCAAGATGCCCGTCGCGTTCAGGTTATAGCTGTCAGGCCCGATCCGGAGCTGGTAATCAGTGCCCTGCACCCAGGCCTCCTCGAAAGTGCCGTCACCATCGCGGTCCACGTTGAGCGCGGTCAGCGAGACCAGCGGGTCGATGTTGACCTTCACCAGCTCATGCGGCACGAAGGTGCGCACTTCGGTGATCCGGGTGAAGTGCTGGCCGCACCACTGGTTCACCCAGTCGCACACGGTCTGGATGGCGATCTGGGCCTGCGAGTCGTCGTCGCTGTCGGTGATGCCCAGCCGGTCCTTGAACTCCTCCAGGCCGATGTACCAGGTGCCGACCGCCGTCGGCAGCACCCGCCAGGTGCCCGGCTGGATGTCCGATACCGCCCCGGTGCCGATCCAGACGAACGACCACAGGCCGTCAATGCCCGTGATGGCCGGCGAGCACGGCACGGGCAGCGTGTAGCTCCCGGCGGAATTGCGGACGACGTCCGCGGGAGCCGAGCCGTTGTAGGTGTGCGTGACGGACGTGCCAGACGGGTCAGTCACCACGCAGCTGACCGTGGTCGGGTCTGCCGCGACCTGGGAGCTGTTCAGGAAGACGTTGCCCAGCTCGGCTATCTCCGATGGTGACTCGTAGAAGACCGTTGCGGTCATGCGCGCTGCCCTGGCTGAGGGTGACCCGCGCTACCAGCCGCCGGGTGCTGGTCCTGCATCCTCTTGCCTGCCAGGATACGCCTCGCCATCACGCCGGTCACGTCACCGTGGCGCGCATGCTCGCCAGCTCCGTCACGGCGGTGTCAATGCTGTGGCCGCCCACGACCGGGCCGGTCACTCCCGGTGCCGGGGCAGTGCCCGTGCCTGCCGCCAGCCCTGCCGCTGCCGTCACGTTGCTGGAGCTGGCCACGGACGGCGGCTGCGCCGTCCCGTTCCCGGTGCCCGCCCCTGCAGCGGCCACGGTCACGGCAACGGGCGCCTGGGCAGTGCCTGCAGCAGCGGCCAGCCCTGCGGCGGCCGTCACGGACGGCACCGTGGTGACCACGGCGTTCCAAGCCGTCCCGGCGCCCGGGGGCAGCCCGGCAATGACAGTAACCTGCGCTGCTGGCGGCTGGGAAGCACCGGCCCCGGCTGCCAGCCCGGTACCGGCCACGACTTGCGCGGCAGGCGGCTGCGCGGTCCCGGCACCGGGCGCCCGCCCTGCGCTCGCGGTCACGGCCGCAGCTGGCGGCTGCGCAGTTCCTGCTCCTGGTGCCCGCCCGGGGCCGGCCGCGATGACGGCGCCTGGCGGCTGCGCGGTTCCCGTCCCGGCAGCCAGGCCCGCGCTGGCAGTCACGCTGGCCACGGGCGGCTGGGCAGTGCCCGTTCCGGCAGCCAGGCCCGCGCTGATGACCGCCGGGGTCACTTCAAGGTCAGCCCAGTAGTTTTGCGTGCTGCCGGCCGTCGGGGTGGTGACCAGCGCCACCAGGTAGGGGTAGACGTCAGGCGGGCCCTGGGTGAAGGTGCCCTGCCCGGCCAGCGTCGTGCCATCGCTGAACGCAGGCGTCCCGCCGGCATTGCCGTTGTAGTTGTAGGCCAGTGACGCGGCAGACAGCTGCGGCGCCGAGATGGGGCCGTTGGTGACGCCGCTGGCGCCGATGCCGTTGCGCCAGTAATCGGTCTGCGCGTCCTTGGCGAAGCACGCGGCCGGCGAGGCAGCGCCGTTGTACACGCCGGCCTTGTACTTGCCCGCAGGGAGGGTCGCGCTCAGCGTGCACGAGATCCACCCGGACGCCGCGGCGCCCGACCACGACGGCGCCGCGTTCGTGGCGGCCAGGGTGCCCGTCAGGCCGCCGCCGGTGATGCTCCAGATGTTCGCCGCGGTCGCCAGCTGCGTCGCGCCTGATGGTGAGTAGTACCAGAGCTTGCTGACCACGCACGCCTGCGACAGCGCGATCTCGGTGGCGACCTCGTAATTGTCCGGGGCATCGGAGACGATCGACGGGTTCGGCGGCCCGGTGTTCGGCCACAGCCGGTACGTCCCCGCGTACCCGGCAGGGGCCGTGTCGGAGACGCTGGCGTCCATCCAGAAGTTGCCGTTGTTGCTGCCCGTGAAAGGCATGTTCACGGTCGCGTCCGTGCCTGCCGTGGAGAAAACGCCCTGCGGGTTGCCGAACGGGTCCGGCGCGGAAAAGCCCTGGTCCGAGAACGCGAACAGGGGCCCGCTGGTGATGCCCGATGTGTGGCCGCCGGAGCCGTACGAGTCAGCCGCGCCCGTGCCCGCGCCGGTCGTGTCGGAATCGCTGAAGCCGTGCAAGGTGACCGCAGCCCAGCCGGTGCACGCGTTGTACGTGCTGCCGATCGACAGCTGAATGGGCGTGCTGAGGGCGACGAAGTTCCACTGCCCGGCCGTCAGCGTCCCGGACGTGACCGTCGCAGCGGGCAGCAGCGTCCCGGTGCCGGCGCCGTCGACGTGCCACAGCGCGAACTTCCGCGCCGTCACGTCCTCGCCGGTGGCCACCCACTTCCAGTAGCCGGTGAACCACATGCCGCCCTGGGTCACCCGGAACAGGACGCCCACCAGGATGTTGCCGGTGTAGGGCACCGGCGAGGACGGGCCGTTAGTGGCCGGGAACAGCCGGTACGTCGTCATGCGCCGCCTCCGGGGAAGGTCACCGTTGCCCGGCTGCTGGCAGCTGGCGTCACGCTGGCGCCAGCGCTGTAGCCCTTGATGACGTTCGCGGCAGCTGACACGGCGGGCAGCGGGGCCACCGCCAGCGAGCTGGCCAGCTGGGCCCGGGCCGTCACCACGGCGGCTGCAGCCAGCGCTGCCGCGGTCGCAGCCGCCAGCACGGGCGTCCGGGCCGGGACCGCGGCCTGCGCGGTTCCTGCGCCCGTGGCCAGTGCGGCACTGGCGGTCACGCTCGCCACGGGCGGCTGGGCAGCCCCGGTCCCGGCGCCCAGGCCGGGAGCCTCAGCTGCCTGCGCTACCGGGCTGAGGGCCGCGCCCGTGCCTGCTGGCAGTCCCGGCACCCGGCCAGGCACGGGCGGCTGGGCAGTGCCCGTGCCAGCGCCCAGGCCCGCTGCGGCGACAGCTTGCGCACCAGGAGACTGCGCCGTGCCTGCGCCCGTGGCCAGCCCGGCACTCGCCGTCGTGCTGCCTGACGTGGACGCCGTGGCCGTCAGTGCCGCGCCCGTACCGGAAGCCAGCCCGGCAAGGACGGTGACCTGCGCACCAGGGGGCTGGGACGTGCCCGCACTGACGGCCGTGCCCGGCGTGAGCGCCACGGCTGGCTGCTGCGCGGTCCCGGCACCGGGCGCCAGCCCGGCACTGACCGCGTCTTGTACTGCCGGGAGCTGGGCCGTGCCAGCGCCCGTGACCAGCCCGGCGGCTGCCGCGAGCTGCGCGGCCGGGGCTTGCGCGGTTCCCGTGCCGGAGGCAAGGCCAGAAGCCGTTGCCGCGGTGGCCACGGGCGGCTGCGCGGTCCCGGTTCCGGTGGCAAGGCCCGGCTGCGCGGTAACTTGCGCACCCGGAGCCTGGGACGTGCCCGCGCCCGCAGCCAGCCCGGCATTTGCCGTGGTGTTCCCTGACGTCGATGCTGACGGGGCAAGTGCCGTGCCCGTCCCGGCAGCCAGCCCGGCACTGACGGTGACTTGCGCACCCGGAGCCTGGGCGGTGCCCGTGCCCGTGGCCAGTCCCGTGCTGGCAATCGCGAGCGCTCCCGGGGCCTGGGACGCGCCCGTGCCTGCGGCCAGTCCCGCGCTGGCAATGACCTGCGCTCCCGGGGGCTGGGACGTGCCCGTGCCTGCGGCCAGTCCCGCGCTGGCAATGACCT